AAGATGGAGGTTGAATAGATGGCATTCATATCTCAACTGGGAACAATACCAAAGCGTAGCGGAAGAGTGCCAGGTTCTAAGTTCGTTTCGTTTAGAAAGACAAAATCTGGTGCTACTGGCGGGCTTATTACTAAGGACACTGGACTGCGCGGAACCAAAATAGACATTCAGATTGATGAGGATAATAAAACTATCCGCCTCGGAAAGTTCGAAAACGGAGTGAAAGTAAATTCACGACAGGGGTCATTCAGTTGCTCGGTTAGCGTATTCAACGCTGTAGGCAAGACTAGAATATCCCTGACTGATGGCGGGGATGGGTGGTGGTACGGCAGTTATGCAGAAGGAGCCAACCAATGACCAGCAAATTAACCAAAAAAGAGCAAGCCTGGGTTGATGAGATAAACGCGGGGCTGGCCCGTTGTCCATCCCCGAAGAAAATCGGCTTTTGCACTATCGGCGATCCAGTGATTGGCCTGTACGACCTCCGTCACGATGAAGAAATCTCGAACACCAACGATGATTTAATCCGCATAGTCGCTATGAAAGATCACCTCTTTCGCGAGCTCGTCAACGAATTGCGCGATGTGTCTCTCGAATACCATTCAACGCAGCAGCTGCGGGAGCGCATTGCCTCAACGCTACGGAAATATAGTCTGTAGTCTGCCCTTTGTGATATGTATGTGAATACCTACAAAACTAAAAGGCGTCGCTTTGATGCCTTTGCAAAAACAATATAATTACTAAACAAGTTAATTACTAAATAAGAGGAGTACACATGAAAGGTTTGGTTCGGATTTACAACTCCATCGACAGAGAGATTCTCCCCTACTTCTTGGTGGAGCTTGGCGGGACCACCGCGCCAGCTCTCACGGTTGACGAAAAGTCGCTCGTGTTGGAGAAGATGGAAGCGAGAATTGCTGAAATTATCCCCGAACATTACTGCGATGGCATGAAGCCTGATGGTGACGGTGTTTTTTGGATTAATGGCGGTTGTCTGTATGTCGAGGATGCGGAAGTGATCAGCGACAGCGATGCCACCCATCTTGAAAGGCTATTGTGTCTTTCTACTTTTTAACATCATGTACGTAGACATTTACTTAGAAGGGTGTATTATGCCGCTCCTGTCCGTTATAGCGTCGCTTTTCCTTGTAGTGGATAGCGTCTTCATAGGCAGCTTCATAAATGCTCTTTTCCCGGTAAGTGGTCGAGTGATCGACATAGTTGTCGGTGTGTTTTTTTGCATTTCTATTTGGAAGCTGGCTGGCGCATGAAAGGTTTATTGGCAGTATCGTTAATGTTGTTCTCGGCTCTCTCTATTGCGGATGAGCAAAGGGTTGAGCAGTGTGATATGAATATCCTGAAGATTGAAAATGGTGAGTTGGCACAAGCGGGTCACGCGATGGGCCTGGCTATACTGACCTCAGACTCAACTCAGTTTTATGCGGTGATAGGTGATCGAATCATCAACTCCCCAATCCTAATGGATCACAAGGGTCAGAAGGCCGGTCAGAAAGCTGGCGCCGCATTCTTCATGCGAGACGGCAGCTTTGGCGTGATGTATGACGACTTTGGGTACGTGTTTGATAACTGCAAGAAGGTGGCGTGATGGATATCGGCAAAAGCATTGAGATGGAAAAGATAAGACCGTACTGGCGAGCCAAAGGCTTTACGCGCCCGGAGAACTTCTCCACCACGCTGGAGCGGGACGACTGCCAGATCGTGTATCGATACCGCTCATGGCAAATGATTGAGCATGGAGAGAAGAAAGCCAAGGTGAAGTCACACAGTCTCTACAATCTCTTGACCTCCATCACCTAATTCTGACTTTGCCGCTTACAGAGTAGATTGTCGCCTACAGAATAGATTGTACCGCTCACAGCATAGATAGTACCGTCTACAGCATAGATAAGAAGAAAGGCTCTCGGATAGAGAGCCTTTTTCGTCATCAGCACTTCATCCAGCCGCGCCACTTCACAGCTTTCAACTCAAAAAGTACCGCCTACAGAATAGATTTACCGCCTACAGAATAGATTATCGCCATTTTCACCGTCTACAGAATAGCTGCTACCGCCTACAGCGATCTGATTGTGGCGGCGATAGCATCTATCATCTTTAAGTTTTCTTCGGTGGGGTCACTCGCCAGCTCAGCAATACGCGCTCTAAGCCTTTCTTTTGCCAGACTTGTTTGATCTGTAGGCTTTTTGATCTCAGGCGGTATAGCATCCACTTCACTGACGGTCTTCAGCTTCGGATTGCGGTGATGGATGCTGAAAAACACTGACCGGTTTTTCTTTATTTCCGAGTAGGACAGGTAGCCGAGTTCCTCCAGCGTCTTCATTCCCTTCCTGACAAGCTGATTCTGTGAGTAGATGCTCTTGTTGCCGAAGTTCAGACGCGCTCTGAGACGCGCCAGGGATATGGGTATGGGGTTGGCTGGCAAGCTCTCAATAAACGTGTACAGCGCTTGTGCTGTCTCTTTACGGGGCAGCTTCTGAATGACTTTCAGCTGCAACAGAACCTTATGGTCGAATTGGTACAGCTCTTTGAGACGCTTTTCGGCTTCAAACGAAATAATGCCAGTCTCTTCGTTGTAGTCGACGTTGTTCAGCAGATGAACCATCTTCATGACGATTTTGTTTGAGCCGTCTTCGTTCTTCGTCTCCAGAGTTTTCTGGAATGAGACGGTGGCGGACATAATTTTTCTGAGGCTGTTTAGCACCTTTTCTCGCAGCGTTTTTCTCAATCTTGACGAGGGATACCCGCAGTATTTGGCGAACTGCGTGATACTCATCTCCACGCGGCCAGACTCGTCGCCGAAATCAGCCAACCCTCGAACAATGCCGACCCACGTCTTGAAGTCTGAGTCCATATCCAGGCGGCTTCCTGTTATCTTTATGTCAGTGAAGCCCTCTGATTTGGCCGTTTCGAGCTGAATGAGCTCTTCAGTCGCGTCGATGACTGAACCTTTTTTGTTGTTGCGGTTGTTTGTCGACTTCAGTGTCGGCACGAAAAGACCGAGACGCATAAGCGCAATGGGTTGCACTGTATTCTGGTCGTTGGGCTTTAGGTTCCCTGTGTATTGATTTTGAACAATTTCTAACTCTTCGATGAGATCGTCATCTATCTTGATGTTTTTCTTTGCTATTTTTTTTCTTTCTGCCATGTGGATATGCCTTGATAAATATCGCCTACAGAATAGATGAATCACCGCCTACAGAATAGACTTTGTCGCCCATAGTATAGCTTATATCGCCTACAGAATAGCTTTTACCGCTTACAGAATAGGTCGACAGGCGCTTAGACCAGACGTGGCGCGGCCTGTAGGGATTCCGGGATCTCTTTTGATCTCTGTGGGGATCTATTTGGGATCTAACTAATTGGATCTATCCGGTTGATATGTGGATAACTTCTCTCAGAAATATTTCACATCACGACTAGGCACATTCAACAAAGCCTAATCGAATTGTTTTATGATCTCCCTGGCCAACAAAAAACTAACGAGGCGACTATGGGCGATTTGAAGCACCTCAAGTATGTGAAGCGTCTGGAGGATGGCTCTTTCTCCGTTATACCGACAAAGCAGGTCGAAACCCAAAAGGATTTGTGCAGTCTGTGTGGCATTGAGTCTGTATGCCGCATTCGCATTGCTCGCGAGCGTATCAAGCAAGCTGGCGCGGAAGTATCAATGTCATCGTGCAAACGCTACGTCCCTATCCTGACGTTCCGCAAACCGCACGTTGGACTGAATCTGACCTTCTTCAACACGATCCGCGCCGGGACTACATGGGCGTTTCGTCTGAATAAGGGCAGCATCGTATGCCTGGCAGACGCAGAGACAGGAGAGCCTATCAGGTTCATGAGAGTGGAAAGCGTTCGCACCGGAGGTGTAGACAGTCTTCTCAACAAACACGCTCGATTCAACCATCTTGCCGTAGGTGGCAAAGGTGCGGAGTTCACGAGGAACTTCGTCAAGAAAGCCTATGGCCACTTCCTGAAGGAAGATGGGATGCTGACGGCGATATACCTGCGCAACATCAAATCTGACTTCGACTACCAGTACCACGACGCGACCGACGCTCTGTATATCGACGGAAAGCCAGCGCCTGATAACGTCATTTCCATCAGTAGATCCTGATCACCCTCCCGCCGACTGCCTTAGTCGGTGTTTTTTGCCATGATGATATGTACTTGCTTACATATCTTTTTAAAACGATAATCGCCCACCTGTAAGACACCAATCCGCCTTTCAATTCAGCTTTTACGCCGTATGCATATGCATATAATTAAGCGAAACAAAGGAGAAAATACACATGAGCAATCCTTTCGGACTGATCTCTGATCAGCACTACAACAACTGGAGCCAGTTCGGTCGAACCATCGGCCTCGACTACAACTCGCGGCTGAAAATCCAGCTTGAAACAACGCTTGAAGCAGCAAAAGCAATGAAGGCTGCGGGTTGCGAATATCTGTTTTGCGCAGGAGATACTTTCCACGTTCGCGGAACACTCCTTCCCTCTGTCCTGAACTACGTGACCGAAACGTACAAACAGATCATCAACGAGATTGGGCTGAAGGTCGTCATGCTGGCCGGCAACCACGATTTAGAAACGAATGCGTCAGTCTACTCGTCAAATGCATCAAGCAGCCTGGCAGGCATTGGCGTTCACGTCGTCTGTGGCGCTCCATACAGCGTTAAGGTGGGCGATGCGACCATTCATCTGGTCAGCTGGCGCGAAAGCTACACAGAGCTTCTGGTGGACCTGAAACAAGTTCGCGCTGAAGCGGGTGATGGCATTCACGATCTGATTATCCATGCGGGGATTAACAATGCGATCCCAACCATGCCAAACACCGGCATCGATGCAGAAGATCTGAAAGCGCTTGGATTCCGCAACGTCTACGCCGGCCACTACCACAACCACCGCGAAATTCTGCCAGGCGTTATCTCTATCGGCGCACTGAACCACCAGCAATGGTCTGACGTGGGCAGCATCGCCGGCTACATGATTGTGAATGCAGACGGGACGTTTAAGCAGTACGAAACATCCTCGCCGAAATTCATCGCGCTGGAAGGCGAGATTAGCGAAGAGGATCTCAAAGGCAACTACGTCCGCTATCGCGCAGAAGTGGAATCGGACGAAGAGGCAGCGGAAATTCGCTCAGAGCTCGATGCGATTGGCGCGGCTGGTGTGGTCACTGCTTTTGTCCGCAAACGTGCGTTGGCGGTGTCTGGACCAAGTACGGCGGATACGCGGCGCATAGACAGTCTGGGTGAGTCCATCAGCTCATACTGCAAGGCGCAGCATGAAAAGACCAAAGACTTCGATCTGACCGCGCTGGATTCTCTGTGTAGAGAAATCCTGATGGAAGCCGAAAGCGCCGGAACATCGGATTGAGGATTTTAATTCCCGACAAGATCGCGCTGCAACGCTTGAATAGCGGGATGACTGTCTGTGTTCACAGAAAACACTTTGAAAGTGTCGTGAGAAAGAGTCTGGCCCGGTACGTGAAAACTGGCTTGATTGAGAAAGTGATTTTCACCTCTCACATCGAGTACCGCCGCGCAAAACTTTCTGAAAATACTAACCCGGAGCGGTTATGAAATTTCTACAGCTTAAAATCGAAAACTTTATGGTCATCGGGGAAGCGACTGTCGATCTGGATGCTCGCGGACTCCTGCTGATCCAGGGCATCAATAGCGCGGACTCCAGTGCCGCCAGCAATGGCGCGGGTAAATCCACGCTGATGAACGCGCTGATGTGGTGCCTGTATGGCGAAACAGCCACGGGCTACAAAAGCGATGACGTGCTTTCCAGCCACAACCCCAAAAACTGTCGCGTAACGGTGATGATTGAGGATGAAGGCCAGAAGTACGCCATTATCCGCCACCGCAACCACAAAGAGTTTAAGAACCGCTTGCTGGTGCGCAGCGAGGATGGCGATTTAACCAAGGGCAAAGATACGTTAACCCAGCAACTGGTTGAGCGTCTTATCGGTTCGTCAAAAGACGTCTTCATGGCGTCCATTTACGCCAGTCAGGAGGCGATGCCAGATCTGCCTGGCATGAGCGACAAGAACCTGAAGGAGATCGTCGAGGAAGCGGCCGGGGTCACTCGTTTAACTAAAGCGTATGCGGTGGCGCGTGAACGAGCCAACAACGCAGCGAGCCAGGTCAATATCATCCAGACGAAGATTGACGCCAAGCTGTCGGTCATCGATACCACGGAAGAGACGATAGGTCGTTTGCGTGAGTCGTCTGATCGGTGGGTGGAGACGACGAAGGAATCGGCCGATCGCGCAAGGATACTCAAAAATAATGCCGAAGTTGCGCTGACCGAGCATCAAATGTCACACAGTGACGACGATATCGAAATCGAACGCATTGAGCGCCGCATTCAGGAAGAACAGGCGAAGATGTCCGGCCGCGCGGAACACGATGCCAAGGTGTCGAAAGCCAACACCATTGTCGCGACGATGAGGGCTGACATCCGTAGCCTGGTGGCCGAGAAAGACCGCAAGGTTAAGCAGATCCAGCGTCACCAGAAGGACGCGGAGGTTGTCGACTCTAAAATCGGATCGCCATGTACGACGTGCGGTAAACCATATTGCGAAGAAGACTTGGGAGCAGTCCGCGCCAGCCATAAGGCGTTGGCCAGACAGGTTCTCGAAGAAGCGAAAGATGTGGCCGCCAAACACAAAACGCTGGCTGAAAATCTTGAAAAAGCTGAAGCCATTTACGATACGTTGGTTGCCGCCACTCCAGACGTTTCGGCGATCACTGCAACCATATCCAGCCTCAATACTCAGCTGACCAAACTGAATGCGAGCAAGTCTGAAGAGAACATGCTGGCGTCCAGGGTGAAGCAAGCCGACGATGCGCTGAAGCAGATCATGGAAGCGAAGAACCCACATACGGCGAACATCACACAGCTGGAAAAGACGCTCTCAGAGACGCGCAAAACGTTCAAAGAGCTGAAGGAATCTATGAGTGAGGCCAAAGCACGCCATGAGCTGCTGGAACGCGCCAAAGCGGTTTACGCACCATCCGGTGTCCGCTCACACATCCTCGCATCGATTACGCCGTTCCTGAATGCCAAAACGTCGGAATATCTGTCCACCCTTTCCGACGGAAACATCACGGCCGAATGGTCGACGATGGAGGAAACGAAGAAGGGCGAAGTTCGTGATCGCTTCAACATCGCGGTGGAGAAGACTGGCTTCAGTCGAGACTTCCGTGGTCTGTCTGGCGGCGAGAAGCGCAAGGTCCGTATCGCTTGTGCGCTGGCGCTTCAGGATCTGGTGGCCAACCGTGCGAGCAAAAACATCGAGCTATTCATCGGCGATGAAATAGACGATGCGCTGGACGCGGCAGGACTTGAGCGTCTGATGTCCATTCTGGAGATGAAGGCTCGTGAGCGCGGGACGGTGATGATCATTTCGCACAAAGAAATGAAGTCGTGGTTCCGCGAAACCATCACTCTTGAAGTGAAGGACGGGCGCAGCTATGTCCTGTAAGTTAACGCCGGCACAGTTTATCCAGGCGGTCAGTTTGACCGCTTCACTGATTAAGCTGATTAGCGCATCGAAGGAAACCATCATTGCTCACCGGTCAGTTGCGATTGAGATGGACATTTTTAATGTACCACTTGACGAAAATGACAGAGTAAAGGAGGCGATCCATAGAATGGCGCTGGAGCTGGCCGGTCTTACACGATATGAGCTAGGGCCGCTCGTTCCCATCAGTCATGGCATGGCGGTGTCGGATATGTCTGGCAGCATCGAGAATGACGTCATGATCCAGAACTTCTTCGCCGGGAAGATGGTCGAGATAAACGCTATATGCTCAGGCAACGACAGACCAGCTTTCAGTGGGTCCGCGCATTTAAACAATTCTCCTGAATGCTACGGCTGTGTGGTGGCGATGTTTGACGAAAATAATCAATGTGTATTCTCTGCTAAAGGCGAAGTTATGAGGCTTATTGGTCAGCCCGAAATTATCGCCTGTGGTCTTACTGAATCTCAGACCCGGATGAACGCTTTCTCGGATTTTGTGAATGAGTACGTGAAGCGCGGCCAAATGGCTGGTCTGGCTGGTCTGGTGGATCTTGGTCAGACCGAGCCAATGAAAAACAGATCGGAAATAGAAATTGAACCTGCACGCCAGAAGACGGCGCAGGATATGTCACACCTTTGGGGAATGTTTTAAATGGGAAAGAAAATCAGGATCGCCGGACTTGATCCGTCAATGTCGAACTTTGGCATTTCAGTCGGTACGCTCGACATTGACACCAACAAGGTGGATATCGAGAAGTTTTATCTGGTGGAAACAAGCGCTGGTGGGAGCAAGAAACAGGTTCGCGTAAACAGTGACGATCTGCGTCGAGCCAATGAAATCTGGCGTACTTTGAAGCCAGTCATTGACGATGCGCAGCTTATCTTTGCCGAGCTGCCAGTGGGCAGCCAGTCATCAAGAGCCCAGACGTCATACGGCATTTGCCTTGGCGTACTGGCTTGCATCAACAAGCCACTCATTCAGTTAACCCCAACGGAGATTAAACAGTATGTCGGCGGAAAGAAAGACACTTCAAAGGCAGAAATCATCGAGTGGGCTGTTTCTCAGCAACCAAATGCTCCTTGGCTTAAGAAAAAAACTAAAGGTGTCGAAACCCTCGTCAACAAGAACGAACACCTTGCCGACTCCGTTGCCGCAATCTACACAGGACTGACGACGGATCAGTATCAGAACGCGGCCAACATGATGCGGTCTTTCGCTTCATAAGTTGATATGTATTTACATACTTAATATCATGTGTCCCACATATAGCAAAAAACCAACGTGGGACACACATGATATACGTCATCAAGCGAGGCGGTAGCAAAGAGCCTCTCTCCGAAGAGAAGTACAATCGAGTGCTGATGTGGGGTGTCGAAGGCATTGATAATGTCAGCGCATCCAGCATCGCATTTGCCGCAGCAAACAGCATCGTCGACAACGTCACTACCTCCGAATTACATGAGTCGCTGGTTAAAGCAGCCGCCGACTTAATTAGCGTCAAAACCCCCAACTACAGCCAGGTCGCAGCACGTCTTAACATGTTTAAGATCCGCAAAGACGCCTTTGACCAGTACGAATACCCGGACTTCTACGAGCATATTCTGAAGAACGTCGGCCGTCGTGTTTACGACAACGAAATCCTGCACAAATACACCTGCGAAGAGATTGATGAGCTGGGCTCTTACATCGACCCGGAGCGTGACGACAAATTCGGCTACGCCGCGACCGTCCAGCTGCGTCAGAAGTATCTGGTTCAGAACCGCGTTGATGGCAGCGTATATGAGGCGCCGCAGCACATCTACATGCTGATCGGCATGTGTCTGTATCAGGATTGGGAAAATGGCGCGGCCGGCAAGTCTCGTCTGGAAATGGTGAAAGGGTTCTATGATGCGACCAGTACGTTCAAGCTGTCTCTACCTACTCCGATCATGGCTGGTGTTCGCACACCTACTCGTCAGTTCTCCAGTTGCGTTCTGATTGAAGCGGGAGACAGTCTCGACTCCATTAACGCTGCGAACAACGCTATCGTCAAATACGTTTCCCAACGCGCAGGGATTGGCATTAACTTTGGCGCGATCCGTGCGCTGGGCAGTCCGATTCGCAATGGTGAAGCGCAGCATACTGGCGTGACCCCGTTCCTCAAGATGTTCCAGGCGGCAGTTAAATCCTGTTCCCAGGGTGGCGTTCGCGGTGGCGCAGCGACGGGCTATTACCCGTTCTGGCATTACGAAGCTGAAAGTCTGCTGGTCCTAAAGAACAACCGTGGCATTGAGTCGAACCGCGTTCGCCATATTGACTACGGTGTGCAGCTGAACCGTCTGATGTATCAGCGTCTGATCCGTCGCGAAAATATCTCTCTATTCAGCCCACATGACGTGCCTGGCTTGCTCGATGCCTTCCATGCAGATCAGGATGAGTTTGAGCGTCTGTACACCAAATACGAAGCCGACGAATCCATCCGCAAGAAATCTGTGCCGGCAGTCGACCTGTTCTCTTCTCTGATGCAGGAACGCGCTTCCACCGGTCGCATTTACATCGCCCATGCGGACCACATGAATACGCACGGCGCTTTCGATCCAAATATCGCACCGGTTAAGCAGTCCAACTTGTGCGCTGAAATTGCTCTGCCCACCAAGCCAATGACGGCGCCGGGTAGCGACGATGGCGAGATCGCTCTGTGTACGCTGTCGGCGTTTAACCTTGGCGCTATCGAGTCTCTGGATGAACTGGAAGAGATCGCCTTATACGGCGTGACTGCGCTCGATTGTCTGCTGGATTATCAGGACTATCCGATGAGCGCGGCAGAGCAGTCTGCCAAGGCCCGTCGCAGCTTAGGTATTGGCGTGACCAACTTCGCTTACTGGCTGGCGAAGCATGGGGTGAATTACTCCGGCAAAGCGGGTAACAAGCTGACCCACGAAACGTTTGAAGCGGTCCAGTATTACCTGCTGAAAGCGTCTAACAAGCTGGCGAAAGCCAAAGGCAAATGCGACTGGTTCAACGAAACTCGTTACGCCAATGGCGAGATGCCAATCGACACATACCGCAGCCAGCTGGATAAGCCGCAGTATGAGGCCAACTACCCTCTCCTTCTGGATTGGGAAGCGCTGCGCGTCGATATCGCCGTTCATGGTCTGCGTAACTCGACGCTGACCGCCCAGATGCCGTGCGAGACGTCCAGTCAGATCACCAACTCCACTAATGGCATTGAGCCGCCGCGCGGCGCGGTGTCCATCAAGTCGTCCAAGGACGGCACGATCCGAATGGTCGTTCCAGATTACGAGAACCTGTCCGCCGGCTATGAGTTCCTTTGGGATATGCCGTCCAACGAGGGGTATCTGATCAAGGTCGGCATTATGCAGAAATTCATCGACCAGTCCATTTCTGCCAACACCAACTACGACCCGAAAGCGTTCCCTGGCGGCAAGGTTCCGATGCAGACCATGCTGCGTGATCTGATGCTGGCGTATGACCTTGGCGTCAAAACGCTGTACTACCACAACACCCGCGACGGCGCCGGTGAACGTGAAGAAGAGAAGATTACGCACCAGGCACATCTTCCATCCTCGACTGAGATTGTCGAAGAAGAGGAAGAGTGCGACTCCTGCAAAATCTAACGCAGATGGTGGGCGAAAGCCCACCTTTTCAACTGCTTGATTGCCTTTCACTAGTAAATAAAATGTTTGCTAACTTACTAAACAAGATATTTCCTAACTTATTAAACAAGGTGTTTAAATAATGTCTTACTCAACCTTCCGGCTTGGCGCAAATGACGCCACCAAAGAGCCGATGTTTCTGGGCAACTCGGTCAACGTCGCTCGCTACGACGTCCAGAAATACCGTGAATTTGAAAAGCTGATTGAGAAACAGCTGTCTTTCTTCTGGCGCCCGGAAGAGGTGGATATCAGCAAAGATCGCATCGACTTCAACACCAAACTTCAGGAACATGAGCGGCACATCTTCACCAGCAACCTGCGTTACCAGACTCTGCTGGACAGCGTACAAGGTCGCAGCCCAAACGTGACACTGTTACCTCTGGCGTCCATCCCGGAGCTGGAAACGTGGATTGAAACCTGGGCCTTCTCCGAGACTATTCACAGCCGCAGCTATACCCACATCATTCGCGGTATGGTTGACGATCCGAGTGAGATTTTCGACGGCATCGTAACGGACGAAGAGATTATTTCCCGCGCGTCGAGTGTGTCGGCTGAGTACGACAAGCTGTATCAAATGATCTGCGCTCGCGAGCATCTTGGGGAAGACGAATTTGAACGTCTGTATGCGTCTGAGTTCGACGGAAAGCCATACCCGATGGAACGCCAGCTGTTCCGTACTCTCGTCTCTGTGAATGCGCTGGAAGCGATCCGCTTCTATGTCAGCTTTGCCTGTACGTTCGCGTTTTCAGAGCGGAAGCTGCTGGACGGCAACGCGAAGATCATGCGTCTGATTGCGCGTGACGAGGCGCTGCATTGCGAAGGCACTGAGCGCATGTTGCGAAATATGCGAAGTGGTCGCGAAGGTTTGCTGTGGAAGCAGATCGCCGAAGAAGAAGAGCCATTTGTCTACCAGACAATGATGGACGTAGCCGAGCAGGAAATGCGCTGGGCCGACTATCTGTTCAAAGATGGTTCCATGATTGGCCTGAATGCGAACATCCTGAAGCAGTACGTGAAATACCGTACCAACCTGGCCATGCGCCGACTCAACTTGCAGCCTCTCTTCCCCGAAGTCACCTTCGATCCGCTGCCGTGGATGAACAGCTATCTGTTCTCCGACAACGTGCAGGTCGCCCCGCAGGAAACCGAGATCTCCAGCTATCTGGTTGGCCAGGTTGACGCCACTGTCGCAGAAGATGCCTTTGGCGGATTCGAAGACCTGTAAGCCGTAACATTTGTCTGTGTGGCCTGTCCTGGATGGGTCACAATACACACATCGAAAACAAAACGAGAAACACATGAAAAAGGTTCACGAAATTATCGCCAGCGTTGTTGGGAACAAAACGAAGAAAAGCCAGGCGCTGACTTCATTCTCTGCTGAAGGTTTTAACGATTTTTCGGCAATTATCGATATGGTCCATGAGTTTCACAAGCTGTTCCAGCACCCGATTATGGCAGCGCCAACGGCGGAGCTGATGGCTTTCCGGGCGGAGCTGATTGACGAAGAGGCCGGTGAGCGTGAAGGCTTGAAAGCCATTCGTGAAAGAAACATTGACCAGACTCTGGATGCGGCCGGCGACACACTGTACGTAGCCGCTGGTGCATTCATCTCAATCGCTGGCGCCGGTCTGGGATTCGTCGACTCGAAGGAGTTCGATCGTGCTCGTGAAGAACACCTCCAGTTTATGATGAAAAATGTCTCTCTCCCCAAACATCTTGGCATGGCATTCCAGGAAGCGGTCGATGTGGCCAAGAAGATTGCCTCTCTGGGTGACGTGAAGAGTGTTGACGACCTTCGTCAGCCGTTCATCGAGCTCTACCGCGCATGTGATTACATCATGTCCATCGTTCGTCTGGGCGGAGTCGACCCGGTTGAGCTGGTTGAAGAGATCCACAACAGCAACATGAGCAAGCTTTGGGCCTATGACGATGCGGTTCGCAAGGACCAAATTGCTCGCTGCAAATACGATCTGAGTGACTTAGGCTTCCGCGTGGCGCCAGGTCGTGATGCTTTCATCGGCTATCGTCTGTCTGATGGCAAGATCCTGAAATGCCCGGACTACAAAAAGGCGAACTTGGGGGAGTTTGTTGAGCAGATTGAAGATAAAGGCTACTTTGTGGATTGACACTCGGTAGATATCGAAATATTATGTGTTCGCATATATAAGCACGATACTGCCTTGTCATGATTAATTAATCGCTCCGCTAACCACGGAGCTTTTTTTTTGCTCGAAATACCCCTCCTTCCCCAACGTGAAATTATTGTTTATGATAGGTATGTAAATACATATCATGGCGGGAAAAAAATGGACTTCGCACAACTTAATGACGCTGCCTACATTGGCGTAATCAACTCCGTACTGAGCCGGGGCATCGACAGCCAGAATCGCACCGGCGTAGAAACAACCGGGACATGCTTCATCCTGTCCGACTATGCGCTGGAGGCCGGCAACGTCCCGCTCATCTCCACCAAAGCCGTCAATCTGAAGCCGCTACTCGTTGAGCTTGAATGGTATCTGCGCGGCGAAGGCAATATCTCATTCCTGAAAGAGCATGGCGTGAAAATCTGGGACGCCTGGGCCGACGCTAATGGCGATCTCGGACCCGTCTACGGTCGCCAGTGGCGTAAGTGGGAAGACACCCGGATCGTGAGCGCCGCGGACTATGCCGCTAACAAAGAAAAGTATGACGAACGTGGCTACCACGTTGAAGGCGAGCTTGAGAATCGCGTCGTCATCTCTCGTGAAATCGACCAGCTGCAACGTATCGTTAATTCGCTGCGCGACAACCCGACGGACCGCCGAATGCTTATGTCAGCGTGGAACGTGGGCCAGCTGGAAGATATGGCGCTGCAACCCTGCCACTTCGCCTTCTCCGTATGGAGTCGCGAGCTTGAGTTTGAAGATCGTCTCCGCATGGCCAACGATATCGCGGCGGAGCATGTGTTTCGCGGCATCTCTTCCAAGTACGTTCAGATGCTGGATGCGGTCGCCAAAACCGGCGAGATCAACGAGGAAACGCTGAACGAGCTGGAAATCCCAACCCGCATGTTGTGCTCTTCCGTTATTCAGCGGTCGGTTGACGTGTTCGTGGGTATGCCATTCAACATCGCAGGATACGGCATCCTGACTCACTTCCTCGCGCACATCACCAACCACATGCCTTCCATGATGTCGCATTACGGCTGTGACGTTCATATCTACGCAGATCATGCGGAAGGTCTGAAGGAGTTTGGGCAGCGCGAAATCCCGGTCGACTCGAAGCCTATCGTTCTGTTCCCCGACACCTGGCGCGAGCTGAACGACTTCCGTTGGGAAGATGTCGTCATTGACGGCTATAAGCCGCTCCCCTGGATCAAGGTGCCGGTGGCGGTATGAGTGCAAGACGAACACATATCCTCGTAGAACTTGATGGTGTGCTGGCAGACGGCCAGCACCGTTCGAAAGAGGAAATCCTGGACAACGTCAAATTCCTGATTCGCGGCGACAAACTGAATCACGTCGTCTCTCGAATGCTGAAGGGTTTTGAGCGTACCGGAGTGGAGATTGTGATCGTCGCACCCAACAGGTCAAAGCTGTACGAAAAAGAAACCAAGATGTGGCTGAAGGATGTCGGTGTTTCGTTTGATTATCTGATGATGGCCGGCGACCAGCCGTTCTTCACGAGAATGGTCGCCTCAGAAAAAGACGAACTTAGCGAAAGCGTCCTGTTTGCCGTCATCGGCTCATCCAATGCCGTCCTCAGCTACGGCAAAGAGCATCCCCACAAACCAACTCTATGTGAGATCCGAAAGTGAAAATGATTGCCGCCGTTGGGCGCGACTTTGAGATAGGCAAAAACAATGCGCTACCCTGGAAATGTCCGGCCGACTTGACCGTTTTTAAACAACTGACTCTAGACCATACGGTCATTATGGGCGCGAATACCGCAAAAAGTCTGGGCCGCCCTCTTCCCGGCCGCCACAACATTGTGCTGACGCGCGATGCCAGTTCGCACATTGGCGATCTGGAAGGATTCGATACCGTTTCCTCAGCTAAAGAAGCCGCTCTCCTGTTTCCTGATGCGTGGGTTATCGGCGGTGCGCAAGTTTATGAGGCGATGCTTCCCTACGTCTCTGAGGTGTGGCTGTCCCACATCAGCGTTGAAACGAAAGCCCCGGATACCTTCTTCCCCGTCGACAAGATGATCGGGATGGGATTTAAGTTTTCGCATATCAGCTGTGAGCATATTGCTGAAAACGAAGGGTTGTCATTTAAACAAGTTGTTTACAAGGTTCCTAAATAATGAAAATAGGAATTTGTGGCGCACAGGGGGTGGGGAAAACCACGCTGGCTCGCCAGTACGCGGAAGAGAACGGCATTCCCCTGCTTGAAACTAAGGTTGGGGATTATCTCAGCCATTTAGGTATCGAGATCGGCAAGGAGTACGATCCGCTGAAGAGAATGCAGGTCCAGTTGGCCATTCTCGACTATCTGGATCGCTGCTACTCGATGGTCGACAGCTTCATCACCGACAGAACACCTCTCGACGTTGTCGCCTACTCCCAGGAGATGATGTTTAACCAGACCGACCCGGACGTTATTGCCGTCTTCGAAGAGATTCAAAAAAGAGCAGTTACTCTGTGCCTCCAATTTGGGCTGATTGTCCAGATTCGCCCAGGCATAGAGCTCAAGCCTGAAGACTATGAGCGTCGGCAACGCGCCGCACTCGACCGCGTAAGCGTCAACCGTATCGATACGCTGATCTCCGGCGGCATTGTCGACCTGATTCAGACGCACAAAGACAAAGTCACTGTCAAAACGATGCCGAAAAGCAGACTGGCCCTGCGTGAGCGGATCGACATTCTCAAAGACACCGTCGACGATCTTGAGAGGCGACTTATTGCCAGCGCCAGCGCCCTCACCCATTAAGTTGAACGCCTATCCAAAGTCGATAGCATTGAAGAAAATAAATAACGAGGATTACACATGGAACTCGATTTCGACAACGAACTTGATAGAAAGGTGAGCGAGACTGTCGCCCACGTCGCCACGCTGGTTGAAGAGCGGATTATGTCGCGGGAAAACGCCCACCACGCCATCAATGCGCTGTATATGGGTTGTTATGGTCTTAATGGCCACGAAGTCTCAGAATTGCTTTCAGACGCTCTTAACGAGTTTCGTGACGGCGCCCCATCCATGTTCCCGTTCGTGGTTAAAACCCCAAAAGGTGATGTGGTCGTTGTTCGCGTAAACACCGTCCATCCGGCCATGACGATGACCATGATCGGAAGCGAGGTCAATACGAAGTCTTTCACGTATGACTCAGCGAAAGAGGCGCTCTCCGGTGCGGCGAAGGTTGTTACGACTCTGCTGAAGAGCGGAGGTGTGAAGTGTTAGTTACCGGTATCGACATCGAAACAACCGGTCTGGACTTTCGCAGTGGGCATAAGATCATTGAGATTGCCTTCTCCATGTACGATCTGAATACCCAGAAGAAGGTCGATGAGCTGGCGATGCGCTTTAACCCTCGCCGAAACATTGATGCCAAGGCCCAGGCGGTTCACAAGATTTCTCTCGATATGCTGGCCGGCTGCCCACTGTTTGAGGATGAGGGTCAGGAGCTGATTGACCGCTTCGTTAGCAAAGCGGGTTTGCTGGTGGCGCACAACGGCGAATCGTTCGATATTCCGTTCATGAAGTATGAGCTGGCGCAATACGGCATCCATGTGCCGGACGTTCCTCTGATCGACACCATGCTCGACGGTCTATGGGCATGTGAGGACGGTAAGCGTCCGCGTCTGGAAGAGCTGGCATTCTCGTTAGGCTTTGTCTATGACCACAGTCAGTCGCACGGGGCGCTGTACGATACCGATCTCATGATGCAATGCTTCTTCAGGGCGCGTGAGAAGTATAATCTGTTCCCACTGCCGGCCTCTCTGTCGGCGGCAGCCGCCGCGTAAACAAGGAAACAAGGAAACAAGATGTTTAGAGCGCCTTTAAACATCTTGTTTGCCTAACAAGTCAGCTTTATCGCCTACCCACCACTGTCATAATCATCTCATCGAAAACGAAACTAATTAAAACGAGGATTCAGTCATGACTATGACCGCACATGTAAACGACGACACCAATGATCTGCTGGCTATGCTGAACGAGCTTGAGACGCTGAGCGACCCGACTCCGTCTTCCGAAGCTAAGCCGGCCACCACTGACCTGCTTGATGGTCTGGACCTGGACCTGTCCACCGAGGAACTCCTGTCCGACATGGACGCCATCTCTGCGGCGGTAGATGATGAGCTGGTTGCTGAAGCCGCGCTATCTGAAATTGAGAGCGCCGAAGTCATCGAAGCGTCACCTAAGAGTGATTACGTTGTCGATATTGAAGCGGAGAAAGTTAAGGCTGAAGCAGCAGCCGCCAAGGAAAAGAAGCCGAAAGTCAGCAAGCCAAAGGCACTCAGTGCGCCGCGCGAGAAGAAGGAACGCCCGGTCGCCGCTCGCAAGCGATTCGCAGTCGGCGAAATGACGGATGAGCAGTATGAGTCTGTCGGGATCTTCCGCGAGACGTTCGAAGAGGCGCTGGGGGTCGCGCCAGTGAAAGCGGCAGACAAAATCGTCAATCTTCTGGCGTGGTACTTCAACGACGTGACCTTGAGCGTATACACCGAGATTTGCTTGCGCAAAATCTGCGAGAGCAAACAGGCGAAAGTGGCTGAAATGCGCCTGGCCATGATGAGCAATCCATCTAAGCCGTATCCAGTCAGCACGGCAGGATCGCAGGCTGGCCAGATGCTGGCGGTATTCCCGGCGCTCAACATTGCGGAAAAGCAGGAGCCTGGCGTACTGGTCCTGAATGAAGATTCTCCGATTGTCGCTAAATTCAAAGCGACGATGTAACCACCCTCTCGAAACCACAAAACGCGCCATGATCGATTGTGGCGCGTTTTCTTTTCCATCCAGATAATCTCCCCACGAACCAACACAAAGCCATCAGGGTGAGTCCTGTCGCTCTCGGAGCGCATCGGCGCCCACTGTCTTCACGAGCTGTATCATTTGAATGCCTTTCATTGTTTGGTAAACTATGAAACAAGCAAACAAGTAAACAAGTAAATTACGAAATAAGGGCGTTAAATGCACAATCACACCAACGTAGTGCCGCAAGTGGAGACAGACTTTATCACCACGGCGCGTGACTTGATGACTGACAGGAGTAAGGCTGTGTCGCTTTTCACCTGGTCCAGCGAGGCGATCGTCAACAACAAACATTCTGATGAGCTGATACAGCTGATCGGTTATCTCATCAACGAAAACTTCGCGCTGGACGTTCAGCTTAAGGGCCGCGCCCAAGCAAAATAATCTCAGTTTGTAATGTATGTAGATGTTTACTTACCTACCACAGTCACGATAAAATACACATGCCCACCATCTGGTGGGTTAACTGTGAACCACAATCGTAAAAATCCCTTAGAGCAGTACGGGCAGGCAAAACGCAGACGGAGCGGTAGAAGTATCTCCACTGTTCACAGTTATCAATATGACACTTAGATCTCGGGTGAAGAGACGGTCGGTTTAAGTGGCGCAGTAAGAAGCGGATCTCCATATGGGGTGAAGTGGGAAGCCCAGACGGGACTACGCTTAGGGCAAATTTGTTGGACATGTCAGGTAAAACTGGCGAGCGACGCAATGCGTAAAACGGTTTTGATTCGGGAACAGTATCAAGCGGATCAACACTGGATGGAAGTCGCTCACTTGATTGCCGTGGCTGACGCCATAATCGCTTTTCTTCAAGAGTGATTATGAGGTCCGCCTGGCCACTCAAGGAGGTCGGTCAAATAACTTAGTTTGAGCTTTGATGGTTCAGTTGGAACCTAGCTTTGACGGTTATTTGCCTAGGAACTCCTTGGCCATAGGAACCCAAAAACCTTAAAACCTTACAACCGTAAACGGTTGTAGAAACGTGAAACGTGAAACGTGAAACGTGAAACGTAAGGCCCAAGTCTCGCCCAGAATTTAAAACCCAAAAACCAAGGTCAAAGTCAAAACCAGCCCCTTCGGGGAAAGCGCTCAGGCTTCGCCATCGCGCTTTGAAAAAAGGTGATCTGGGATGGTTGATAAAGTCAAAACCCAAAGTCAAAACCCAAAGTCAAAACCAGCCCCTTCGGGGCAAGCACTCCGGCTCTGCCGTCGCGCTTAATTCAAAGATCATATCTGGGATGGTTGATAATCAATCGCCAGACCTCTCCTTCCTTCCTTCCGGCACATTTTAAATATGTATTTACATACATATATCATGTGTGTATGCTGTTTCTTAAGGACAAGCTCACAAAGTGAGTATCTCAAGGATGAGAACCCTTGCGGCTGGTAAACCCAGCCGCTTCCATTTGAAACTTATGGAAGAGACCTATGTTCCGTTTCCTTTCAGAAATGCTTCTGCCGAAAGAAGTTATCGAGTCAGTCGTCCAGGTGAAGACTCGAAATCTTGAATCCAGAATTGCCATCCTTTTAGACCGTATTCGCTCCGCTGAGATGAAGATTGAAAGCCAAGCCGATGCCATCGTTGCTCTGACCAATGTGTCTAAAGGGAGAGGCCAGCCAAACAAGGATCGTAATCGTAATGGAAAACTACCAGAGAAAAAGGCTCAAACCTCTAGCTTATCTGGTCGTCGGCCTATTGTCGGCTCCACTAGCTCTCGCTCCAGTGGCCGGTTTGTTACAGAGGGTAACGCCAGCACCGGAATTGCCGCGCCAGTTCACGCGCCAGTCGTTGAAGAGCGCAGCTACGGCAGCCACCACTCACACAACGACACCAGCCACCACCACAGTCACTCCCACCACAGTCACGACACTGGAGGGTATGACTCTGGATGCTCCGATTCGTCATCTTCGTCGTTCTCCTGCGATTGATGAAAGTCAGGAAACAACGAAACAACTTGTTTAATAAATAACGTTGGAAATAAAAATGTTTGGAATTTTTAAGAAGAAAGTTCGCAAAGCCGCTGTAGAAGTTAAGAAGATGGAAAACCGCGATGCGGTTGAAGCGACCGTCTGGGGCGCTTACGCGATCGCATATGCTGACGGCACCTGTGACGCGAAAGAAATCGGCGTTCTGGAAAAAACCATCTCCGCGCTGCCTTCCTTCTCCCCGTTTGCCGGTGAGATCGCCCAGATGAGCTCTAACATCCGCTCCCGCTACGAAGCATCCCCGCGTTCTGCTAACGCTGAAGCAATGCGCCAGCTGGCCGAAGTTGCTGGCACAACCGATGCAGTTGACGTTCTGTGCCTGTGCCTGGATATCGCCGACAACGACGGTATCGATGAGAAAGAAGAGCAGATGCTGAAGAAGATCGCCCAGGCTCTGCAACTGTCTCTGGATCAGTATCTGTAATGGTTAGGCTCGTCGTGGCCGCGCTGCTACTGACGATGGCCGTGCTGGTGGACTTCACCAGCCGGCTCCTGTCCGTAGTCTCTGATGGCGTACTTGTCTTCTCGGCAATTGTCATCATGATGCCCATCCTCGCCAAAGTCATAACAAGCAAATAAGAAAACAACTGACGCCGTAAACAACTTGTTTACTGCCTGCTCAAGTTTGCCAAAATGACCACATCGAAACGAACAAATGAGAGAGAAGTTATGTGCCGTAAATGTGAAGAAAACAAAGCCAAAGTTTTAGAACGCGCTGATGAGATTGCCGATTTCGCAGTCCTCTTTGCCGGTGGGACTAAGTCCAATCAGGATTTCGCGCGTCTTATCGTTGGCTCAGAAGCGCTTCACGAAGGTGGGTATCTCAGTCCGTCCAACTTGCTGCTTCTGGTCGCCCACTACTACAGCAAGCTGAAGACGGTTTCCGCTGACAACCAGGCGCTGCGTGAAGCGATGGATATTCTGGCTAACAATGGTGGTGATGACTCTATTCAAAAAGCCATTCAGCCTAAAGATGCTCTGCACCTGGTTGAATCTATCGTCAATACGTTCGAAGCCGCTCAGGTTCGAGCTATGGAAGGGGCCAACGCCCAGATCCGAGAGCTGAAGAACCGCTACGGATTGAACAAATAGCTATTCAAAAAGCTATTCAAACACCCATTCAACGCAGCCATTAGGCTGCGTTTTTATTCAGGTGGAAATATGCGCAAAGTTGAATGTCCATACTGCCTCAAGTTAGCTGATCTCGTTACCGGTGAGCGAATTTACCCACATCGGGCAGACCTACACAGTCTTCAATTTTACCTTTGCTCTGACTGCAACGCCTACGTCGGATGTCATAAGAGAAGCAACGGCGCACCATTGGGCCGCCTGGCCAATGCAGAGTTAAGAGCCGCCAAAAACAAGGCTCACTTCTTTTTTGACCGTATCTGGAAGCTGCGACACAAATCCCGTTCGGCGGCATATCAGTGGCTATCCAAAGAGCTGGGTATACCGGCTAAGGATTGTCATATCGGCATGTTCGATATCGTGCTCTGCAACAGGACTGCTGCGATATGCAGCAACTACCTTTCGAACAAGTAACGCAGAAAACAACCAAACAAGGAACGCCGTAAACAACTTGTTTACTGCCTTCCTTGTTATTGGATAATGTCTGCAACGGAAACTATTTAGGAATCAGCTATGTCAACCGCAGTGTCAATACTCGAAAGCTCCGCCGGCGCCGTTGATTTCCGCAAGGAAATGAACGTCATCCATGACATCGTGGCAGAGTGTGAAAAAGAGATCGCCCTGATGAACCAGGTGCATGATTTCGTTTATTCACACGACCGCGTGTCGATGATCAACCGGCTCCAGGTACTGAGTCGCCGGCCAAATGATGAGAACCTCCGAAACGTCCACCAGCTTAACGCCGTCAATCTGGACTTCGTTAAGCAAAACATCTGGGCCGAATACTGGAGCAAGGTGACGGATATGACTGGCGCACTTCTCATCATGCCGGCTGAACGCCGCGACCAGTGGCGCAGCCAGTTCACGTTAGGCGTTCAAAAGATGGCGAAGAGAGATCGCGGTGGATTCGAGCGCCAGGTGGAAGAGTTCGTCGGTGTTCCTGAGTTCACGGCTGACACAGTGATTCCTACCATGACCACGCTGCTAAATGACCGCCACAAATATCTGGCCGAGCGCGTCTATGGTCTGTTTAAGGCATTAAGCCCAACGCACAAAACCAACAAAACATACGGCTTCAGCGAGAAGCTGATCATCTCCTACTGCGTGACCGACTTCTGGAATAGCAGCATTAGCCTGAACTACCGCAAAGCGGACGTGATCGACGACCTGCGCGTCATGCTGCACTTCTTTGCACATAAGGAGTTCATCACCCTTAATAGTTGCTCTGAGATGCTCTCGGCGGCTTACAGAGCGCATAACTGCGAAACCGGTCAGTGGATGAATGTCGACGGCAACTTAATGCGTGTGAAGATTTTCAAAAACGGCAATGCCCATTTTGAAATCCACCCGGATGTCGCGTGGAAGCTGAATGAAGTGCTGGCGCACAGTATGCCGGCCGCCATCCCGGCGCCGTGCCGGAAGGCGCCAACAACCAAGGCTCCGAAAGAGTTTGGCTACATCCAGAAAACGGTTTCGACGAGAACGCGAACGCTGATCCGCGACCGCCGACACAGTGGGGCCGACGAACTTTTCTATTTCCCGGACTCGCATCTTCAGAAGGCTGAGATTCAGGACCTGGAGCGCACGTTGAGATTTATCGGCGGCGTGAAGATTAGAGGCAGCTGGAAGTTTCCATATGAGTGCGCCGCAACGCTCGATAGCATTGTGAGCCTGGGTGTCATTCCAGAGGTGAAGTCGCACCAGTTTTACCCAACGCCTGAGCCAATAGCGAAATACGTTTCGCAGATCCTGAAGTGCCAGCCCACCGACCAGATTCTTGACCCGGATGCTGGGCGGGGTGATCTGGTGGCGTTCCTCGATGTGCCGGAGGAAAACATAACGAGCGTGGAGATATCCCCGCTGTTCTGCGAGATTCTGGGCGCCAAGGGGTACAACGTCTACAACAAGGACTTTCTGGCCTGGTCGAAGGAGTTCGCCACCGCCCCTGGCTACGACAAGATAGCGATCAACCCGCCTTACTCAGAGGGCCGTGCCAAAGAGCATACGCTGGCGGCGCTGACCCATCTCAATGAAAAAGGAATTATGGTCGCAGTCCTGCCAGCCGGCTACAAACCGGAAGAGTGGATCGGCAATGAGTTCGTTTGTGCCAAATCAGGTCGTGACTTCGCCAACGAGTTCGAGGACACCGGCATCACGGTAGCAGTATTCGTTTTCAAAAGAGCATAGAGGCGCAGATGATTGAGTTAACGCTGAAGGAGTACAACGCAATCCACACAGACTATCGGGGCGTATGGTCAACGGAGCGAACCGACTGGCCCGATTGGGAAAGCGTGAGAGAGCTATATATGGGCAAGCGAACCATAATGAAGCACGGTAGTCTATTGATCGAAGGACTTCATTTTCAAATTAAAGAAGCGCCTTAAACAAATTGTTTTCTCCCTTTTCTGGTTTGTGACAATAACGCCAACCAGAAAAGGAGAACCCCAGATGACCCCTTCAAACACATATCTAACAGTCAGTCTGACAGGCACGAAGGAAGTCGCCCCAAACGACCTGGCGGCACTTTATCGAGACTGGACGAACAATTATCTGTCCGTCGCCCGGTTCGCTGAGGATTACGGCGTCAGCGTCGCCCAGGCGGAAGTTACTATTGCAATGGGCCGTGCGGTCCACGATGCCCACGCCAACTGGCTTAAAGAGTTCGTTCGGTCCGCAGACTGAAGCGAAAGGAAAAGTGGGGATCGATGCAATAGCGATCGCCCACCATAATTGGTACTATTCAATAACATACAACCGTCTAAAATCGCCGCCCGTTGAGGCGGCTTTTTGTTGCCTGTATTAGCCAGTCGTGCCGTAAACAACTTGTTTAGTGCCTGTCTGGTTTTGAGAAAATGACTTCATTGAGACAATAGCAGCAAGGAAATAGAAATGGAAATGAGCGAACAAAAGTCAGTAGAGAAGCGCAAGGTGAAAGCTGGCTGGTGGGTGGCGCTGGGACTGGCTGTCGCACTGCCAGTTGTCGCGGCCACCAAGTTGAGCATTTTTGTTGTGGCCCCTATCGGCGCCATGCCGGAAGGCAAGACGGTGATTATGTGGAAGTCTGGCCAGGTGGATATGAACTTCATCGAGAGCCCAGAGGGTATGTGTTTATCAAAACGCAGCTTCAGCGCCTGGTGCAGCTTAGGTGCGATGAATGTTGCGGTGGCTGGAAACAAGATCCTCATGCGTCTGCCGTATAGCGCAACCCTTTACAACGCTTCAGTCCGCAACCGTCTCTAACAACATCACTCTGGGAATATTATGAAACGTATCTCCGCCGCATTACTGGCCACCACACTTCTCTCGGCTTGCGCAGAGCAGCCCGTTCAGTCCGTAGTAAGTGCGGCAACGCAGAAGACGAACGCCATGCGATACCCAGTATGCGAGTTCTATTCGAAAGACACAGGCTTCTTGCACACAGATGCCTACGTTATCGATTATGGTGATTCGTTTGCCGTAATTTACGGAGAGGGTGAGGATAAAATACTGCGCAGCTTTAGAATACAGTCGGACGGGATAAATTCGGATCTGACTGATCGCAATTCTATCTTCTCCAGATATGTGTCCGAGTACGACAGCAACATAATGACCTTTGACATTTACACAGTAAAAGATAAGCGCTTCGTTAGCCTGGACTGTGACAGAGACAAAGCGTACCCGGTGGCGGCGAAACCGTTCACCCCAATCAAATAACGTTTGACTTTACCTTGACCAAACAGATCAACTTACCCCGTAATCTATAAGAGTGAGTTGATCTGACAATCAAAACCCACCCAAACCCCTCGAATACCAGACGCAGCAAGCCTTCCAGCCAATTTTCACCCATCAGACCTGCCATCTAAGACACGTCAATAAAAAGTCAAAGGGAATAGTAAAATCGACCCCAAAAATTGACTTTTATGACCCGCCAGTCTTATACCCGCCAAATCCACCACAGAACAGCCACCAGAAGAGAGTTACGATTCAACCCACGCAATCATGCAGCCCAAAAAGGGAAGCGCCCAAAACGCATTACAGAGCGTTTCACGGACCCACACCCAGAGAGAAGAATCGACCCAAGAGAGAACCAACAACCAAAAAAGACAAAACCTTCCATGATAGCCTATATCCCAATACCTGAACACAACCCACCGGAAGAACACACCCCACAAAATTCACAAGCCACCCCGCCAGACACCACCCACATCCCAGAGGCGACATGCCAATACACACCACCCAAACTCCCCAAGGCAAACACCACCCAACATTACCCAGGCCACAGAACACCACCCAAACTCCACAAGGCTACCGGCACCTGCCATTACCCACACCTCAGATTCCCATTATTGAGGAAACCAGCAATACCAAGGCCCAGAGAGCAATTACCAAGGAAACAACATAATTGGAACGCAAGGAAACAACCAAACAACTAAGTCACTAAACATCACCACACGCCATTACCCAAACAACAAGGAAAACGAACGAACAAAGCCAGCCCTACATGCCATTACCCACACCCCAACGAAAGAAAACACCCAAGAGAGAACAACACAGAAACACCATAGAGAAACGATAAAGGAATCACAGATAAGGACCGCCCAATAAAAAGAACCAACACAGACAGACCAGAAGAGAAGGGCAGAGAGGAAGAAAGAGAAGGGCCGGAAGAAAAGACCGTATGGGAGGAAAGAAAGAGCCGTAGAGAAAGCGATAGATGGAAAGCCGTATAGAAAGGGAAAGGCTGGAAGGGGAGACAGAAGGGGAGAGAAAGGAACGACCTGAAGGAACGACCGGAAGAAAGGAAGTGTAAGAGGGTCGGAAGAAAAGGGCCGCGCCACGCTTTCCGTATAAATTACACGGCCAGGTTTCCCCTCCCTACCATCCGCCCCGACGGCCCACCATCCACACGGTCAGCCGTAGCCCATCCCTTCCGGTCCCGTCGGTCGCACCACTCCCTGTCCCGTCGGTCAGGTCCGGCCCGGAACCGCATTTCGGGAACGGGTGGAAGGTCGGTTATGGAAACGGCGAGAAACGGCCAGCTTTGCCTTCACCGAGAAACGGCTGGCTTTCGGTATATACCGCATCGGTCCGCCGGCCGGTTGTCGGTCAGGAAGAACCAGGCGGCTGCGCGGCGCCAGGACGGGAGTGTCCGTCGGGAAGTGGTCGGGACGTCCGTTGGCTGCCAGCGAACGAAGACCACCAGCATACGGATGTTCTGTCGGGGGACAACGTGGAACATTCGGTCTAAGCCGTCGGCGCGTGGGGAGACGTTCGGACCGTCGGGACCAGTGGTGCCGTAAACATCTTGTTTCCTGCCTGTCCAGTCCTGGGATAATGGGTCTACACCAACAAGAACGGAGTAAAGCACATGTACAAGCATTTAAATATCAGCATTACGCTATCGGACAATAGCATGACCCTTCGCAACGATGAGGCGCTAGGCAATTTGATTCGCTCGGCAGAAGTTATTACCAAGGTGTCAGATATGTTGGCTAAAGGCCACTGCTCCGGTGCCTTTGGGGTGCCTGTGGGGACTGAGAGTTTTGAACTAGCCTGGAACTGCTCTGTTTCTGAGTCGATTGTATAGGGGGAGATATGAGCGTCCAAATGCCTGATTTATTGAATTACTGGACCGTCGATTCTGTCGCCGAGTGTATCGACGGCGTGGGCCAGGAACTGTCCCGTAAGCTGTGGTCATTCGTCACAGCAGATCATTCGCCGCTGGGCAAAGTGGCCTGGGAAACGTTTACCGATGAAGAGAAGGCGGAGCTCGCCGCCGCTATCGCTAAAGAGTTCCCGGAGGAATGATGGGACTGACTACCAAGCCTCTGCTGGAGCCAACGAAGGCGTTGATGGGCGGCTGTAATGATTTACGGCTGGTCTTCCCATACGAGGGGAATCTCACGGCGGAGAAGAAGACGGAGATGGCCCGTAAGTTGTGCAGCTGGTGGAACAGTGACGCCGGTTGGGAGACGCTGAAGAAGAACGGTCGCTTTAGAACGGACATTCGCCTTGATATGGCTAACAGCCTTGGCTTCTTCGATCGCTTCTGTGGTCGGTACAAGTCTGTCGAGGCGAAGACAGTGGTTCTGACGACCGGCGCGGAGATGGTGAGTTATGCCGGTGATAACTGCGGTGGGAGTATTGAGCCGCACAACTTCGTGATCATCAAGTAAGCCCCGCCACCAGCAACGGTGGCTTTCTTCCATCCGCTGCCGTCGGCGCCCATAACGTCCCAAACACCTTGTTTCCAGCCTCTCCTATTTCCTTGCGCCTTAAACAAGTTGTTTCCTGCCTCTCTTGTTCTGGGATAATGGCTTTACACCAACAAAGAGAGAGATACACATGGAACGCTTCCACTACTTCACCACTCGCAACGCGGAAAAGACTTCTTTCACTGCGATCATCACCACGCCTGTCGATGGCCAGAACGAGTTTTACGTCGCCCACGACTTGTCTAACGTGCTGGCGATGGTCAACACGTATGGGGAAGGAGATTTCGGAACTATCCGCGTACACAATGCGGAGAAGCTCGCCCTGGTGGACTTTGACACCAGCATCGACTATCTGGCCAAAGACGCTGTGCGCATGTCAAAAGAGTACGACAATGGCGCCTCTGGTGACTTCGCTTTCAAGATGTCGGACGACGCTCGTTTCGTTGAAGAAGAAGACGTGACTTTCTACATGGACCTGGATTCCATCTAAACAAGGCGCTGGTGGACACCCACCAGCCTTTCCTTCCGCTCCCACGCCGACGGCCCAATGCATCCCATCCTTCCCTTCGGGGTGATGATAAGTATCCATTTACCTACACAAAACGCTATTGTGCCTGCCCAGCGCTGGTAATATACATCCCATCGAGAGAAGAGACTCTCACCCAAACAGAGGAACGAAACGATGGCCAACATCTCTTTTATGCGTAAGCTGGAGCAACATGCTCGACACGATCGCGCTGGCTTCAGGATGAAGGGAAAGGAAGTCCTGCTTGCCATGTCAGTGAATGACTTCGCCATCGAAATGTTCCGTGAAACGCTCGTTGATCAGCTTGGTGAATCCAGACAGCGCCTGGTTGTAGAGCAACGCTCCCGCATCTCTGACGTGGGTTACAAGACAGTGCAACGTCTGTTCCCCAATGACCAACTGACCGCAGCACACAACGCTGTGACCGCTTTAATGGCGACGCATCACTAGTCGCTACTGAATAACCATGTGCTTTGCTGAATTTCCAGCAGCCCCGAAGAAATGCGGGGCTTTTTTTATTGTATGCATCAACATACAAGGTTAGTATTGTCGGGCTCAACAACATGGAGGATTTATGAGCCTAACTCGTAACGATATGGTCTATGACCTGTACTACGCTTCAAACACCGACCCAATGACCGCAGATCGCACCGCCACGCTGACCATTCAGCTGCGCGACGAAGCGGGAGCCACCAAACTGACCACCCAGCTGTCCCGTACCATCGTCCGTGCGACCAAAGCGAAAGTCTACGCCGTAGGGCAGCAGATGATCGTTGCCGGCGATGACGCTCTGCTGGTGGCCACCGAAGCATACCTGCGTAAAGATACCGCCAGTCTGACCGAAGATCTGATTTCCAAGGTGATGGACTTCATCGAGGGGAATATGGGCGCAGGAAGCACCTGGATGGGCGTCTACGGGATGAAAATCTTCTCAGGCGAACAACTTTCCGCACTGCTGCCGGCCAGCGTCCTGGATACCGACGGCACTGCGACCAAAGCCACCGCTTAATAGCCGTTAAGCAACCTGCCAAAGCCACGCAAGCCGTGGCTTTTTTCTTGACACCATCCAGATACCCTCCGGCTACCGCCAGGCAAAATACCACCCAAATCGCCTCCGGCACCGCGCACCTTGTTCATAACGCCGTAAACAACTTGTTTCCTGCCTATCTCAGTCTGGGATAATCATTCCATCAAAACGAAACACACAAAAATAAAAGGAAATGCACATGAATCTCGTAAACCAAATCATCTCCCCGCTCGTCAGCTTCTTCGACCTTCCAGCTGCGGAACAAGCCGACTTCGACTTTATCGAAGAAAGCGATCGCTCGTCACAAGCCTTCTTCCTGTATCAAGACAGCCACTGGTATGTGGGCGACTTCCTTAAAGACTCCGCACCGGAAGGATGGGACGCCGCGATGGGAACTTCTGCTTTCTCCGCCGTGGTTATCAAGCTCACCGATGACTTCGAAGGCGTCCACGTCGCAACCGCTCTTAACTGATACAGAAGGAATGCGCCGTGAGCGAAATTAATAATCCAGAAACTGAGGCGTTCTGTAAGGAGATCGCCCCACGATACAAAGCCGCTCGTTCCGCCGTCTCAGACGACATGAGAACGCAGGTAAGAACAGAACTTGATACCTGGGCCAACGACCGCAAACTGAAGCGGTGGGAAGTGATCGTCGTCATCGACCGAATCCACCAAATCGCCTCCACGCTGTAGAGAACGAGCCACCGCTTCTGGTGGCCTAAATCACATCCGCCGCAGGGACGGTCCGGTAAAACGGTCAGGGTTCGCCGTAGGGGATCGCCCAGGAAACGGCTGAAGAAACGGGAGCACGGTTTTTTCGGGAAACGGCTGGCTTTTTACATGTACCGGGCGGCTAATCGTCGGTGGGGTGGTGCCGCTCTTGCGTCGGGAGGGGCGTCGGGAGCTTGGTCGCCGCTTGGGGGTGAGATAGCGGACCTCCATCCAGATGGCTGGAAAAATGCTTCGACTGCTAATCAATCGCAGATCATTGGCGAGCGGATACAGTATCACGGATCGCCACGCTGTAAACCATGCCCGGAGAATAAGAGACGACGATAAAACGCAATATGAGCCATTCTAAGCGCGTCAATTGCATGAGTGTTACCAGTGTATGGCGTGTCTCTTTTAAAGCGCTTACAGTCGATTCTATGCGTTATTTTGCATGGCAATTCTGCGATATCTGGCATATCGTTTACGCCAACAAAAAAGCGCCCAATTGTGGGCGCTGTGTGACGTTGTGAACGTGGGAATGTTGGGACGTGGAGCGATGGAAGCCAGAAACGAAAAAAGCGCCCATAGTGGGCGCTGAATTGCTTGTCTGTGGTTAGCTGTTTATCAGCTTGCCCATTATGTTGCACAACGTCATATAGCGTTTTTTCTTCTCAGTTAGATACCCATCGCAACAATCAAAGAAAGTTAAATTCATTGAATCCGCTTCATTCTTTAAAACGTCGTAAAGCTCTTTTTTAAACTCGTTATATTTGGCGCGACGTTCTGAAAGATATTTTTGTTTAGTCATTTTGAAATGCTCAATTAAAAGGATTTAAAAACGCGCCCACTATGGAGCGCGTTATATTTACAAATTACGCTGAAAAAGATTCTTTCAGATAATTGTAAAAATCGTTTTTAATAAAGCGATACTGTAAGGAGCCATTTTTGACAACTCCGCTTCCTTTCACTTTCTCAATCAAACCCAGACGTTCAAACAAGCAAGTCAACTGGTTAACTTGCGTATAGCCAGCGTCCAGCTTCAAAGTGCTGTTAGCGTCCGCGTCAATGATAGACTGTTTGACTGCATTCATTTCATTCAGCAGATGTTTAAGCGTGAAAACTTCCATTTCATCCGCGATCAAATCAGTCATAAGGAAGACACGCGAAGCGCTTTTATCAGCCAGTGAATATTGGCATTTTCCTTTTGCGATGGATGAAACTAAATAAACCAATTTTTCCAAGCTATAGGAGTTTTCCATTGCTTCACGGAATAACAGTTCTGGATCTTGTTTAGTCGCTTTAATGACAAAATAAAACACGCCAGAAAGTTTTGCATCATTCAACGCGCCAACAATGTGATTATTAAACCAGTTCATTTTGGTGAATGCAGCTTTAAGATCCGCAGTATCTTTCTTGGTCACGTTGCCATTGGCGCGTTTTGATTCCATTGCTTCGGATAAGATGGAATATACAGATTCCAGATCAGCGGAAACAACCATTGCAGCGGAAAGAATGGATGATTTAGAAATGTTAGAAGTAGTCATTATTTAATTCCTTATTTAAGTGTATCGCAATTGATACTGTTTTTTTTGTTTTCGCCATCGTTCTGGCTTGAGATAAGAATATGCTCAAGTGATGAAACTGGCAAGCGTTTTTTTAAAAAAAAAGAAAATAATTTTGTCTATATAGAAAATGAAAGTCTTAGGTTTTTTGCGTCATACTAGGAAGGTGTAGGTTTAATAAATTCCCTTCCGGTAGGTTGACCCTTATATATTTAATATATTCCGCTCGGCCGCTCGTTAATATATTCCGCTCGGTAGCTCAGACAAATAAAAAGCGGCGAGAGTGACCATGAAAAATACCGACCGCTCTTACCGCTCACACCCCTTATACTTTCGCTGGACGGTTAACCAACCACCTCGATGCTCGTCACCCAATCGAAGAACACTTCAACCTTGCCTTCCATACCATTTAGGTTGTCCAACCCGACTGACCATCTGTTCAACCCGGCGACCCGCCCGGCATACTGGCGACCGGTGACGGTTGTGACCCTTATAGTTTGCTCGGCTAGTCCGGCCGCCTTACATACTTCGAAGTAGTCTGCCGATGGGGTAGGGTGTGGCGGCTGCTCCGATATCTTAATCGCCACCCTGCCTTCTGGGAGTACACTACGTTCCACAAAATGCCGACTCTCGATGGCGACAATATTAGTCACTGACGTGATATATCTACGTCCATCAAAGTCACCAAGATTTCCAATCTCAACCTTGCCTGGGGCTCTCTTTAAATTGAGAATGTTATGAATCAACTCCTGACCTGACGCGAAATTAATCTGACACGGTCGCTTACTGTTTTTAAAGAAGGCGAGGTTGTCCATCACTTCGTCTATATATTCTTTGGTTAGTGACATGGGTAAATTCTCTTATTCGCTTTTGATGGCTCTTATACTAACAACACTGAAACGGTTTTCACCAAAAGGAAAAAGGGCTCTCGCCCTTTCCTTTAGTCCAAATCATCCGGTTCGTACATCGACTCGATATCGGCAATCGTCAGACTGGACGACTTGATCAACTCAAGCCTTCGTTGTCTTCGCGCTCTCTCGATGCGAACACTGTTAACGGCTTTAGCCATATCCTCGGCGGTCATACACTCCAGAAGGAAGTTGAGCGTCTGCGCCTTACTCATAGATAGTCCGTTCTCGGCAAGGCTCGCTCGTATTTTTTCCAGTCTGGCGTTTGCTTGCTGTGAAAGCTTTACCTGACAGGCTATTGGTTTGTCCGACATTTACTGTTCCCCCCGTAATATCGAATCAAATTTAAATTGCTGGTTTGTTGGCTGTATGCCTTCTGCAAAACCAGGCGTAGACTCCACTATCGTTTTTCTCTCCATTGAGTGCTGGAGTAGATTTTTATGAAAACCGTCTACAAAATCGGTTATGAAGCAGACATTGGCCTTTCCTTTTTTTGCTCGTAACCCGCGACCGACACGCTGACGAAACTCAACTTCGGCCTTCCCGCCACCGGCAATTATCACTGCTCCGACGCTCGGCACATCGACACCAACGTCGAGGATTGTCGAACCCACCAGCACATCAATCTCACCTACTGCCAGACTTTTTAGCTTCTTCTTGCGAACATCATGGCTGGACTTGCCGTTGATGAAGTCGCAGCGAATGCCTTGCTCACGCATCATTTCGACAAGGATCTGCCCGTGGCGTTCAATCCTAACAAGAGTCATGCAGTTCAACCCTTGCTTTTTGTAGCTTAAAGCACTAGAAACAATCAGTTTATTACGTGCGAGATTGTATGTAACCCCAAGTTGGTACGCTTTCTGGTAGGGGTCACGAACATTAAGACGAAAATTGATGAATTTATCAGCTTTCTCTTTGTTCAGACGGATCTCATCTGGCACGTAGGTCGAATTGTGATATTGAAAATACGGTTTTGCAAGGATGCCGCGATCAATTAGATACTTTTCAGTCACTTTGATCTCAATACGACCAGAAACAGCCATTAGGCGCATATTTGCCTCTGTACTGTCCTTCATGAAGGGGGTCGCTGTCAGTGCAAGTCGGTAGTCAGCGTTCTTGCACAACTTTGCAATATCGTTAAAGCTGTTCCCGGACGACTCATGCGCCTCTTCAAGTATGAGAAGAGTTACATTTTCGAGGAACTCACGCATTTTCTGACGCCTAGCCATCTGTTTTTTATATTTTGCCGGCTCCAGACTCTTGGATGGCTCGGCCAGCCAGCTGGAGATGGTCTGCACCGTGGCAACGTTGATGTATCGTGACGGTTTAAATTCGCCAGCTCCGACGACACCAACCTTCTGACCTTTTAAATTCGGCTCCCCATGTGCGGCGCGGTAGTCGATTGAATCCTGAAAGGCGTCTGCCATCTGGAACATGAGAAGACTTCGAGTGGTCAGGAATAGCGTCATACGGTTGATTCGCGCCGCCGCTTTACATGCGACCTGTGACTTTCCGCCACCGGTAGCGATTTGCGCGATCATCCCACCAGACTTAACCATACGCTCAACCGTCTCATCCTGATAGGCGTAGTGCGGATTAGGTGGGAAGTTGTTGATGATCGGTTTGGCTTTCCCAAGCGGCTCAACCATTGGCTTGCGAAGGTAGGTGCATTCGATGCCTTTGTTTTTCAGGTTGTTGGCGATGGAACGCGCGAATCCAGCCGGGAAGGAGTTGGTGCTCCATGAGAACATGGTCGACGTACCCTGCCAGCCGCCACCGCCATACGGACTGTAAGCGCCTTCTTCGACCTGATAGCTCAGCATATCCTGAATCATCTTTCTAACGTCATCCCCAGCACCGCCGACGACAGCGTTCACGGCGTCACAAACAATTCTGACCATTGTCAATTTCCTTTTAGGTTTCTTTGTGTTAAAGCGTATGTATAATATGTAAATGGATACTTAAAGGATTATATCAGGATATGGACATCGAACTTAAATTTTTGACGGTTGGCGTCGGCTTGCTCCGGCCCAATCCGTGGAACACGAACACCGTTGGCGCGGCCAATTTTGAGAAGCTGAAAACCTCTATCGACCGTCTGGGTTTCTTTAAGCCCGTGCTGGTTCGTGAAGTAGCCGGCGGCTTTTACGAAATCCTTGGTGGCGAACATCGCTGGCGAGCAGCTGTTGAACAAGGTCGCGAAACTATTGCCATTAACTCGGTGGGCAAGATTGATGACGTTCTGGCTAAGCAAATGTCGCTCGTTGACAACGAACGCTACGGCGAAGACGACGATCTGGCACTGCAACGCCTAATCGAAGAGCTCCAGACCTCTCTGGATTACAACTTTTCTGAAATCATCCCAATCGACGACGAGCTGCTGGCCACCGTCTCTCGCGAAAGCGCTGCCGACTTCGAAAAACTCGAAGAGCTGCTGGCGGAATCTGACGAAGAGGAACTTCCGAAAGACCCGCGCGAGAAGAAAGAGCGTCTGGGTGTAGACCACCAGACCATGCGCTTCAAGGTCAGCTACGACGTGGCGGAGTCGGTCACCACCATCATCAACCGCATCATCGCGGAGCAGGAAATCAACACAGGCAATGAGTCAGAAGACGCAGGGGAAGCGTTGGTGTGGCTTTGCGATCACTACAAGGACGTAACCGATGAAAAATGAGTTCAAAATCGAGTATCTGGACCCCAGGACACTCGTGCCTTACGAAGAAAACGCCAAAATCCACGATGAGCAGCAGATCGCGGACCTGGTTAAAGCCATTCAGAAGCGCGGGTTTGACCAGCCGATCACGGTAGATGCCAAAATGGTCATCATTACCGGCCACGGTCGTCGCGAGGCTGCAATTCAGGCCGGAATGAAGACGGTCCCGGTGATTGTCCGTCGCGATCTGTCCGAGGAAGAGACGCGAGCGAAGCGCCTTGAAGATAACCGGCTGGCCAGCACCGATTACGACTCCCTGAAGCTGCAACGTGAGCTGAAAGAGCTGATTGACGTCGAAATTGACGTATTCGGCTTCTCTGATCGTGAGCTTTCCGTGCTGGTCGAGGATATGACCCGCGATATGGACGTTGACAGCCTGGTCAGCGATCTGGCAACCGAATCTGAGCGCCAGCGCGAAGAGCACGAAGAGATTAGCTCGACGGTGGCCGCCGGCACTGCGCGTATTACCGACGTTCTGGGCTTCAAAGAGATCCCCATGAGCGAGGCAATCACTGTCGGAGACCTGATGGCCTACATGGAGGACCAGACCGGTGAGTTCGGCGTCAGCGCCTTCATTGCTTTTGCTCGCCAGATCAGCGCCGAGATGAATGCCGATGAGTAATTACAACATCAACGTCGCATTCAAGACGCGCGTCAACAAGACCGTTCGAACGCTGGAGATCGCCGAGTCCTTTGGGCTCGGCCTCGACGAAAAAGAGTGGGTTCTCTACGACAACCTGGAGCTGAACATCGACCAGGGCGACGTCGTGTACGTTACCGGTCAGTCCGGCTCCGGCAAATCCGTTGTTCTGCGTGAGCTGCAAAAGCTGATGGCGGCGGAAGGCAAGTCTGTTGCATCCATCGACCAGTTTACCTTTGAGGACGACAAGAACGTCATCGACCAGATCGGGAAGACCACCAGCGATGCGCTGGGGCTGCTTTCTATGGCTGGGCTGAATGATGCCTATCTGTTCGTCAGAAAGCCGTCAGAGATGTCTGATGGCCAGAAATACCGTCTCAAAATCGCAAAGCTGATTGAGTCCGGCGCTGATGTCTGGGTGGCCGATGAATTTGGCGCGGTTCTGGATCGTGTGACGGCGCAGGTTGTGGCATCAAACCTTCAACGAGCGGCAAGGAAAGTGGGGGCAACCGTCATTGTGGCGACGACCCACGAGGATTTGGTCAATGCGCTGCGGCCGTCAGTGCAGATCACCAAGCACTTCAAGGAACGAGTGAAGGTGGACTATGAAGTTAAGTGATTTGAAAGAGTTCCCAATTCTCGGCGCACGAGATCAGCGCGAGCTGGTGGACGAAGAGACGTGGAAGGCGTGGATGCGTTCAAAAGGGGCGTATGTGGCCAAGATTGCCCCGTACAACTCCCGCTTTGCCGTGATGTTTGGTGAAGAGAATTACGTCAACGTCTGCCGTGACCTGTTCTCGCTGGAGATGTCCCAACACATGGAGGGCGCCGGCGGTCTTGTCACGGTTCCCGGCATGGTCGATTTCGACTACATGCTGCATACCGTGTTCCTGCCGGAAAAATACGATGCGGTGGTTTACTGGCACGAGGCGCTACACCTGGCGCTGTTTGCGTGTGAAGTGTTCGGCATTAACCCGCTGGAGCAGGAAGCCGTGACCTATCTGCAAGGCCAGATTGTCAAGGATATGGTCTATGCCCGTGAGCAGTATGTCGCGGACAAGAAGCAGCCCAAGATGGAGGATGAGCCGCCACCGAAGAGTAACCGCAAGCCAAAGGTCGTTGAGACTGAAAAACTGAAGGTCTGGAGAAAGCAATAATGGACGTCACTATCACGAGGCATCTGCCTGAATCTTTCCCCAAGCACCTCGACTTTATGGAGCGGATCATCGTCACCAGAGGCACGGTTGAGGACTGGCATTCACTGAAAGACCTTCACTACAAGACAGACGGTAAGCCGTTTGCGCCAAGTTATTACAAGGCGGAGTTGGATGGTCGGCTGATCGGCGTGATGGTGATGGCATTTCCAAAACTGCTGCTGGCCCCGCGCCACCGCATGTTTCCCAAGCTGAAGCCGACCACCAATACGACGGTGGCTAATCAGTTCTGGGGGCGCAAGGTTAACTCCGAATTTGCGGTCGTCAGCCGTCTGGTTAACGACACGCAGTATCGCGGTCTGGGTCTGTCGTACCGGTTTATGAATCTGGCGTGTCGTATGCACAACCGCCCGATCCTCGAAATTCAGTCGTCCATGAGCAAATACAACCCATTTGCCATGAAAGCGGGTTTCCAGTTCATCAAACCAGAAAAGCCCAAGTCTTACGAAAGCGCTCTCAAAGTCTTTCAGCGCCATTTTCGCTCTGATCCTGGCGATAACGAGTCTGTGATGAAAGAACTCTTCACAATGGCGGAGGGGCGCAGGAAACGCGCATTGCGAGACTTGGTTGCGGATTACCACAAAAATTCGAGTCTGGCGAAAGCTGGAAGGAACAGAGGCACGACTGTTCAGGACATTGCTGATTCGCTGGTGGATGAGGCGAGCATTGTGAAGCTGCTGAAAGAGATCCACACACTGAGCTTCACCAGTCCGCTGTATGGCGTGTACCGAAACCCGGACTTTGGACGTGAGCTGCCCGACACACTGCCGCTTCTGGCATTTGATAACCAGCCGCTGGACGCGCCGCTGGACTTAACACTTTTGAAAGGACGCTGAAGATGACCTTAACCGACAAACAAAAAGACATTATCAGAACACTGAGCTTGGGCCACGAAAGAGACGAGTTGCTTGATCTGGATGAGTTGCTTGAGTTGCTGCCCTACACAACAACCAAACAGAGCATTCAGTTTTCGATTCGTATCCTGATTAAGAAAGGTCTGGTCGAGAAGCATGGCATCCGTCAACGCGCGACGGACGGCCGCCAGCGTCGAGTTTTGGGGTTGACGGCTATCGGCCGAGCGAAAGTGAAGTTGATGCGGATCTAACGTCGAACACCCCTATATGTTTTAAAGGATCTTAAAAGAAAGTTATTAAATATATACAGAGCTAGGTCTTTTTTATCGCGAAAACAGGATGTTTTAGGCGTAAAGGAACCATAAGGCTAAGGATGGCAAGATGAGTACCGAAGTAAAGAAAAAACTCACCCCAGCTCAATGGGTTGAAGTTGAAGTTAAATGGAAATCAGGTGAATACACCCTTTCGGCTCTGGAAGAAGAGTATGGGCTCAGAACCGAGACTTTCTCTCGTTACTTCAAGAAGAAAGGCATTTCCAAAGGCTCAGACTCTGTTTCGGACATGATCCGTGAGTCTTTGAAGTCCGATTCGGAACAGCGAGCGCTGGCGCGAGCAAAGCTGGTGGAGGACCGGAGAGACAGCTTCGATAAAATCTCCAACCAGATCGCCGGTTTGACCATGAAAGAGATTCACGCGGCCAGGAGTGAAAGTCGGCCGCTTTCGGTGATCGAGGATAACCTAAAGTCACTTCAACGCGCCTCAGCGATCATCGGCAAATGTTTCGACATCTCCAGTCGCGCTTTAGGTCTGGAACGAGAAGAAATGGCAGGCGATGAAATTCCGAATCTGGTCTTCGGTGAATTGACGCCGACGCAGGTTCAAGAGCTCAGGAAGATGGACGAAGGTAATTCTCTGTCTGACGATCTTGAAGAGCTCGAAGAGCTTGAGAAATCGCTCGGCGCAATCCCGGATGAGGACGACGAGAGTGAGGACGACGAGGAAGGGGAAGAGTAATGGCCCTTCCAAGTTCGTTAAGCCTGATTCAGCTGCATTCCGGGCAGATGAAGGTATTCAAGGCGCCGCACCGCTTTAAGGTGGTGTGTGCTGGTCGTCGTTGGGGGAAGTCGATGCTTTCCATCTCGATGATCATGCGAGCGGCGGCCAAGGACCGTAAGCAGCGAGTGTGGTACATCGCGCCATCCTACCAGATGGCGAGGCAGATCTTGTGGGACGCGCTGAATGAGGCGATACCGCGCAAGTGGATTATGAAAAAGAACGACACGACGATGACCATCGTGTTGAGGAACGGTAGCGAGATCTCGCTGAAGGGGGCGGATAAGCCCGACTCCCTGCGCGGTGTTGCATTGAACTTCGTCGTTCTCGATGAGTTTCAGGATATGAAGCCGGACACCTGGTACAAGGTACTTCGTCCGACGCTGTCCTCAACTCGCGGCGGTGCGCTCATCATCGGTACGCCGAAAGGCTTCTCTGAGTTCCACAAGCTGTGGCAGATCGGTCAGGACGAGACGATGCAAGCGCGGGGCCAGTGGAAAAGCTGGCAGTTCGTGACGGCGGACTCTCCGTTCGTACCAGAGAGCGAAGTTGAAGCCGCGAAAAACGATATGGACCCGAAATCGTTCGCGCAGGAATACCTGGCGTCGTTCGAGAATATGTCCGGTCGTGTTTATTATCCGTTTGACCGTGATATCCACGTTAAGCCGCTGGCGTTCGACAGTCGTCTTCCAGTCTGGGTAGGTCAGGACTTCAACATCGACCCAATGTCGTCTGTGATATTGCAGCCGCAGCCGAACGGGGATTTGTGGGCGATTGATGAGATCGTGCTGTTCTCTTCGAACACGGCAGAAGTCTGCGATGAGCTGGAAAGACGCTACTGGCGGCAGAAGTCGCAAATTACCGTCTTCCCTGACCCGGCCGGTGCATATCGCCAGCACGCTCGCGGTGAATCGGATACCGACATTTTCAAAGAGAAAGGCTTTTTGAGAATCGATCACCCGAAAAAGCACCCGCCTATCGCTGACCGTGTGAACGCCGTAAACCGTCGTCTGATGACGGCATCCGGGGAGGTACGACTGTATATTGACCCGAAATGTAAGCACCTGATTGAGTCTCTGGAGAAGGTGATTTACAAGCCTGGCAGCCGTGATATCGATAAAACAGGCAATGTGGAGCACAGCGCCGACGCCCTGGGCTATCCGGTACACCGTAGATACCCGGTGAAAAATCGTGTTATTGTTGGCGGCAGTAGATAAGTAAACACATACATACATAGCAAGGATGCGAAATGGGATTAACAAGTAAGGATATTCAGGCACTGGTGAAGCGCCGACACCCTGAATATGAATTGAGAAAGGCACATTGGGACTTCATCGCCGCCACCTACGTCGGTGGCCGCGAGTGGTTCAAGCACAATATCTTCCGCTACTTCAAAGAAGGTGACGAAGAGTATCGCGAGCGCGTTGAACGTGCTTACCGCTTCAACCATTCGCGCGAAGTGGTCAATCTGATCAACAAATACCTCTTCAAAGAGGGGATCACCCGAACCGAGGATGATGCGCCGGAGGCAATTAAAAACTTCTGGCTGAAGGCAACACGCCAGGGCGTCACCATTGACGAGTTTATGGCGGAGCTGGACCTGCAATCATCCATCTACGGGCGGATTTGGATTGTTGTCGACAGCACATTGTCTGGTGACGTTGAGTCCGTGGCCGACCAGAAGAAGCAGAATGGTCGGGCATACGCTTATTGGGTTTCTCCGCAGCAGTTGCTCGACTGCGCGTATGACGACGACGGGCAGCTTATCTGGGCGCTTATCTGCGAAGTGGCGCGTGATGATGCAGATCCTTTCACATCGTCCGGCAAAGAGTTCCTGCGTTATCGTCTCTGGACCCGCGAGCAGTGGTATCTTTTCCGTGAGGAAGGTAAACGCGCTGGTGGATTGCCTAAAGTCGTTCTGGACGGCAGTGGCGATCATAATCTTGGCGTCGTGCCGGTCTTCCCGCTGGATTGTTCCGGGCAGGGTGAATCGCCGTACTTCAGCCCATCGCTGATTGACGACATTGCGTATCTGGACCGGGCGGTAGCGAACTATCTGTCCAACCTTGATGCGATCATCCAGGACCAGACCTTCTCGCAGCTGGCCATACCGGTTCAGGCGATGTTGCCAGGCGATGAGAATCACGCAAAGGTGATGGAGATGGGGACCAAGCGCGTTTTCTCCTTTGACGGTGAGAATGGGGCGCAGCCGTTCTATCTGTCGCCAGATCCGAAGCAAGCCAGCATCATCATTCAGGCCATTCAGCAGATCATCAACGAAATCTACCATTCGGTGGGCGTCGCAGGTGAGCGCACCAAGCAGGATAATGCCGCCGGCATAGACAACTCTTCTGGCGCGGCGAAGATGTACGACTTCCAGCGCGTGAACTCGTTGCTGGTGGCGAAATCTGGCCGCCTGAAGCTGGCAGAAGCCCGTATGATTGAACTGGCGGCGAAATGGATGGGTGTTGGTGACATTGACACGGAACGGCTGCTGACATACCCGGAGAGCTTCGACATTCGCGGTCTGACGGACGAGTTTGGCGTGGCGACCAATCTCCAGCTGCTGGGCGCACCGGATTCAGCCCGTCGTTACCAGATGGAGCTGTTGCTCGATAAGGTCTTCCCGAATCTGACCAAAGAGCGAAAAGCGGAAATCGACAGCGACCTGAAGAAGTACCCGCCGCAGCCGGTTGAGCCAGCACCAGCTGGCGGAGCGAAGAAGCCCGAGCCGACTACCTCTGCCACCAAGGAAGAGAGCGACAAGAAGGCCGAAAACGATAAGGTTCGCAAGAAAGATTAAAAACAGCCCGTCTTTTGACGGGTTTTTTATTTATTTTCTTGCATTAGCCATTTTTATGTGATTCCATTACGCCATCGTATGTAAATGAATACATACTCCATCCGGTTCGAGAAACTGAACCAAGATAGCCTCAAGGATTGAGGGTTTGCCATCCGAGAAACTGGATAGCGGATAATACAAAAGGAATTGTTATGCCTCTGTGGAAAATTCAACAACTGATGCACGGCTTTACCGGCTATATGGATGTAGCAGGGAAAGAGGAGCTGCCTGGCGGCGCTGGCGCCGATAAAGCGGAAGTTACCCCTGTAGAGCCTGGCCAGAAGAGCACCGATCATGCCGGTGAATTTGATAGCCTGTCTCAAGAAGAACTCATTGCTCGCCTGAAAGAAGAGCGTAAAAACTCTGCGGATCTGCTGAAGGAAAGCATGAAGCGCAAAGGTAACGAGCAGACTCTGAAAGAGAAGCTGGCTCAGTTTGGCGATGTCGATCCTGAACGTGTGAAAACGCTACTTCAGGCGGAAGCAGAGTCTGAAAAACAGCGTAAGGCTTCTGAAGAAGCTGAGCTGTTACGTCGCGGTGAGTTTGACGCGGTCAAAAAGCAAATGGTTGAAGCGCATGACGCGGAAGTCGCAGACCTGCGAGCTCAACTCGAACTGGCCCAAAACGAAGCCAATTCACTGAAGCGCGGCCTGATTGAGAAAACCGTCGGCACCTCTTTCGGTGAATCCAATTTCTTGCGCGAAAAGGTTCTGATGACCCCGGCTAAAGCGCGAGTGATTTACGGTAGCCACTTTGAAGTTAATGAAGACGGTCAGGTTGTCGGTTATGACAAACCTGCTGGCGCGAAAGACCGCACCATCCTCGTTGACGGAAGCGGCAACCCTCTGAGCTTTGAACTGGCTATCGAGCGCGTATTACGTGCAGATCCAGAGGCTGACGCTCTGCTGCGTAGCGAAGCGAAGCCTGGCGTTGGCTCTCAGACCAAAGCCACCACCAAAGTCACAACCGAAGCGCCTAAATCAGCACTGGATAAGCTGGCAATGGGCTTGGGTAAATTAGGTAAGTAATCTCTAAATATAAGGATATATTGAGATGCCATTATTGCGGGAAGAAGCTGAAAAGCTGAGTAATAACGAACTTGAGCAGGGCGTTATCGAAACCATTATCGATCGCGAAGACCTGTTTGCGGTTCTGCCGTTCTTCAAAGTGAACAGCAAAGCCTATCTGTACAACCGTGAAGCAACCCTGTCCGAAGCCGGTTTCATCGACGTGAACGATGTGATCGCTGAAGGCGCAGCAACCTTCACCGAGCACACCGCGAAGCTGCGTATCATGGCTGGCGATGTGGACGTTGATAAGTTCCTGGCCTCCACTATGGCGGACACCAATAGCCAGATGGCTATTCAGATTTCTTCCAAAGTTAAAGGTCTGGCCCGCGCGTTCCGTCGTAACCTGATTCTGGGTGACGAAACCAAAGATCCGAAATCCTTCAATGGTATCGGCAAGCTGATGGCTGCTGACCAGGCGATCGCCGCCAATGCGTCCATGACCTTCTCCATGTTCGATGAACTGGTGGATGCGGTTAAAGACCTGGGCGCCGACTGTCTGATGATGCGCTCCGAGCACCTTCGTGCGTACCGCGCTCTGCTGCGTACCGTGAACGTCGGCCCGTCCGAAATCATGGTGGCCAACTTCGGTCGTCCGATGCTGACCCACAACGGCGTTCCGATCATCATCAACGACTTCATCCCGGTTGTCGACGGCGCTGCTTCCATCTACGGTCTGCACATGTCCGAAGAGAACGGCCTGTCCGGTATCTACGGCGGTGATAACGCTGGTATCGTTGTTGAGAATATCGGCACCGTTCAGAACAAAGACGCCATCCGTACCCGTGTTAAATGGTACTGCGGTCTGGTGAACAAGCACGACAAAGCGATCGCGGCGCTGACCGGCGTTAAGATTTAATTGTCTGGTATGTAAATACATACATACCTAAAGGGGGTGGGCTTTCGCCCGCCCTTTTTTTTTTGAAGAAAACGGGAGAATCAAGTGCCAGAGCAAAAGATGCAGATCACGTCAGAACCTTTTGACGATTACACCGGGTCGATGTTTCGTACATCGTTCACCAACTCCATCTCAGACAGCCCAATGTCCGAGCGAGCCCAGGGCGCACTGAAGGCTTGTTTCAAGTCTAAGCCATACGTCGATGCAGCCGCTGTAATTCACGTCCAGAGCGTAACGGTTGCCCCGAAGACGGCGACTGTGGTGGTGGGTGATACGGTTCAGTTGGCAGGCTCTATTAAGCCTGATGACGCCACCGACCGCTCTTACCATTGGGTTACTGAAGATTCCGGCATTGCGACCGTCGATGTGTCTGGCCTGGTGACGGGTATCGCTGAAGGCAGTGTGAAGATTCGTCTGGTAGCCAATGACGGCTCTGTATTCGGCGAAGCGGCTATCACCGTAAACAATCCAGAGACAGTCCAGGTTTAACCAAAAGGGCGTCATATGGCGCCCATATTCAGGGATAGAAAATGAAAAGTGCAAAAGTGAAGTTGCTGGAATCGACCTTTAAGGGATACACCGGTCTGCTTTGTGGCGTTCAGTTCGAAGATGGTGTTTCTGTCGAAGAGCTACCGTTTGTGGATCAGCAGCGTATCTGCGCGTCGATGCGTGCGGAAACCATCGAAGGGCGCAACGTGAGCGCGTCAGGGCAGTTCTCAGAGCGTCACAACGTCTCGCTTGAAGATGTGCTTGCCAACGAGCCCAAAGCGCCCGACGTCGCTCCTATGCAGCGTGGCGTGGTAGAGCCAGAAGTACCAAAGTTCACCCGCGAAGAGCTGGAGTCGCTGGCGGACGAGCAGGGGATCTCCGGTCTGCGTGTAGTCGGTAACCGCCTGGGCGTTAAAGCGAAGGGTATCGTTGAGATGATCGACGGCATCATGAAAGCACAAGGCGGCGTCTGATGGCTATGTTAGGGGCGTTCGAAAGCAACCAGACGGTCAATATGACCTTCTCTGTCGATATGCTGACGGTCGATACTCTGACCTACTCAGTGTTTGATAACGCAGGAAACACCTTGTTATCTGAACAACCCGCCACGCTGGATTCTGATTACTCGGTTCAGGTGGCGATCCCGGCGGAAGTGAATCAAATCGGGGATGCGGACCGGGCATTACGTCGCGTGAAACTGAAGGCCACCACCGGAACCACTACGGTCGAGTTCGAAAATGTTTACGTCCTGTTGAACAACTTTGAACTGGCCGTTTTTGAGCAGTCCTTTGCCACGCTCGATGACGCGGCAATGTACGCTATCGATATGGTTAAAGGTGATGTGATCCTGAATATGAGCCGGGTCCAGCTGCGTCGTTTGCTGATTGAAGCGACCGTCAGGCTGAAGCAGATGCCTTTCTCCATCCGCCGCATCTTTGGCGTCGATTACGACGACTACGACCGACCGATGAACATGCTGAATGTTCATAACGTCTATTGGGGTCAGGAGGGCCAGTATCGTATGGACCTGATTGACTGGAGCAAAATGTCACCAGAGCTGTATGCAGGATTGCCGGATGATTTCAAGAAGACGTTGCTGGTGGCTACAGTCAACGAGGTTGCCGAGATTGCTTCAACCACCGATTCACAGTCCGCTCGTGATGAGGGCATCGTATCCGAGTCCATTGGGGAAACGACCATTGCTTATCGTCAGGGTAAGGCAGCGAATCTTACCGTCAATCGCACAACGTGGCGGCTGCTGGTGAAGTATCTCAATAACCGAACAGTTGTTCGTCGCTCGTAATCGCAGGGAGGCGCAGGGAGGCGCAATGAACGTAGCGTGGCAGTTGGAAGGCTCTCTTTACCGAAAGAGCAAAGAGCTGGATGTGTACGGGGAGTCGCAGTTGAGGTTTGTCGGCCGCATAAAGTTGGGCATGGTTCGTTTCGCCGATTCGGTCGAGAAGTCATCCGTCCGCGCGGATAGTTCGGCCAGCCGTGGAAAGGCGGAGCAGGAAGAGTTTGATGCGGTAATGGTCACGCCGCTCGAATCGAAGGTTCAGCAGGGCGACATTATGCTGGTGGATGGCGTGAAGCTGCGCGTCGACATGATCCACAAGCGATTCGGGTTACGAGGGAGGCCGGGTCATCTCGAAGTGGGAGCGTCAATATGGGTTTAGAGTACAACGTAGGCAAGCTGGGCCGTCTGGCCGATCGCCTGACGAACTCCCAGAAAGCCTACAAGCGAAGCCTGATTAACGACATGACCAAGCTGGCCGTAACCGCGCAGAGGCTCGCAAGAGCCCTGGCGCCATACGAAACCGGATCGCTGGAGAACAGCATTTACGCGCGGGTTAACCGAAGCGACCTTGCCAGTCTGTCAATCGAGTTGGTTGTGATGAAAGACAGAGATAGGGTGGGTTCTCTAAATGGCGGCCGCCGGTACACTGGTGATGCAAAGGTCGGCGATTACGCAGAGTACATGGAGTCTGGCCGATACAGTCTGGGGGCTCGTTCCAGGCTTAAACAGGGTGGGAATGCGCTTAGCAGGAAGGTTGGCCGACGTTTCATGGACAGGACTGCCGAGTTTATCCGAAATGAAATGAGGCGGATCATCGCCGACAGCGCACAGAAGGCCGGCTTCGGCCGAAGGAGATAACGTGATCATAGAACAGTTCGCGACATTGCTGGAAAAGAAGGGTGTTGGCAAGGTGGGAAAGACCATCTTCGCTAATGCGATGGGGGCGGAGGTAAAGTCTGGCGTCATGGTGGTGACTACAGGCATTGAGATTGATGGGGATCTGCACGACTTCTATCAGGACAATATGATTGTGGTAGTCCGGGACGCCAGTATCGGCGCTGCAATGAAGCGAGCTGACCTGATTATGGCCGCTTTGCCGATGTGGGATGAGGAAGAGGCCGGTGTTCGTTTTCGTTACGTCAGGCCGCTGAATTTGCCGACTTTATTCCCAAGGAACGATGCATCTCTGTTTGAGGTGGGAATTTCCGTTGAGTTTGCCGCCCATTTGTTGTAATGGTTTTATAAGTATGTGTATACTTACCGTGCTTTAGATTAAGCACCCACAATTAAAGGTAAAAGGAGTTTACCGACAATGGCTAATACCCATGTAAAGAATATCAAGTTAGGCGCCTGTGCTGTTTCTTTCGGCGGCACCGATCTTGGCTACACCAAAGGCGGTGTTGAGGTAGAGATTTCCACCGAGACGCTGAAAGTCACCGTCGACCAGCAGGGCCAGACCACTCTGTCCGAGCTGGTTCAGGGTCGTAACGTCAAAGTTACCGTTCCGCTGGCCGAAAGCGTTCTGGAGAACATCGTCAACCTGATGCCTGGCTCTACCATTAGCACGGATAAGAAATCCATCTCCATCACCACCGCTCAGAGCGTGAATCTGATCGACGTGGCGCAGCAGCTGGTTCTTACCCCGCAGGATGGCACCGACTTCATTCTGACCCTGCCGAAAGCGGCCACCGCCGGCAACTTCACTATGGCGTATAAGTTCGATGACGTCCGCGTGTTCTCTGTCGAGTTCAATGCGTACCCGGATGACGCTGGTGTTTTGGGTAGCCTCACCAGCCCAAAGTAAGTGTGACGGGTGTGACTGTGGCGCCGGCAACTGCGTCGGTCAGGGTCGGTGCAACGACCACGCTGGCCAAAACAGTTTCCCCGTCTAACGCTGACGATCAAACCGGCACCTGGACATCCAGTAACCCTGCCATCGCAACCGTTGATACCAAGGGCGTTGTGAGAGGGGTTGCCGCCGGTAATGCAACGGTGACGTTTGTTACGAAAGATGGTGGCTTCTCTGCCAAGTCTACCGTGACTGTGACGGCATCTTAATCAAATCAAGGCCCAGAAATGGGCCTCTTTAACGAGATAAAAGTATGGCTAAGTTACTAAATCTGGACACGCTGGTTCCCGCCGTTAAGCAGGTTCAAATCGGCGGAAAGCAATATCCGATTGTAGAGATGAGTGTAGGTCTGTTCGCGGAAATTAAGCGCTTCGAAGGTAGCGAAATTGAATCCATGAGCATTGCTGATCAGGTTGCTGCGTATGCGGTTCTGGTTCAGAAGCTGATTCCCTCTCTGCCGCAGAATGTGTTGGACGATCTCTCCGTTATCAACCTTCAGCAAATTTTCACCTTCGCACTGAACGTTGCGGATGAAACGAACGAAGCCGCCGCTGGCGACGAAGTAAAGTAGAAACCCGCGATGAATCCGATGAGGTGGTTTTGTCCATCGACTTCGGGTTCTATTTCAGTCGTGTAGCTGCTTATTACTCCTTGCCACCGAAACAACTACTGGAAATACCGCTTGAGACATTCTGGATGATGAGTCGAAACATCGAACGAATCCAGTCAGAGCGCGACTTGAGAGATTTTCAGGTCGCCAGGGTCGCTCAGGCCGGTGTTGAAGATGCTAAGGCGTTCATGGAGGGTTTGCAGCTAAGGATTGGAAGACCTGTCATCACTGATAGGGTGTACAACCCAGAACGAGTCAAAGCAGACCCTGACGCCAAAGCGCAATTAATGGCAGTCTTTGGAAAAGGATAGGGAATGTCCGACAATATCGTAGATTTTAAGCTGATCCTCAATGATAAGGAGTTCGAGGTATCAGCTAAAAATGCCGGGAAGTTACTCAAACAGCTGAGTGTGGATGCGGGTTTAGCGTCCAAGAAAATCTCCAACCTTGATGTTTCTGTCAACTCTCTGACGCGAAACATCAAAATCTTCACCGTAGCAGTGGGTAAAGCGGCCTCGGAACTCCAGGATTTGGGAGTCGGGGCCGAACTCGCTGGCAATGCGCTTCGTGATATTCGTACTCACATTGCCGCAATCAGTCGCAGCTTAACAGTATTCAACGACCGCGTTGGCAAAACCACAACCGCACTGAAAGGTATGGCGAGTGAGCTGCGCAAGGTTCAGTCTGAACTTTCCGACTTCAGTGATTATGCCAACCACGCAGGCAAGTCTACGCGCGACCTGACCGCGAACGTAGACGATCTCAATAAGAAAGCCTCCACCACAAATCGTCGCTTAAACAATACGACAAAGGCACTGGCCGGCTGGAAGGACTCTGGTGACAAGGCGAAGGACGCGCTGAAAGAAATCATCAGCCAGATGGATACGCTCATTGACCGTCAGAAAGAGCTGAAGGGTTTGGGACGTGCTGATGTTGGCGGGCCAGGTCGCGGCGGTAGTGGCGGTAGTGGCGGTCGTGGCGGTAGTGGCGGCGGTCGCCACCATAGCAGTTCTTTTGGCGGCGTAAGAGGGACCATCTTTGCTTTAGGCGAAGTGGGTGATGCAGCCCGAAACGTCAGAGATATGCTGTTTGGCTGGCAAGCGCCCATCATCGAGGCAGCAGCTGAAATGCAGAAGATGCAGATGCTTCTGCAAGGTATAAACAAGGATGCAGCCGATCCATTTGCCGCAGCGGCGAAGGATATGGACTACATCATCGCCACCGCTAAAAGTGCGCCTTTTGCGATTGGCGAGTTGACGGGCTCATTCGTCAAATTCAAGTCGGCAGGATTAGATCCGACGAATGGCTCGTGGAAGACGCTGATCGACTCCGTTGCCCGATTCGGCGGCAGTAGTGAAACGCTTGACCGCGCAGCCGTCGCTATCCAGCAGATGGCAGGTAAAGGCGTCATCTCGATGGAAGAGCTGCGTCAGCAGCTGGGTGAGGCTGTTCCTACCGCAATGAAGGCGATGGCGGACGGCATGGGCGTTACTGTAGCCGAGCTTACAAAGCAGATCTCTACCGGCACAGTGAATGCTCAGGAAGGTTTGCGTCTCATGTTCGTTGGTATGGATGCCATGAACCGTGGCGCCGCGAAGAGCATGATGGTCACCTACATTGGCGCCCTGGCTCAGATGAAGACCGCCTTCATTCAGTTCTCTAAGACGGTTGGCGATTCCGGCTATCTCGAAGCTATGTCAAAGAGTCTCAACGAGATCACCGCGTTGATGAATAGCACAGATGGCAGGATGTTTGCCGCGTCTCTGGGCCAAAACCTGGCGACCGCGATCACGTCTCTGACGTCTATGGCCAGGTGGCTTGTCCAGAATCGAGAGCTGATTATCAATCTCGGCGCAGCTATTGCGGCGTTCGTAGGCTTCAGGTTGCTTCGCTCTGGGATCTTGGAGGTGATTAGCGTCGGCAGCCAGATGGTGTCTGTGCTCGGTAAAAGCGTAACCGGATTACAGGCTCCATTTAATCTCCTGTCAGCCTCAGTGACCAGATTTAGTCGAGCGTCAAGGCTTGGACTTGGGACTATCCCAGCTCTCCTGTTCTCGATCAGGGGTGGTCTGACGGCAGTTAAGGTGGCGTTTGCTTCTCTGTCTGCGTTCATCGTCTCCAACCCGATTGGGGCCGCATTGCTTGCGATATCGACTGCCGTAGGCGTTATCGTTTGGGCGATGGGGAAGCTGAGAGATAAGACCGCGCAGACCGTAGAAGAGCTCAAGAAGATGCCTGAGGCGATGACGCAGATCCAGCGCACTCAGATTCTGCTCGATGTCAAGAAGCGAAACGCGGAGATTGAGCGTGACGAGAATCTTCTTCAGTCAATCAAATCAGGCAAGCTCTCGGCGGACGCTCTGCCGGCAGACATCGCAACGGGCAGACAGCTGACTGTTAAAGATGTCGAAAACAGAGTTAAAACAAACAAGGCGATAAATGGCGACTACACTGGCCTGGTCACGAAAAGCGACGAGATAAAGGCCAAGGAGACGGCATCAGGCGTAACTAAGGCGGTGTTCGAAGACATTGAGAAGCGGCTCAATGTCGGTATGGCTAAATTCGCGGCAGGTCAGATGCGAGAGAATGAGGCCAAAAGGATCGCTTTGGACGCCGACAAATCTCTCTCCAAGGAAGAGAAGGATAAGCGCCGGGATGAGATAAACCGCTCAGAGGCAAACGCTCAAGCCGACCTCTACAAGAAGGCCGCTGACGAGATGGAAGCGCGGGTTAAAAGTGTCGCCACACAGGTTAAAAACTTGGATGAGGCGCTGAGTAAACCTGGCCTGAGTGAAGATCAGAGAAAAATCCTGACCGCTCAAAAGTACGGTTACGCGAGCAACTATGAAGAGTCGAAGCAGCAGCTCGACGACATGCGCAACAAGGAAAAAGATACCCGAAACAGTCGCCACGGTATCCCTGACGCCAGCGGCGAATATTCCAGCGCATCCGGGGCTAAAGCCGATCACCAGGTTTACGTAGCCAGAGTTAAGAACGACTTCAAGAACGGCGCAACGAGCATCATCGGCGAAGATGGCCAGATCGCCAAGGATGTTTTGGGTAATGACATCGAGGGCATTAACCAGTTCAGAGCCAACGAGACTATCATCTCCAAATACGGCTCAAACGTAACCGGGGAACAGCGTAAGAAAGCCGAGGAAGCGTTGACGGCTGCCATTTTGCGAGACACCCAGATCCGCACAAAGGCAGCCGAAACGGCAAGCAAGAAAGAAGAAAGTGCTAACAACAAGGCGCAAAAGGCGGCCGAGCGTAAGCAGAGGGAACTTCAGAAAGAGGCTGATGGCTACAACAAGACGCTGAACTCTTCTGAGCAGATGATCTCCATGATGGAGACGGGCTCTAAGAGAACCGTTTCGTTTGCCCAGAACGTCGAGAAGACGTCCGTGTCGCTTGAGAAGCTGGCTAACTCTTCCCCTACCGAGCTCATCACGCAGGAGATGATCGACAAGGCGAAAGAGTATCTGGAGACAATGAAGACGCTGTCTCCTGACTATCTGAAGCGACTGGAGAAGAAGGCCGCCAAGAAAGATTTGGACGATGTCGCGCCAAATGCAGCCGGTATCATTAGTTCCGGGCTTGATGGTTCGCAATCCAGAGACGAGCAGGTTGAGGCGTTCAGGACCAAGTATGACGAAAGTCTGAACGCGCTTGAGAGCCGTCGCAAGCAGTACATGAGTCAGTTGAAAGACGACCCAAGTATGCAGGTTTACGTTGAAGAGTCGACCAAGCGGATCAATCAGCTGATTAAATCTGGCAACGTCGCGCTCATCAAAGAAACCGGCACCGCCACGCAGAAGCTGGCGCTGGAGTATGGCGATCTGGCTACGCAGATTGAAAGCGTTTGGGCGGATACCTTCTCTGGTTTGACCGACACGCTGACCGAGTTCTTCTCGACGGGCAAGGCGAGCTTCAGTGACTTCGCCTCGTCGATTATGAAGGACATCACCAAAATGATCGTGAAGAGCCAGATCACACTGCCTCTCATGAACATGTTGGGGATGGGCTCGGGACAGACGGCCATGCAGCAGACGGGCCAAGGCAATCTGATGTCGTCCCTTGCTAACCAGGGCGTCTCTCTGTTTTCTGGCGCAGCAACGAATGGCGGCGGCACCAACGTTGTTAATGGCGACGGTAACGTGGCCACCAACAGCAAAACGGCCTCGCAGTCCGTTGGTAAGTTAGGCTCGACAACCGCATCGACGACGGAGGGTGTGAGCTCTCTTGGGACGGCGGTGGTCGGAGTCGGCGGTGCGTTAAGCAATGTGAGCACGGCGGTAGGTTCCCAGACCAAGGCGATCATGTCGAACATCTTCAGCATGAAGGGGCTACAGACCGCCTCCAATGCGCTGATGTTCACCTTCGCCGCAATGTCAGCCAGTTCCTCGTCCAAAACGAGCAAGTGGTTGGGCTTCGCGGGTACGGTAGCTTCTGGGGTCGCCTCGATATATGCCGGTGGTGGATTCAGTGGCGGCGGTTCTGGTGAATCTCCTGGCGGCGGAACGGCGATTCAGAATGCCGGGGCAAACTATAAATTCGCCAAGGGCGGGATTATGGGGCCGGATGGTGCTCTGCCGCTGCACAAGTATGCCAAGGGCGGGATTGCAACGTCGCCTCAGCTGGCGCTTTTCGGCGAGGGCTCTCATAACGAGGCATATGTCCCGCTGCCGGACGGCCGGTCCATTCCTGTCACGATGTCCGCCGAAAAGACAGCTGGTCTTGGCGCTGGTGCTGGTGTGGTGGCCCCTGTTTCCATCTCCATCAACGTTCAGGCTGACGGTGTCTCTTCTGCAAGCGGCGCTGACTCGACCCAGGGGTGGAAGGATGCAGCTGAGAAGATGAAGGCGATCGCGCTCGACACCATCCGTCAGGAGAAGCGACCTGGCGGATCGCTTAACGCAAACACTACGGGCAACCGTTAACAACCAAAGTGCCGCAGAGATGCGGCACACAACTCAAGGATGAGGAAAATGGCCAGAGAAACATTTGGGTGGAACCCTGATTCGCAATCGAAAAAGACCATAAAGCCGAACGTGACCGTACTGAAGTTCGGTGACGACTATGAGCAACGCCAGACCATTGGTCTCAACCGCGTGAAGGAAGAGTGGAGCCTGACGTTCCAAAGGCAGCGATCGGAAGTTGAGAAAATGGACGTTTTCCTGACGAAGAGAGCTGGCGTGGAATCGTTCTACTGGAAGACGCCGCGCAACCAGACAATCATTGTGGTTTGCGACACCCACGATGTTGAGTACGACAGAGGGGCGGCGAAGTTGACCTGCACATTCAGACAGGTTTTTGAGTCTTGATATGTATGTGCTTACATATTAACATGGATCAAATTAAGGCTTAACTCACGGAAGATTATGGGAATCAAAAAGGAAATACAAAGCCTGTCACCTTCGTCGGTGATAGAGCTTTTCATTTTGGATATGTCCGTTACCACCTCTGGCGGTAAGCGGTATTTCCACGCAGGTACGAACGAGATCCGCGACAGCATCGTCTGGCAGGGCGTGGTTTACGAGCCCTGGCCACTCAAAGCGACCGGGTTCGATATCTCCGGGCAGGGCACTCTGCCTTCACCGAAAATGTCCATCGCGAACTTTGGCGGAAGCATTTCAGCTGAAGTCCAGGCTAACGATGATTTGGTCGGCTGTACCGTCATTCGTAAACGCACACTGGCTCGCTTCCTCGATGCGGTCAACTTCTCAAGTGGCGTCAATCCAACCGCCGATCCATCTCAGTTCTTCCCGGACGAAAGCTGGTTCGTCGAGCAAAAGACGCTGGAGACTTTCGAGGTCGTCGAGTTCGAGCTGTCCAGCGTATTCGAACTGATGGGCGTGAAGCTGCCGTATCGCCAGATCATCAAGAACACCTGCCCGTGGAAATATCGCGGCACAGAGTGTGGTTACACGGGTCCGTACTTCGACAAAGACGATAAGCAGACCTCCATTTCTGGATCTGACTACTGCACTAAACGTCTCGACTCCTGCCGCGCCCGTAAAAACTACTTTGCGAACGGCATTATCCACTTCGGCGGTTTTCCGGGGGCCACTCGTGTCTCTTGATAGCAAGTTCATCATTGGTGAGGCGCTATCTGGCGCCTTTATGTCCTGTGCTGCCAAAAACTACCCGAATGAAGCGTGTGGCTTTGTCGTTTCTGGCGCGGGTGGGAAGTATCTCTTCGTTGAAGCCAGAAACACGTCAGAAGACCCACAGGAGCGTTTCGTTATGCACCCTGACGACGTTATGGCTGCGGAGGATAAAGGGGATGTGGTGGCTGTGTGGCACTCTCACACTGACCAACCCGCGACACCATCAGAAGCGGATCTGGCTGGCTGCGAAGCGACGCAGCTGCCCTGGGTTATTACCGCCATTCACAAAAACTACGACGACAGCATTGATGTCGATTTCGTCTTTTCAAGTCCCGTCGTTTTCCATCCCACAGGATTCGAGATGCCTTACACCGGCCGCATTTATGCGTTCGGCGTTTTCGACTGCTGGACCCTGTGTCGCGACTATCTTGGCCGCGAATTTGGAATCAGTCTGAACCTCCACGAAAAGTTTCGCATCCCCAACTGGAGCGAAGGCGATGTGGACATTCTCGGCGACAACTTCGCTGGTGAAGGTCTGGTTCGCCTGGCGAATGGTGAGGAACCTCAGAAGGGCGACATCTTCTTCATGCAGTACGGAAAGATGCCGGATCACTGCGCCGTCTACATCGGTGACGACCAAATTCTCCATCACCACAAGGACCGTCTCAGCTGCCGAGCCGTCTTTGGTGGGATGTACAAAAAGCATGTGACGCACCACCTGCGCCACCGGAATCTACTTTCAGGGAAAGAGAAATGTCTGAATTAGTTCACGTTCAATTGGGCGGTGCGCTGGCGACCAACTTCGGTCGCCATTGGCATTTAAACGTCCGAAACGCCAAACAAGCCTTTGATTTGATCGACGCCAATAAGCCTGGGTTTAAGGCGTGGATTCGCAAACACGCGAAGTCGATTAGCAAGTACCACATCCAGATTACAAACAAGCAGGGCCACAAGTATTCAATGGATGAAACCGAGTTTCAGATGATGGGTGAAAGCGACAACATCGCCAAAATCCGCATCACGCCAGTTCCGCATGGTAGTGGCGGGAAGGGCTTTGCGTGGTTTGAAACCGTTGTTGGGGCTGCACTTTTGGTTGCCTCGATTTTCATTCCAGCGCTGGCCCCTTTAGGCATAGCTCTCCTGATGGCCGGCGTCCAGGGGCTTCTCTCCCCACAAGCGAAGAAAGCACAGGGGCCGGCTAACAACTCTGATGCGACCTACTTTGACGGCCCACAAAACACGACGAATCAGGGCAACCCGGTTCAGCTTAATTACGGTGAAGAAATTCTCGTCGGATCTCAGACCGTGTCCTCATCAATCACCATTGAACAGACCGCATAAGGGCGTACATGGAACAGTTCAAAAAAAGAAAACTGCCTGAAATTATCGCAGGTGCTGGCGGCAAGAAGTCGTCCGGCTCGTCAAGGACACCGGTAGAGGCGGACGACACCGTTAACTCGAATGTCAAAGTATCCATTCTGGACTTGCTGGGTGAGGGCGTTATTGGCGGTCTGAAGGACGGCGCGAAGTCGATCTTCCTTAACGACCTGCCATTGCAGAACTCTGACGACACTTACAACCACTCAGGCGTAACCTGGTGGTTCCGTGATGGCTCTCAGGACCAGAGCATCATCGAAGGCTTCGACTACACCGAAACGCCTAAAACCATCGGCTTGCAGGTCAAGAAAACGAGCGCCGTTACGATGGCGGTCGACAGTGACAGCGCTGACCGCTTCCGCGTCATTCTGAAATTCCCATCGCTGAAATCTGTCGACAAAAAGACGGGTGACACCAGCGGTACTTCTGTCACGTACAAATTCCAGGTGAGCAGTGCCGGCGGCGCATTTGTTGACGTGGCGCCAGAGGGCGAGTCCTCCGGGACCGTTACGCTGACCGCGAAGAAGGCCGGCGTTTATTATCGAAGCTACATACTCAACCTGCCGAAGCCGGGCTCTAAGTATCAGGTTCGTGTTGTTCGTGTTACCGACGACAACAAAGACACGACCTACCTTGCCAACGATATCTATGTGGATACCGTCGGGGAGATCATCAACACCAACATGAACTACCCGAACTCTGCGCTGGTCGGCCTTCGCGTCAACTCAGAGCAGTTCGGCTCGTCCATGCCGTCTCGTTCGTACCTGATTAGCGGTATGAAGATCCGCGTCCCGTCAAACTACGATGAAGTCACCAACGAATACCGAGGGACATGGGACGGTTCGTTCAAACTGATGTCGTCCAGTAACCCGGCATGGATTCTGTATGACCTCGTGACCAATAAGCGCTATGGTCTGGGTGAGTTCGTCAGAGAGTCAATGTTTGACCTTGGCCAGCTTTATCAGATCGGCCGGTACTGCGATGCGCTGGTTGACGACGGCTTTGGTGGCAAAGAGAAACGATTCGCCATCAACACGCAGATCACCACGCTTCAGGACGCCTATCGCTGCGTTCAGGATATTGCTGGTGCTTTCCGTGGGATGGTTTATTGGGCCGGCGGCATGGTTCATGTGACGCAGGATAGCCCGTCAGACCCGATCGCCATCTACTCAAACTCCAACGTAATTGATGGTCGATTCTCCTACAAAGGCTCTGCCCGTAAGGATCGCCCTTCTGTCGCGCTTATCACCTACAACAACAAAGAAGACAATTACAAGCAGAATATTGAGTATGTCGAAGACTTAGAAGCCATTGAGCGCTACGGGATACGCAAGACGGAGTCTGTAGCGTTTGGTTGTACTTCTCGTGGCATGGCTCATCGTGTGGGCTTGTGGACGCTTTATACAGGGCGTATGGAGTCGGACGTTATCACGTTCCAGACAGGGATGGACTCAGCATTCCTCGTTCCGGGCGACGTCATCCTGATTCACGACAAGTTCCGCGCCGGCCGTCGTAATTCTGGTCGTGTTGTCGCATCCACCGCAAACAGCATTACACTGGACTCTACGGTCGACATGACCAAGGCTGGCACCATCACCTTCATTAACGCTGAAGGCCGGATGATTAGCCGCGACATCCTTGAATCTGGCGTAGTGAGCAAAGTCACCTTTAAAGATGCAGTGAACGAGGCCGACCGCCCGGTTGCTGATGGCATCTGGGTGATTTCTCAAAGCGATCTGAAACCGCTTCAGGCTCGCGTAGTTGGTGTTACCCAGGGTGAAGACGGCGTTGGTAGCACGATCACCTGTATCCAGAATAACCCGTCCAAATATGCTGCCATTGATGACGGCGCCGTGCTCATCCCGCAAAACACGACCGTCCTTGATCCGACATTCTCGAAACCCGAGAACCTGAAGATCACTGAAGGAACATACCTGTCCTCTCCGGGCAACCTAAACGTATCGCTGACGGCGACATGGGAAGGTAAATCCGCAGAGTATTGGGTTAGCTGGCGCCGATCCGATGCCGGTAATGTGTCCAACTGGCAGACGGCCAAAGTTAACGAAGAGCAGTTCGAAGTTAAGCCGGTCGCGGAGAGCGGCAAATACGACTTCCAGGTGTACGGCGTTTCCGTCTCCGGGCGTAAGACCGAAATCCTCAGCACAACGTATCAGGTTCTGGGAACCATGACGCCTCCGGGCGCTCCATCGTCTCTGACTGCCGTTGGCGACTACCGCCAGATTATCCTTGGCTGGTCTAACCCGTCGTCCGTCGATTTGGATCACATCCAGATTTACGCCTCGAAGACCAACGACGTCACCAAGGCGACTCTGCTGGCTAAATCCACGACCACCAACTTCACCCACAGCGGTCTGGAAGATTCGGTAACGTGGTACTACTGGATTCGCTCGGCCAACAAACGCGGCATGACCAGTGACTGGAGCTCGAAGCTCGGTACGTCGGCAATGACGCGCGATGTATTGTCGTTCCTGCAAAACAAGATCACCGAATCCGAGCTCGCCAAAGACCTTCTGGCTGATATCGACAGCAAGGCGGTTGCTGCTGAGGTTGATGCTTCCATTGAAGACGCGAAGTCCGAAGCTACCGCGCAGGTTGAGGCCGCCAAGAAAGAGGCGTCCAGCGCCTTAAGCGCAGCCCAGGTCACGCTGAACAACGCCATCAATCAGGAAGCGACTGACCGCAATAATGCTGTTGCTGACGAAGCTAAGCAGCGCTCCCAGGCTATTTCGGCAGAAGCTGATGCGCGTACCAAGGCTATCTCCGATGAGGCTATCGCTCGCGCTGACGCAATTACAAAAGAGTCCGACACTCGCACGAGGGCAATGGCCGACGAAGTCACCGCCCGAAACAAGGCTGTCGCTGACGAAGCCGCCGCCCGGACAAAGGCTGTGTCTGACGAGGCTGTCGCTCGCGCCAAGGCTGTGTCTGATGAGGTGGCGGCCAGAACCAAAGCTGTCGCAGATGAGGCCACCGCTCGCGCCAAGGCGATATCTGACGAAGCCGCCGCACGCGCTACGGCAATTAGCGATTCGGTGGCGGTTGAGGCTACCGCTCGCGCGAAGGCTATCGCAGACTCCGCGTCGTCTCTCAGCGACAAAATTGAAAAAGAGGTCACCGATCGCGTCAAGGCTGTTTCCGATCTGGACACCAAAACCGCAAACGCGATCTCGTCCGAATCATCAAGCCGCATCGCTGCCATTTCTGATGAGGCAAAGACTCGCGCTGACGCTATTCTTCAGGAGAAGAACAGCCGCCAGGCGGAAATTAAAAATGTGTCCGCTCAAATGCAGACCGCCAACGAGTCTCTGGCGCAGCAGATTTCACAGGTCGCAGCGGGAACAGGCGAGCAGTTCGACAGTCTCAAGATCTGGTATTTCGATGCACAGACAACTGAAGGGTGGAGCGGCAACAAGAGCGCTATTCTGTCTGCTGACGGGTGGATTCGCTCAGGCAATGGCGTGGATGCATGGCTGACATCGCCAGCAGGTCTTGCTATCGCCGGCGCATCCTATCGCTTCATGAAGATGCGTATCCGAAAAGTGGGTAATCCAGTTTGGGAAGGTGCAATTCGCTGGATCACCAAAAGCGGCGATAGCTTCAACAACACCAATTTCATCACGGTAAGCGAACCGGAGTACAACGCCCAGGGTGTTGCTACGCTGACGGCAAGCGATATCAAGTGGAATAACGATACCGTTCACCAGATTCGTCTTGATCTTTCCATCTCGACCGATGATTCAAACTACATCGAAGTCGACTGGATCGCCGTCGGCCGACCAACTCCGGGCGCCGGCATGGCCGCTCTGCAAGATGAGAAGACCGCCCGTACCAACGCTGATGCAGCAGAAGCAGCCAGCCGCTCAACTCTGGCAACACAGCTGCGTGGCTCTTATGACGGGACTGACATTACAAAGCTGAGCTCTGGCCTCATCTTCCAGGAGCAGCAAGCGCGTGTAACTGCCGATAAAGTAGAGGCGACCGCACGTCAGTCACTGGAAACCAAAGTGAATGACAGCGTATCGAGTATCAACAAGTCGCTCGATACGCTGAACACGAAAGACCAGGCGATGGCGTCAGACATCACCGGCCTTAAATCTTCTTTAGACGACAAAGCTGATGCGTCGGCCGTTCAGACACTCAAGGCGACGGTCGAGCAGCAGGGCTCGAATATCTCTACTCAGGGACAGTCGATCACCAAGCTTCAAGGCGATCTGAATACCACCAACACCAATGTTGGGAAGAAAGCCGACCAGACGGCCATGACCGCGTTACAGGGAACTGTGACCCAGCAGGGCAAGGATATCGCGGCAGCCAACAGCAGCATCTCCACCCTGAAGTCTTCTCTGGACACTACGAACGATGCGGTGGCCAAGAAAGCTGATGCGACGGCGGTCAGCGATCTGTCTTCTCGCGTAAGCGCGACAGAAGGTAGCGTGTCCAGTCAGGGCGACAGCATTGTCCAGCTGAATAACTCACTGAGCAACGCTCTGGCGGACTCTGACGCTTCAGCCAAGACTCCGAACAACCTGATCGTCAACCCATCGTTTGAGCGTGGTATGGACGGTTATATTGGCGCATCCAGTCTCAGTACGGTCGTTACTGTTCAGATACCGCATGTCGGCACAAAAGCACTGAAAATTGACCCAGGTAGCTCCGTATCTCCGGGCCAGTACATCGATTTTGTCAAAGGCCGTACTTATGAGATCGGCGTCTGGGTTAAACAGGTTTCTGGAACAACAGATAATGGGCAGGGCAACAACAAGCTGCGAGTGGGTAATAGTGCTGGAGCGCCAGTGTTTGAGGTCCCGTTCGCAAACCTCACCATTGACTGGACGAAAGTTAGCAAACGATGGAAGGCTACCGAGACGGGAAGTCTGCCCGTTACGCTGAGCAACTATCTGACCGCCGGCAACCGCTACTTCGATGACTTCTACGTTATCGACGTAACCGACGCCGTGAACATCGATGCGAGCGCCTCCGCGATTTCTTCGTTGCAGAGTACCGTCACGCAACAAGGTAAAGACATTTCGTCGCAGTCCACCAGCATCGCTGGCCTGAACAACAGCCTGAACACAACCAACGAAAACGTCGCGAAGAAGGCTGATTCCTCTGCGGTCCAGACGTTGCAAAATACTGTGACGCAGCAGGGCAAGGATATCTCTGCCGCCAATAGCGACATCACCAATCTGAAAGGCAGTCTGGATGCGACAAACGATAAAGTCGCTACCAAGGCTGACGCTTCAGCAATGAGTGATCTGGCGTCTCGCGTATCCCAGAATGAGAAAGGCATTGCCACGCAATCCGACTCTCTGACCAAATTGAGTAACAAGGTGTCCAGCATTGACGTCGGCGGTGTGAACCTCATCACCAACGGCGATATGAGTGCGGCGCCGGTATCTCTGCTTTCCACTACGACCAGCTTTAAATCGTTCGATCGTACCGTGACTGCCGATGTCCGTGGCATGTCAGTGGTGACGCCTCGCTCAATAACGCTGTCCGTATGGTTTAAAGAGCTGTCCTCTGGGTTCGGGACGACGAAGCCGTTCACCAGTGTTGTGATTGGTAAAAGCGCTGCCGGCGATAATTGGGGCGTTCGTTTCTATGCCAGCAACGGAAGTGTGTCGCAGAAAGGGGATATGTTCGTCTGGACCGGTACGATTAACCTGAAAGCCGGCGACACGCTGTTCAATGACCCGACGACGATCCGCTTCATTCTGGAAGATAAAACCCAGAAGACTGGCGCCATCTTCTACCGCGTTAAGTTGGAAAACGGCAACATCGCAACCGACTGGTCCGCAAGCCCGGACGAAGTGAAGTCAGGTCTGGATGCCAATGCGTCTGCACTGAATGCACTAACGACGCGCGTTGCCTCAACCGAGGGTAATGTTGAATCTCAGGGCAACAGCATCACTTCTCTGAAGAACGACCTGGCGACAACCAACGCCAACGTTTCGAAGAAAGCTGACTCGTCCGCTGTAGCGACAATCCAGAGCACGGTAACGCAGCAGGGCAAGGACATTGCATCCTCCGCGTCCGACATCTCATCGCTGAAGAATAGTCTCGCCACAACGGACAGCAACGTCGCGAAGAAGGCGGACGCCTCAGCACTGCAAACTCTGCAAAACACGGTAACACAGCAGGGTAAAGATCTGACCAGCGTTGGCAATCGTGCAACGGCGCTGGAGAACAGCCTCAAAACGACGAACGACAATGTTGCGACCAAGGCCGATGCCTCCGCGCTGTCAACGCTTCAGAATACCGTATCACAGCACGGTGATTCCATTGCGTCTCAGAGCGACTCAATAACCAGTCTGAAAAACAGCGTCGGTTCTTTGGTTAACATGGGCGACAATCTGGTTCAGGACTCCAGCTTTGACAACGGCGGGCAAACGTTCAGGACTCAGCAAAATTCTGGAACATCTGGAAGTATTGTTGCGTTTGGCGCGTTTGGTGAAAACTCGGCCGGTGTGCGTATGGTTAAAGTCAACGGTACGTCGCCTGGTCTGTTCGCTAACGGCAAACTGCCAGTTCCGGTAAATGGCGCGAGAAAATACCGTTACATTGTTCGCGCGAAGGGTGTTTCCGGGGCAATGAATATGCTGCTGCGCCGCTGGAATTTTAACGGCAATACGGAAGGGGCGTATGAAGACAAGAACAATACGCTGACAACCGACTGGCAAACCATCACCTGGGACACATCCTTCTCGCCGAAAGACGGCGTTGACGGTCAGTCCTTTGGCATCTACTGCCATCCGAACAATGGCGAGATCTGGATTGATTCATTCCAGGTGTTCGACATTACCGATGCGACCAACAATGAGACGACGGCCAGCGCGTTAAGCAATCTGTCGACGACCGTTTCCAGGCAGGGTGAAACCGTCACCTCTCAGGGTACGGCGATCACCAAGTTGCAGAATGACCTCAGCTCCACCAAGACCGATCTGGCTAAGAAAGCGGATGCATCGGCGCTTCAGACACTGCAAAGCACCGTGACCGATCAGGGTAAGACGCTGACCAGCCAGGGTGATGCGATCACGGCGCTGAATAACACCGTTAATACGGTGAAAGGTGATGTGGCAAAGAAAGCCGACTCCTCTGCGCTTCAGAATCTTCAGAGCACCGTAACACAGCAGGGTAAAGACATCTCCACCAATGCCAGCAACATCACGGCGCTGACTGGAAACCTTGCCACCACAAACGCTGCCGTCGCAACGAAAGCTGATGCTTCTGCGTTGAACAACCTCACAACGAGAGTGACCCAGAACGAGAAGAACATCTCTTCTCAAAGTGACGCCGTAACGAAGCTGTCCAACACGGTAAGCAACATCGCGGTAGGTAGCGCAAACCTGATTCCGAACTCCGGCACAATGGAGGGATGGTCTGACGTCATTAGCGACACCTATCGTGGCAACAAGGTCTTCTCGTTCACGAGAAAAGCCAACAGCTCAAGCTACGTTCAGTCGAACGAGATTGTGCTGGCCGGCCCGGTGGACTCCGACAGCTACGTCTACAGCTTCTGGGCGAAAGCCGCGAAGGATGGCACTGTCATCAACGCCTACTTCTACAACCCAAGCAACACGACCGGTTCTGAAACAAGCCAGGGTGTTAAGGGTAGCAGTTCTGATGGCTCTGCGGCGATCACACTGACCACCTCATGGGCGCGTTATTGGGTTAAGTGGACTCATTCTCCGACAACCGGAACGAAGCGCTTCATTCCGGCGCGACTGAACAATTCCTCAACTGCCGACCAGACTGTCTTCATCAGCTCGCCGCAGCTGGAAACCGGCAACGTCGTAACCGACTGGAAAGCGGCAGACAGTGATTTCGCCTCAGCCTCCGCGCTCAGTACGCTGACCAGCCGTGTAACCTCGGATGAAGGCGTTATTTCATCTCAGGGTTCGGCAATCGCCGATCTGAAAAACAGTCTGGCGACAACAAACTCGACCGTTGCAACAAAGGCGGACGCTTCAGCGTTGAGTTCGCTTCAGAACACCGTAACCAAGCAGGGTACGGACCTGAAGTCGGCGTCTGATTCCATCACGACGCTGAAGAACAGCATCGCGGCGACTGATGCCAATGTTGCCAAGAAAGCGGACGCATCCGCTCTCCAGACGCTCCAGAGCACCGTCTCTACGCAAGGGGATAAGATTGCCAGTCAGGGTAATTCTATCACCAGCCTGGGCAACTCACTGGACACCGTGAAGGGCGATGTTGCGAAGAAGGCGGACACTACGGCTTTGAATAACCTTTCTACTCGGGTTAGCAATGCCGAAGATAAGATCAGCAGCAGCAGTGACGCCATCACTTCGCTGAACAGCTCGCTGAATCAGCAGTCTAAGCGCGGCGCAAACATCCTGCCAGACGGGACGTTCGAGAGCTATTCGAGCGGGTACAATATCACCAATGGTCGCGTCATCGTGACTGCTGACGATTCTCACGGCGGAAACAAATGCATCCGTGTGACACGTCCGAACGACTACACTAATTATACAGATAACAGTGACAACCACATCTTCAGCGGCTTCCAGGTTCGCGACAACGCGGTATTCTATGTTGAGTGCTGGGTTAAGCTGGACGCCAAGAGCACGACGATGGATGGCTCGGTGCAGATTGCGGTCGGCATGTCGTTGCAGTATCAGGATAACTCCTGGCAGTGGCCGGCACTCATTAAGTCGGCAAAAGATCTGTCCGCAGACACCTGGACGAAAGTCAGTGGCTATCTGAAGAGCAGCAAGAGCGGTATCAAACAGGCGATGGTGCGGATCTCCATACCAAACGTATCGACTGTTAAGGCGGGTAACTCCTTCCTCGTCGATGATTTTGTCATTACCGACGTGACAGACGCCTATAATGCCCAGCAGACGGCTGATGCCACTGCGAGCGCGGTATCAACGCTTCAGACGACTGTGTCCAGGCAGGGCGACAGCATCACCTCGCAGGGCGACAGCATCACAACCCTGAATAATGGCCTGGCCACGGCGAACAAAGCCATTGGCACCAAGGCTGATGCCTCCGCGCTGTCATCGCTGCAAAACACCGTTACCCAGCAGGGTGAAGACGTTGCTGCCAACACCAACAATATCACTGCGCTGTCAAATCAGGTTGTCAACGGCAAGCAGGACACTTGGGCTCGCCGCATCTACAAGTGCCAGCTTGCCAACGCCGGCACCGAACCGACGTTTAGCGACATTCAGGGGCTTTCCCCGGTATTTATGGATGAAGTGGCCGACGCAGCCAGGATGGACTTCTCTGGCGCCGGATCGTATGTAGTCGCGCATTACAAGGCGATGGTTCGTGTTGCTGCGGATACCACCATCTCTGTGTCGCCTGGCTCTCGTGTGTTTGATGACTCCGGTGCGGTGTATGTGAATGGTGTTCGTCAGGCTGCTGCGTTGTCTGGAACAGCTGTACTCAATTTCACACTGTCCGCCGGCTGGAATACTGTAGAGTTTCTGGTTAACCAGTGGACCGGTAATGCCTATGTCAATCTGGGCTTCAAGCTGGGCGACAAGGTTGCCGAGCTGTATTCTGGTCTGGGCGTCTCTTCACTGTCTTCGGCGCTGAACTCGATCAGCTCCAACGTCAGCAAGGTGGGTGATCAGGTTTCCAGCAACAGCACGGCGATCACCTCTCTGAAGAACGGCCTGAGCGATACCAACTCTACCGTTGCGAAGAAAGCGGACGCTTCGGCTCTTCAGACGCTGCAAAACACGGTTACTCAGCAAGGTAAGGATATTGCAAGCCAAAGCGACAGTGTTACGAATCTCAGCAACGCACTAAGTAACGTTTCTATTGGTGGCGTCAACCTGATCAAAAACTCAGGCGACATGGCCGGGTGGTCTGGTAAAACCAATGAAATCTTCCGTGGCAATGCGGTGATTAGCGCGACTACTAAAGCGGGCAGTTCCTACCGAGATCTCAAGGAGATTACTCTCGACGCTCCAGTCGACAATGCAGAGTACGTTTACAGTTTCTTTGCAAAAGGCGGTGAGAACGGCCAGAGCATGACCGCTTACTTCTACAATCCTAACTCGACGATATCTAGTGTTAGTAGCCAGGGTGTGTCAGGCGGTGATGTCGATGGTCGTATGTCATTCACTTTGACAACTGAGTGGGTTCGTTATTGGGTTAAGTGGAAGCAGAAGCCGGGAACTGGATCTAAGAGACTAATCCTTGCTCGCATCCAAGCATCTTCGACGAAAGATCAGACCGTCTCTATCACCAGCCCTAAGCTGGAAGTTGGCAATATGCCTACAGAGTGGTCTCCGGCGCCGAGCGATATGGCATCGTCTAACGATCTGTCATCGCTGAAGACTACGGTTGACGCGAATAGCGGCGCTATTCAGTCTGTAACCTCTCGCGTCCAGAAAACTGAAGACAATATCTCCACGCAGAATACCGCGATCACTAAGCTTCAGGGTGATTTGTCGACCACCAACAATCTGTTTTCCACGAAGGCTGATTCCACCGCGCTTCAGACGCTGTCAGGTCGCGTCGATAAGACGGAGTCCAGCATCAGCACCCAGAACGATGCAATAACCAAGCTGAACAGCAGCCTTGATACCACAAATAAAGCTGTGGCTAAAAAGGCGGAGCAGTCGTCTCTCGATACGCTGAGCGGCCGGGTATCCAGCACTGAAAATGGGATCACGGCGGCGAACTCCAGCATCACGTCTCTGAATGCGGCTATTCGCGCAGAGAACGCGAGCAGTGGGGATTTGATTACTAACCCTACATTTGACCCTCAGTACGCTCAGATGGGCTTTACCGTCGTCACAACCGACACAGATGGTGTTCCAGCAAACTGTCCATTCAGATATGCGGCTAAACTTGCGTCCCGTGACCATCATCCGAACTTCAACGCCATCGTTGCAACATTGGGCGATGTGTTTGAGATTTCGGTGCTGGTGGCGTGCGGCGCTGGGAATGCTGACTTTAACCTCTATCTTTGCACAGCAAACGGCCCAACTGGTGGGATAGGTGCCCCGCTTTATAATGGCGGAAATACCAAAGCTACAAGCACCTGGACTCGCGTAACATGGAAGTTCACTGTTAGCCAGGCAATGGTTGACAAAGGCTACATTCGTCCGTTCCTGCAAATCAACCAGTCTTCACCGTTCGGTACGATCTGGTACGTCACTGACTGGCATATGCGCAACATCACTGCGGCATCAAAGGCGCAGGATACGGCGAATGCCACCTCTAAGGCGGTCGATTCTCTGACGTCCACGGTGAACCAACAGGGCAGCGATATTTCCTCGATCGGCTCTCGTACAACGTCGCTTGAGAATGGTCTTAGCACCACAAACGCCAACGTTTCGAAGAAGGCTGATTCTTCTGCGCTTCAGACGCTACAGAACTCGGTAACACAGCAAGGCAATGACATTTCTGGCCAAGGTTCTCGCGTAACGTCTCTGGAAAATAACCTGACGGCCGGAGCAAACCTCATTCCTAACCCAGCGATGCTTAACGGCGCTCAGGGTTGGGGTGGTTCTGAGACAACTGTTGATGGTTACGCGGCGGTCGTCAGCAGCTCAGGCTGGGGACCATCGTCGTCCTACTTCCAAGTGACGCCAGGCGACATTATCGATTTGAGCCTGATGAGCCAGAGCGCGGGCGCAGCATCCATCTCATGGGGACTCCGCTTCGACGGCCCTGGACTGAGCAATTTCTGTCTCTACGCCCCTGCGTTGACCTTCGCGGCTGGCGAGAAGAAGAGTGTATCTGCGGCTATTACCGTACCTGCTGGCGCAACAAAGGCGATGTTCCAGGCAAGCGCTAGGGCGACTTCCGCACGTACCGTATATAACATCATTGCTACCCGCCGTGATGCTGGAACCAAAGCCAACAGCTCTGCGATTGATACGTTGAACAGCACCGTCAAAACGCAAGGTGACACGCTTAGCTCGATCGGAAGTCGTACAACTTCGCTGGAAAATGGGCTGAGTAGCGCTAACAGCGCTCTCTCACTGAAAGCGGACGCGTCGGCACTGTCATCGCTGACAAATACAGTGACCCAACAAGGCAAGGATCTGGATGCAGCAGAAGCCAATATAACTGCGGCGAACACCAGCATCACCTCCATGCAGGCGTCTCTGACTCGTCGCACTGTATTTACGGTAACGGCGAAAGGCAACGGTAACAGCGCTAATCACGGTTTCTTTGATGAGTCAGGTAAAAATCTGTTTACGCCTGGTCGCAGCTATGCGCTGATCACGTTTAAAGCGAATAGCGACGGCTCGACGGTCATTAATACCAGCAAAACCTATGACGTTTTTGGCTCTGCCAACAACGGGAAGGCGATGTCTGACGATATTGCGGCTCTGGCTAATGGCGTTTACGTTTGCGTGATGACTTATGACGAGCCGTCGGGTCAGCGTAACTCGATTGCATCTGCCTTAGAGTTGCTCGGTGGCACAACTGAAGTTATTAACTCTCTGCCATATCGCGGCGCGTACATTCTCCTTGGCCGTAAAGGCATGAAGGCCGGCGACGGTCTGGAGTTACGCGCACCTACAGGTGGTGACTCCAGCGCATTTATTTCCACGTCCGTTGAGTTTGTGAACGGGGTAATGATGGGGTTGGGCGCCGCCGGCGGTGTGATGATGAAGGCGGATGCGAACGCCAGTGCAATCACCACTCTGCAAAACACCGTTAAGCAGCAGGGCGACACTATCGCTTCGAGCAGTAGTGCCATCACCTCTCTGCAAAACGACATGAGGACGGTTAATGACAATGTCTCTAAAAAGGCAGATGCATCGGCGCTTCAGACTTTGCAGAACACGGTAACGCAGCAGGGTAAAGATATCTCTACCCAAAGCGCGTCGCTGACGCAGCTCAATAACAGCCTCAGCGCGACGAATGCCAGCATCGATGCGTCGGGCAAGATCCCTGGGAACCTGATCGTCAACTCGTCATTCGAGCGCGATAAAGATGGCTACACCGGCTGGAGCTCTATCGCCTCCGTCATCGCAGCGTCGGTGCCACACTCAGGAAGTAAAATCCTCAAGCTGGCTGCCGGCGGATCTGTGTTAGTCGGGCAGGACGTTACCTATCTGAAGGGTCGCACCTATAAAATCGGCGCATGGGCTAAGCAGGATTCAGGCACCGTTATTCAGGCTGCGGACAACACGAAGTTCCGTATCGCGGATAGCACAGGTTTGCTGGCTAGTAGTGTTTACGGTCCTTTCACGTCAAACTGGCAGGAGATTAGCTTCACCTGGAGGCCGGGTAAAGATGTGACAGCGGCGACACAGATCACCGCCTACCTGTCCGCCGGTGCGATGTATTTCGACGACTTCTACGTTATCGACATCACCGACCGCGTCGATCTGGATGCCACGGTGTCTGCGGTTTCCGGTCTGACGACGAGAGTGTCCAATGCTGAAGGGAATATTTCTTCCCAATCCGACAGCATCACCACTCTGAACAACGGTCTTAGCACTCTGAACAAGACGGTCAGCACCAAGGCCGATGCCACGGCGCTGTCTTCACTTCAGAATACCGTGACGCAGCAGGGCAAGGATATTTCGTCGGCGAGCGGAAGCATCACCAGCCTTCAGAGCAGCCTGAATACGATCAAGGTTCAGAGCAACCCTTGGATTGACGGTACGTTTGAAACCTATGACAACAATCAGCAGCTGGGCGGCAGCACTGCGATTGTAACGACGGACTTCAAGAACAGCGGCAACAAATGTCTGAAGGTTACTCGCCCAGCCAATACCAGCGGGAATTCCGACAAGACGATCGGCTCCTATTCTGCGGTGCGCCAGAGCGCGAAATATCGCGTTGAGTTTTGGGCTATGATGCCGGCAAGTGAAGCCCCGCCGTCTGGCTGGACTGTGGTCGTTGGTCTGCACTCCATCAACAAAGATGGTGGGAATGACTGGCAGGGCATTGCGTTCGACGAGGCTGGTCTTGGCGGTCGCGACCAGTGGGTTAAGTTTACTGGTGTAGTGAAAGTGAGTCCGAGCGTTACCCGTAGCCATGTATGGATTTCTACTCGTGGTCAGAGTGGCTCCAACACACCTGGATACGCGGTGTACATTGATGATTTCGTCATTACCGATATCACTGATGCTGCGGATGCACAGGCTACGGCGGATGCGAACGCAACAGCAATCTCATCGTTGCAGACGAAGGTCAGCGATATCGATGGGAAAGTGACTGCCCAAACGTCGCAACTGTCTTCCATGCAGTCGAAGGTAGATGCGTCTTCTTCGAAAGTGGATCAGCTGTCTAAGACCATTTCGGACAGTCAGAGCACTCAGGCATCGTTGAACACCAGTCTTCAGTCTCAGATTGATGCCCAGGCTTCGGCCAACATCAAAAACCAGGCTGATCTGAACTCGGCGGCCACGAGCATTGCGACCATTAAGTCTACGCAGTCCACACAGGCTACGCAGCTTAGCGCAATTGCCAAGCAGCAAACCGATATGACGGCATCGCTGGACAATCAGTCGGCATCTATTCAGACGCTTCAGGAGTCTGTCGCGAACAACGATTCTCTGAAGAGCACCTGGATGGTGAAGATGGAGACGAACAGCGCCGGCCAGAAATATGCAGCGGGTATCGCGCTGGGTGTGGATGGGAAGAGCCAGCAAAGCCAGTTCTTGGTTCAGGCAGATCGCTTCGCGCTGATTAATACCAGCAACGGCAATACGACGACACCGTTTGTGATCGATAACGGTGTGACGTACATGAATGCCGCTTACATCAAAGATGGGGCGATCACGAACGCGAAAATTGGTGGTGAGATTAGGTCTGACAACTTCGTAGACGGATCTCAGGGCTGGCGTGTCGGAAAGGATGGTTCTTCTCAGTTCCACAACGTCGTTGTCCGAGGACATGTTGAGGCCAACAGTGGATCGTTCAGAGGCGCTGTTTATGCTACTGACGGTTGGTTCCAGGGCACCGTATACGCGAACCGTATTGAGGGCGACATTGGTTCCTTCGCCATCAACATCGCACAGCACCGCACGCGTAAAGTGCCGAAGGCGACATGGCAATGGTTCGAGCTGGCCAGATTCCGTCGCCAGAGCTTCGACCAGGTGATCAACATTCGCGGCGGTCTATTGCAGACCGACAGCATCACCATCGACGGCGGCGCGAAACTCCGGGCGGGTATGTCGTATTCTTCCGGCGCAGATGGAGGCCTTAATCCAGGATTCCTGTCACACGCCATGTTGTTGCGTGCCACTGGCGCAACTTCTGGCGGCGGCAGCATGGAGATCGGCATTGAGCTTATGTACGAAACAGGTGGGTGGGACCGCCTGCTGACGGCACAAGGGGAGATGAACGTCGACAATATGTCGTTTGTTGTTCCAGCTGGCAGTGGGGATGCAGTTCTTCGTTATGGTTGTTATCTTGACCGTAACGGGCAAATGGTATTAACCATCCTTTCACGATTCGACGCTTTTTCGGCGCGGAATAACAATGTAATTCGTGGATCGTCCACACCGTAACATGGCGCCCCGGAAGGGCGCCCTTTATACCGAATTAACTAAAGGAAGAGATAATGAGTATGTACGAAGTTGGCACCGTAGCGGGTGCCGCAAATCAGGCGAAAGTGACTGGTACGACGACGAAATGGTCCAATGCCGCGCTGGGTGTCCAGCAAGGTTCTATTCTGGTTGTTTACAGGAGCGGCAATGCAGATCTGTATGCGATCAAGTCTGTCGATAGCGACACACAGTTAACGCTGTCCAGAAATATCACTGTCGCTTTCTCTGGCGCGTCGTATGGCATTATTACGTCAGAGACAGCCAGCACGTCAGCTTTTGCCAATCAGCTCGCCAGCGCGTTCTCCCTTTGGCGTAGCGTCGTCGAAGGATGGTCTGCTGCGCTGACGTCGACGGGCAACATTACGATGACAGATCCCATCACAGGAGTGTCAGTTACGGTCCCTGCCATTAATGGCATGGCCAGGATTGCCGGCGGCAACAACTTAACCGGAACGCAGAGCCTCGACAGCGACGACTCCGGTTTTATCCTCGGAAAAAATGGCGACATAGGTCTTATCAAGAAAAGCGGAACCTATGGGAAGGTTATGGTGGGAAAATCGTCTCGATTCTCAGTCGTTCGAAGCGACAAAGACCGGATATCGGCAACTGACGAACAGACTGAAATTTTTGGCGTTGAAGCTAACGGTGACGTCAAAGTCGCGAACTCACTTTATGCTAAAGGTGTTCTACAAAGTGATTATCAGGTTAAAGCGCAAAGTATCGAGCTTTCCTATACAACACCGTATATCGACTTCCATTATGGGAATAGCACGGCAGACTATACTCACCGAATTATTGCGGATGACCCGGTCGCATTAGGGTTCGAGTGCAGTCTTCGAGTTGCCAAAAATATTCGCGCGCAGGAGGGTATCAAAGCCGATTTATATGTGCGTGCCGCCAGTCGTGCCGGCATCATAGCGCAATATGACAGTGACCCCGGCGGAAATATCGGTGATCTTCGAGTTGCCCCAATCGTATGCAGTCAATTCGCAACTGTAGGCGCTGATGGAAACGGGAACGCTGGCGCGAATTTTTGGTTTGAGGAACACATAGGTTACAACCACCGTCTGGTAACTCAGGTCAAGGGATATGGTGCGGCGGTTCAGTATTGGCATCATCGCAGCGATGGGATGATTTGGAATAGTCAACGTGGGGATGTGGCATGGGCTGCAACCTCTGATAAAAATCTCAAGCATGATATTAAGCCCACAGACGGTCGACAGTCTCTGGATAACATCAACGCTATGGACCTCGTTACGTTTGTTTATAACGATGACGAAAAAGGCAGAACGAGACGTGGCGTGATAGCGCAGCAACTTCAGGAGATTGACCCATGCTATGTGAAGGTTAGTCGTGGCGAAATACTCAAAGATGAAACTGAAGACGGCACGGGGACTCCGGTTGTTGTTGAGAAGCTCGTTCTGGACACCAACCCTCTCTTGATGGATGCACTGAGTGCCATTCAGGTTTTGTCGAGAGAGATTGAATCCCTAAAAGCTGAGTTAGCCTTGCGCTCTTAGGTTGCGATGATATGTAAGTGTATACATACTAGCCTAGTGCGGCTATCATACAGGCTGGAATCGGTTTGACAGACATGGAGGACGAAAATGTCAAACGAAATGCACGGTGTGAGCCGCACGGAAGTGGAGCGCATTGCGCAAATTGTCGCACGAGAGGTCTTGCAGGGCTTGCGCGACGAGGTTGGGGAAGAGGTCGATAAGCGTCTTAAGGCTTATCTCGGAGACATGACGTCGACGCAGCACAGCATTCAACACGCGAATCTGGACAAGCTGCTCAACCGAATGGACGCCATCTCAAGCGGATTTTTCGGTGGGGTCGTTTCGAAGGTGACGTCTTTCCTGATCACAGCATTGCTGCTGGGGCTTGCAGCATACGGCGTTAAAAGTGGAATTGGACAGTAAGGGGAAAAGGATGACTCCAAGAGGTATTCGTAACAACAACCCAGGCAATCTGGATAACACGAACCCGTGGCAAGGTCTTGTGGCCAACAAGAACGAATCGCGGTTCGCAACATTCAAGGATGCGACATGGGGGATTCGTGCATTGGCGGTCACGCTGATCACTTATCACGACAAGCGCAAAGCGAAAGACGGCTCTCGAATCGACACGATCCGCGAAGTTGTCGAGCGCTGGGCGCCACCGTCCGAAAACGACACCACGGCCTACGTTAAGGCGGTGTCCAAGGCGGTTGGCGTGTCGCCAGATATGGAAATCGATTTGCACCAGTACCAGATTCTGAAGCCTACCGTCGAGGCGATTATTCGTCACGAGAACGGGCAGGGTCCGCTGAAGACGGCAAATACGTGGTATTCCGACGACGTCATCGACGAAGGTTTACGCCGTGCCGGTGTTGTGAAGCCGACCAAGGCAGTGAAGTCCATCCCTGTTACCAAGGAGACGGCCGGCGCTTCATTGACCGCCTCTCTCGGTATTGCGCAGCTGGCGCAGATTGCACCGCAGATCAACGATGCAATGAACAAGGCGCAGGACAACATTTCCAGCGGTGATTGGGTGCGCATTGGGTTTGGTGTCGCGACGATCGTGATTGCCGGCTTCATTGCCTGGTCGCAGGTTCGCAAGTATCAGAAAGGGACAATCTGATGGGTGTAGTAGTCGCTTTGATTAGTAAGTTCAAAGTGGCGCTGGCGACGGCTTCGGCCGTCGTTTTAGTGCTTTTCGGCGCTTACATGTTAGGTGGTCGCTATGCTCGGCGAGCGGTCGAAATTAAAGAGATCCGCGAAGAAGGTCTTCGCAATAAGAAAATCGTAGAGGCAAAGGTTGAAACATCAAAGCAAGTTGCAAGTCGGTCTGATGATGCCGTGCATTCTGAGCTTCAGTCTGATTGGATGCGCGATTAAAAAGCCGGTCACAATAGGCTTTTGTGACGTGTCGGCACCAATATACGCAAGTCGATCCGATCTCATGACGCCGGAAACGGAGCGTCAGATCCTCGAACATAATTTACTAGGTAAGAGACTGTGTGCTTGGGGAAAAAAGAAATCCGTTGATTGATGGCTGAGCGCCCGCATTTAGAGGCGCTCGTTTTTTTTGTTAGTTGCAGCCTGATTAATGTCTGCACATCGTCGCAACGTAACGCATTTTGAGACGTTCTAATCGTTACTGGTACGTTTGCTTATCGACCCTCTCTCCATGCCACCAGCACCCCAATCCCTTCGTTTAAAACGACACCCAAGCCAAGCTATTGCATTTTACAGCGAATCGAAAAGCGGCTAGTATTCCCTAAACAAGAAAACAACATGTTTACTAACGAGGCAGTGTATATGCAAACTACCGTTATAGTTGTTGGTGGAACAAAAGGCGGACCGGGCAAATCAACAATCGCCCAGCAAATAGCCGCCTATCTCATCCTGAAAAAGAAAAAAACCGTGTTCATTCTCGACATCGACCCCCAGATGACGACCGCTCGCTGGTGCGAAGACCGCTCTGAGAATGAAGATTTGACCATCATCCCATTCGCCGCCAAACAGCACGATATCGATCAGACTATCGCCAGCTTGCGAGGAAGATATGACTTTGTGGTTATCGATGCAGGGGGCTTTGACTCCGACATTCAGCGACATGCTCTGAGACACTCTGACGTCGTTCTTCTGCCGCTAAGACCGAAACGTCGCGATCTGCGTTCACTTGGCGATGTGGATACCGTTGTCGCGGCAGCCAGAGCGTCTAATCCAGATCTGAAAGCCTACGTCGTCATGAATCAGTGTCCGTCATTGCCGTCTCAGGCGAAGCGCATTCTGGTGGCGAAGGATGTATGTGAGACGTTTGGTCTGGAAACCACACCGGTCAATCTTTACAACCGCAACGTGTACGACGATGCAGAGTGGGCGGGGCGTTCCATCTTTGAAGTGACTGGCTCTGAACGTGATCCGAAAGCGGAAGCGGAAATTCAAGAAGTCACCAATTTTATTCTTTCTGGAGGTAATTAAGCATGGCGGACGATTTGAAGAAGGCTGGTGGGTTTGGTGACTTGACAAGCGGTGCTCGTCAATCGAAGCGCATCGAAGAAGCCGACAAACCGGCTCGCGTATCAAACAAGACCCAAGGCGCTCCACTGAAAGGTAAGACGGCAATCAGAAGTCGCACCATCAGCCTGGAAGAAGAGTACGTTGAGTTCATGGAAATTCTGGTTAAGCGCCTTCCTGACCTAAGTCTGTCACGATCAGATATCGTCCGTGTTGCACTGGTCGCTCTCAGCAAGATGAAAGCCGAGAAGCTGAAGTCTGTCATCGAACAGAACCGTTTGACCACCAGCAATGAAGTCGGTCTTCGCATTACCGAACTGGAACGAGAGTTCGACAAAGCCGAACGAGAAGAGCTGTTGAAGACTATCACGCCGGAAGAGTTGGAAAGGCTAATTGACCGCAGCTGATTTTGGAAAGCTGGCCTACCCCTATATGTTTTAAGATCTTTTAAAAGAAAGTTATTAAATATATACAGAGCTAGGCTTTTTAACGCATTCAAAAGGCTTGAAAAGACAACACCCAGATACCTTTCAGGTACTGGCTGTTAACGTCAAAACCCAGAGTCAAAACCACGGAGTAAGGCATCTGAAAGATGCCTGGCTCCGTTCAGTTAAAGACGGTTCTGGGGTACTTGTTTTAAGTCAAAGCCCAGCCTTTTCTTCCTTCAAAAAGACCTAGCTCTGTATATCTTTTAATACTTTCTTTTAAAGTCTTTAAAAACATATAGGGGTATTCGACGTTCACCCCAGACCTCAAAAAGAAGCCGCCAAAGAACCTACATTTCCCACTTTTAAAAATCACGCAGCCACATTACACTTGGCACAATTGTAAGTATGTAAGTGTATACATAGGCATCATAAAAATGATAAAGCTGCACATGGCGCTGGATTTCGAAAAGTACGACATTCTGGAGACGATGGATACCGCGACAATGGACTTGTGGGTATCCCAGCACGTCGGTCTTTCCCGATGCAAGGCTGAATCGTCGCTGTACACCAGTAAGTGGTTCGACTACCGCACCATGCACCCTCTTGTGGCCACCTGTCTTTTTACCGAAGTGTATAAGCTCAAACACTCCCAGATTACCCGTACCCACGGAAGAGAGGATCTGGTGAAAGCCTACTTTACCACAGGTTTGAAGAGAGTTTCATACCTTGACATGTCGAAGGCGAACATCACGTCTCTTTGGAAAGCGAGACAGGTGGCGGACAGGTACTGCGTCCCATACGACTACTTTGTCGAGACCATCCTCAGCATCGCAGCATCGAGACTATGGGATAAGCTGCCGCGACCGCAGCATATGTGGCAGGAAGATCTCATTGAGATTTTTGAAGAGAAGATGAAGACGCGCATGAAGACCACCTTCGACGATTCCGATTTCAGCTTCCAGAACGCATCCCAGATTGTCAACCGTGAAATTCAGATGGCTTATTGCCAGTGGATCATCAACCGCGTGAAGGATATGCCGTCCAGCAAGCGTGTTTACGCTATCGCTAATGTCGCCGTCCTGAATCGCCTCGTGCCGATGTCCGTCATGCAGAAGTGCTTTCCGGCCGAGTCGGAGAGAGCTCAGGTCTTCTGTTGATGCCCTTGTGTAGTTTGAAATAATTAACCCATGAAACAAGTTGTTTAGGAAATAAGAGAAAGGACATGTCAGAAGATACCAGCGTATTGCACACCGGTAAGCCACTGTCTGAAGAGTTTAACGACGACTTTCAGAACCGCCTGGCCGCCTATTTTTGTCGCGACTTCCAGTTCACCAGCCGCGCCGGTGATTTGGTTGAGCCCGATCAGTTTTCAAGTGCAGCCAACGGCTTTCTGGTAGACCTGGTCGGTTCGTACTTCAAGATGTACCGCAGCATTCCTTCGACGAAGGTGCTGGTCGAGCTTGTTCTTCAGGCCAACAAAAAGGGTCGCATCCGCGCCGAGCTCATGCCAGATATTAAGGCGGCGATTGCCCGCTGCATCAAAGAGCCGCTGACGGACACGAATTACATGGTCGATAAGGTGGCCACGTTCGCTCGTTCCTGTGCTTTCGATGACGCGCTGATCAAAGCCGCCACGCTGAAGGAGAAGGGCGAGTTCGAGAAAGCGATGGTCGTCATGAACAAGGTCAACATGGTTGGCGCTTCAGGCGCAGACGATGTTTACGATTATCTGGCCCGTGAAGAGGAACGTCTGGCCGCGCGTGACTTTGAAGCGTCGGATGATTACGTGCCAAACTCCATCCCGACCGGCGTCCGCATTCTGGATAAGACGCTTTATCAGAAGGGCTGGGGCCGCCGTGAGATGGTTCTGATTATGGGCTTCGCTAAAGCAGGTAAGTCGACTGCGATGGGCGAGTTCGCAGTAAACGCAATTCTGGCGGGTTATAACGCGCTCTACGTCTCTCTGGAAGTGCACACATCCATTTTGTCAGACAGGTTCGATGCGCGTCTCTCTGAGCTTCCTATGGAGAAATTGACGGAACGACGCGATGAGGTGCATCGGAAGCTACGCGATATCGGCGCGGATGGGAAACTCGGTTCGCTATGGATTGTCGAGCGTCCGTCTGGTTCCTTCTCTCCGGCAGACCTGGACCGTCTTATCGATAGCATGGGAGCATCCGGGAAGAAGGTCGATATGGTTGTTGTCGACTATGCCGATCTGATGAGAGCGACGAACCCATCCAAAGACGACCGCGTTGATGTGAAGAACATTTACACCGATCTTCGTGCCGTGTTCGATAAACATAACGTTGCAGGTATGACTGCTTCGCAGACAAACCGTGACGGTGGAAGTGCAGAAACAGCGACCATGATGCACGCCGCAGACAACATCGAGAAGGTCCGTATCGCCGACCTGATTATCTCAATCAACAAAACGGAAGAGGAAGCGGAGAAAGGCGAAGCGCGTTTGTTCTTTGCGGGCTCTCGTAACCAGAAAGGCGGGTTTGCTCTGCGTGTCCAGCAAGATCTGGAGCAAATGCGATTCATTAAGAGCGTGTTAGGCGTCATCTAAAAAAAAGGTGCGGGCTGAGGCTACGCACCTTATTTCAGTATCGAAATCAAACTTAACCGGTTTTTTGGAACCGAGAAAATACACATGAGATTAAATCTTACCAAAAGCGCCATTTCTGGCAAGAGGTAGATATGTCAGAGCTTCAGGAATTATCGGAAGAGCTGGACTTCGAGCAGTGGCTTGACTCCGAGGGCGTAACGTATCGTCGCGGTTCTGTTTCGTCTCGCGGTCGAGAGCTGAATATCAAAGAGTGTCCGCACTGCGGCAGCGCCGGCTGGAAACTTTATTTCAACGTAACGACCGGCCTGGGTAAGTGCTTCGCGGGCGATCACCCGGAAGACGTTCAGTTTAACAAGCTGACATTCATGAAAAGCCATTTAGGTTGCAACTGGACGCAGCTTAAACAGACGATCAAAGACGAGCTCCGTCAGCAGGGCTGGAAGCCAAAGACAACCGAAGAAGAGACGCTGGAAAGCAAGCGGGAGCTGGTCAGCGATCTGACGTTGCCATTTCACTACATGCTTCCCATCGAGGGCCAGCTGCCAACGTATCTGGTGGGGCGAAACGTGGGCGTCGACCTGACCACGTATTTCGATTTGCGCTACTGCGTGAACGGCCAGCACGTCTATCTCGACTATGTGACGAAGAAGCCGAAGATGCAGTGTTTCGATATGCGCATCCTGATCCCCGTCTACAGTCTCGATGGTGAGATGAAGACGTTCCAGGGGCGTGACGTCACCGGCGTAGCGGAGAAGCGCTATCTCTTCCCCAACGGACTGCCGGCGTCGGGGAAATTTCTCTACAACGGCCACAATGCGATTGGCAAAAAGACGGTCGTCGTTTGTGAAGGTGTTTTCGATGTCATAGGGGCCAAGCGAGCGCTGGCGACGGAAATATCCATCAGAGAGCTTGTGGAGCCAGTGGGGACGTTCGGTATGCACTTGAGTGGAAACGTCCGTGGTGAGGATGAAGACCAGCTGGGGGCGTTTCTGGAGCTCAAAAAGCAGGGGCTGGAAACCGTCGTCATGATGTGGGATAGCGAGAAGCAAGCGATACACAACACGTTTGGCGCGGCCAGACGTCTTATTTCGATTGGGTTGAAAGTCAGGATCGCCTGTTTGGGCGAGGAAGGACTCGACCCAGGCTCAGCAACTAACGAGCAAATCATCCGGGCCTTCTATCGTGCCAAGCAGTACACCAAGGCACTGGAAATGATGGCAATGTTAAAAGGAATCGAGGCGTTAAAATGAAAGAGATCAGAGCGTTTGTCGAAAGAGAGGCGAAGTTCGTATTCGCGCACTTGCTTGAAAATAAGGGGATCACCGCGAAAAGACGACAGACCATCGAAGAGCGAAGCATTGATTACGCGGTCAACTTGCTACCTCGCAAAGAAATTTTTGATGACGTGATAATGATGACGCAACCCGGATGCATCGCAGCAGTGAGCATGGCGCGGTTTGGGCCTCACTACCTTGTTGCGCTCTCCGACGACTTCCCTATGACGGCCGAGGCGTCCAAATGTTCATTCCTGATTGTGTTGATGGAAAGACGAAACAGAGGTCAGTATTTGCCAAAATCAAATACGTCGCTGGTCTTTACTCGTGACGAGTATTCCGACACCGCCTCCATGTTTAACGAGTCGATTGATCATTTCAGACCGATCGATGAAAAATTGAGAGGCTTAACTGTAGACAGTGAGATGCCTAGCGTCATCATCGAAAGACCCAAAGATTTACTGTCTCGTATTGGGACGGAGGATAAGGGGGCGATCGCGGCGAGCATCAATCAGCACATTCACACCGCACTGGATAACGCCTTCTCTGACTTTGAGCCGGACGCAATGAATATCATCTCTTCAGCCAGTCGATTTGTTGGTGGCATGTTGGGCGAGTATGGCCGGGAGTTCGTTCGCAAGGCAACACATATAGAAACTCTTCTCGTGCAGACGCGATCCAATCTCGCTGGCCGCGTCGAAGAGCTTATTGCCTCAACCGCATTAGATGAATCAAGGCTGTCGTCCGACAAGCCACAAGGCTTTAGCCACCTCTGGGGCATGTTCTAACCTCAACAATTCACTGCCATGCCGTTGCACTTCGTTTATGATATATGTATAAGTAAGTGCATACATAGGTGCAACGAGCATGAGCAAGATAAATATCAGCAAACTTCCTTCAATTTCCAACAACAGCTATTACCTGAAGTGCTCTGCGCCGTCTGCGAACGGCAAAGATATGGGGTGTAGCTACACGGTATGTCAACACACTGTCATTACGTTTCAGGCCGGAAAACTTAAGGGATTTGATGGTTGTCGCAAGGCGATCGCTGAGCGCAAATGCAAAGCCGTTGGAATGATGGTCGAGGAAATTAAGTCGGGGGTTCCGATTTACTTCGTCGATAGCGCTGAAGAAATCCGTCTCGTTGAAGAGGAACGAGCCAGGTCAAGCATCTTCGCCGCGCGGAAAAAATCGTCTCCGACGTTCGCATCTCGTATCGCCAAAACCGAATCAGTGCCGGCCGCTAAGCCAGCGGCTCCAATCGTAGATATTTACGCGGAGCTCGTCGCGGCCGAATTGTCCAGTAAATAAGCTGTTTACATAATAAGAGAGAGTACACATGAAACTGTCATATACGCCAGTTGTAGGCGAGCTATGCCAAATATCCGCGCAGTATCTTGGTGCCGGGTGGTTTGACTGCCAGGTGCTGGCGATGTCGGAGTTCGGTATTTGTGTGAATGTTACGAAGGAAGACGGGAAGAACTTCTTCTGGATTGACTCGACCGACGAGAGCGTGGCGGCCGACTTCCGTCGCAGCCTGTCTTTCCATCTCCACTGGGCCAACAAAGAGACTAACGACCGTGTCGAGATGATATGTGTCGCCGACGACGCAACGACGCCTGAGAGCCGCACAAACAAGATTGTCGCATATATCGATCGTACTTCCGGCGTTGTGTCTTGCCTCCAGTCTAATGACTTCCTCGACAGATTCGAACGTGTGGAGGGTTTAGACGACTTCCCATCCGCTCCGCAGCCTCAAGACGGTTGCGACATTCTGGAATCTCAAGACGACCCGATCATCACATCAGCCACACTGGAGGCCACTGCCTAATGGAAAAGCTGATCGCATTACGTGACAAACTGGACGCCATTAAAGCGATGGGGACCAATGCCAAAAAAGTCGCCCTGGCTGAGCTGAACGAGTTTGAGCAAAGCATGGTGTCAATGATGCTCAACCCGTTCATCCGATTCGGGGTGAAGAAATACAGCGTCGCGGAGCCAGCGCTGGAGAATAAAATCCCTGATGAAGACGCTATCGATATTCTCAACTCCCTGGCCAGCCGTAAGCTCACTGGTAACAGCGCTATTGCGATGGTGGAGCAAGCTATTTCAGACATGACAGAGGAAGGGCAAGACGTGTTCCGCCGCTTCCTGATTAAAGATCCGAAGGCCGGCATCGGCATTAGCCTGTGCAATAAAATCTTCGACAACCCGATTCCGGTGTTCGAGGTTCAGCTGGCCACGTCGTACAAAGAAAAAGGCGACAAGTATCCGTTTAAGGAAAACCCGAAAGCCAAATTCCCGATGATTGCCAGCCTCAAGCTGGACGGGATGCGCGTCATTGCCGAAGTCATCGTTGACGAGGAAGAGGTTAACTTCCTGTCCCGCACCGGCAACCCGGTAACGTCTCTCGACCATCTGAAGCCAGCAGTATTAGATTTGGCGCGTATGACGCCGCATAAGCACATCTTCTTTGATGGTGAAGCGACGGCCGGTTCGTTCAACGATTCCATCTCAGCGCTGCGTAAAAAAGGCGTATCAGCTATTGGAGCGGTGTTCCACGTCTTCGATTACTTCTTGCCTGAATGGAAAGCCATTGCCAAAACGAAGGAGTACAAAAAGACCGGCCGCGTCCTGAAAGATCGCCATATCGATTTGTGCAGCTGGACTAACTGGAAACGTCGACCGGACAACCAATACAAAGGCGACGTGCGACTACATCCCTTCCAGCTGGTGCATAGCCATAAAGAGTTTATCGATCTGTTTATGGCGGCGCTGGACGCCAACGAAGAGGGGTACATGGCGAAAGACCCGTTCTCCGTTTATGAATTTAAGCGCACCAAAAGCTGGTGGAAGATGAAGGATGAGATTGAGGCCGATGGTGAAATTGTCGGGTTCAAGCCAGGTAAAGAGGATTCGGCATTCGCCCACACTCTCGGCTCGGTAACTATTCGCCTGGAGAACGGCGTGGAAGTTGAAGCATCCGGCATCAAGCATATGTACCTGGATGAGATCTGGAACAATCAGGAAAAGTATATGGGGCGTATCGTGAAGGTTAATGCCCACGAAGAGACGCCAGACGGCAGTTTACGCCATCCGCGCCTTAAATGGCCATCCTGTCTGCGCGACACCGAAGATCGTATTGGTGACAAAGAATGATGGACGGTTTGGCTGGAGTTGGCTTGTTGGCCTTTCTTCTGGGTTTCTTTCTGGGCAGCATGATGCTCATATCGATAAAGAAAGACAACGTTGAGGCCGGGTTCATGGGGTTCAGGGGCCGGATTTATCGGATCGTGGATGTGACACATGTTGTAAAAGCCCAGAGCGGGGAGTAGTGATTCAGCTAACGAAGCGGGAGCTGGCCACACTGTTCGAAATTGATAAGTGTGGTTACTTCCTGGAAAACTGGCGACCAAAGACAAGGGCGCGTTTAGAGCGCGTCCGTTTGGTTGATATGAAGGAGTCGAACGGAGAGATACGCTACAAGCTGTCCGACGTCGGCAGAGAACTGATTTTGGCTTTAATGGAATCAAAAGGGAGTGTTTGAAATGATGGATATTGTTTTGTATGCGGCGGTAGTCGTCAGCTTGTTTTACACGTCGGCCAGTCTCGTTGGGTGGCTGTTCAATCTGTTCTCTGCAAAGTGCCTGGCAGATAAGAAAACCGTTCAGAATGGTGCATCCAAGCTTATTAGCCTGGTGATTCTGCGCTGGGGCGAGCTCAGGAAAGAGACCGCTTATGAGATCGTCACAGGCGGCTATGTCGTGACAATCAAAAAAAAATAGCGGTTTAGATATATAAGTGTTTACATACATGCTCGTAATGTATAAGATTGTTTTGTTTTCGGAGTGATGCGATTTTTGCGGAGTTTTAGAAACTGACCACAAAGATAAATGCAAACGATGATGTAGTTCTGATGGCGGCTTAATAGCCTATAAGTCAGTGAGGTCTTCCGATTCCTCATTAACAAATTCGGCGCACTGATCCGGTGTGATTAATAATGGATAGCGGAGACTTGCTGGTGAATAGGCGATACTGACCCACGTACCCTTAACCACGCGATAGAGTCAGACGGCGAGTCTCTGCGAACATGGGTGATGGCCTTTTAGTTTGTCGATTAGCTGTGCATAGCGTCGGCGAGCGAAGTCTGGTGACTTAAAGGTTTATTCCGATGCCTGATGTGTGAAATGCAAATAGCATATTTGAGGCTGAGGATTGCGGGTTCGATTCCCGCGTCACTCTCCCACGTTTCAGCTGTTTGGGTGGTTAGGAGCATTTCCAATAACCATATCCCGGTTTCAGCCCGCAACTGACCGCCCAAACAGCTGCGTCGTGTGTGATTACTTAATGTCTCATTTCATCTTGGGTTAATTTGAAATTGCGACGTAGCGCCTTTCTCAAAACATGAAGAGGGTTTTGAGAAAGTGCGTGCTTACGATCGGGCTTTCTTTTGCCATTGACAGTCTTCTTCAACGACTTGATATGTTGATCATAAGCCCAGCCGGGGGTGGCGTGATAACACCGGCTGATTGAGATGTTTGTCTAAGGAAGGAGACTTTGGTATTGGTCTCCGATCTCACCTCCAGGCCATCGAATATGCCTCCGCTGTTTGGTGACAGGCTCAGTCCGTTCCCTCTTAACGATAAAAGAGGTGCAAGCAAACAAAGCAGTCTGGTTGACTGCGGCCGAGGAAGACGTCTTATCCGGCAGAGAGTGGTTAGATTCCGCTTGTTTGCGCCAACCTAAAGGGCTTTTTCGAGAGTCCTTCAGATTGGATACCCAATGCGACAAAACGGTAAGTCGAGAGGATGCTGAGTCCGATGATGCAGGTTCGAGTCCTGCTTGGGTGACTTATCTAAGATGATGTGATTCCATACATCACTTAGTGTCGAGGTCTAAATGGTGCGGCCATCAACCGCGTAAACAGCCATTAGATCCGAGCCACAAGCCTCGTCTGGCACTAACGTAAAGTGCAAGTGACGTGAAATTCAGGCTGTACGGCCAGAAGAGTAGCGTCGCGAACCATAGATCAACTTCATAATTTAAAAGAGAATACACATGTCTGAAGTCAAGAAGGTCATTACCGTAGCTGAACGCTCCACCAAAACTCTGGTTAAAATCGTTGCTGATGGCCAGAAGGTGCTTGCTGAACTGGCCTCTATGGCTGATTCAAACGTTATTCTGGCCGAAGAGATTGAGTTTAAACAAGGTCAGCTGGCTGATATCGAAAACCAGATCGCCTCTACCGAGCGTGAAGCTAAAGCCCAGCTGCGTCTGCGTGTAATCGAAAACGAAGACAAAGTTCTGGCCGATCTGATGAAAGCGCGTGGCTATGCCGTCATCACCTTCTCTGATCTGGATTCTCTGAACTCTGAACTGGTCGCGGCCAAAACCGATAACGAGTACGCAGTATCCGAAGCGCGTGAAGCTGGTTATCAGGCAGCAGCTGCTAAATTTGGCGCAGAGAACCGTGAACTGGCATCCCAGCACAAAGTTGAACTGGCAGAGTTTAAGGCTCAGGCGGTTGCTAAAAACCAACGCATCTCTGACCTGGAAGCGCAGGTTTCCGAACTGCGTGGTCAGATCACCGCAGAGCGTGAAACTCGTCTGGAGATCGCTAAAGCTGATGCTGGTCGTGCAGGTGTGGTTGTGAACGCCGGCAAGAACTAATGTCGACTTGGCCTCTTCGGAGGCCATAGCCGAAAGACTGATTGCGATTGTTCTTTCGGCTGTGACTCGACCCATAGCAACTCCATTGTATCGAGATAGACACGATAGAAACTTTTGTTCGCGCAAAAACCAAAGGAGCCGAAAGGCTCCTTTTTTGTATCAGGAGAAAGGATGACCAGCAAAACTATCAACCCACCGCTGAAGTGGCCAGGCGGGAAGCGAACCGTGATGGGGTTCATCAACCAACACTTCCCAGAGGGCCGGCGACTCATCGAGCCATTCGTCGGTGGCGGTTCCGTTTTCCTGAATGCCGGGTTTGACCGCAATCTACTGAATGACGTCAACCCGGATCTGATTAACTTTTACCGCCAGCTGGTGGCCGGTGGCGCCGGTTTCGTTGAAATGGCGAGAGAGCTGTTTTCCAAAAACAGTGAAGGCGAGTATTACGACATCCGTGAGAAATTTAGAGCGCGAGATTCTGCGCCGGATATTCAAGCAGCCTACTTCCTGTATCTCAACCGGCACTGTTTCAACGGGCTGGTCCGCTACAACCAGGCTGGTGCGTTTAATGTCGGGTATGGGAAATACAAAGCGCCCCATTTCCCAGAGGCAGAGATGCTTGCGTTGATCCAGATGGCTGGCTTGCGAGAACTGGCGTTTGTTTGTGGCGACTTCGACAGTGTCATAGAGGAAGCGGGGGATGGTGACGTTGTATTCTGCGATCCGCCATACGAACCCATGCCAGATAAAAATGGCTTCACAGCGTACTCAGGGGCGACCTTCAGCTTCGCGGACCAAGAGCGTCTGACTCGTCTGCTGATCGCGGCCACGGAGCGTGGGGCGCGTGTGATGATAACCAATAGCGGAGCGCCAAAGATTCTGGAGCTGTACCACAACAACGGATTCACGCAGCGCCGGTTATCCGCTCGTCGCTCCATCTCATGCTCAGATTCCGGGCGTGAGACGGTAAGTGACGTGTTGGCCATTATTTGAAACACGAATATATGTAATGACATACATATGTGATAGCGGTATATTCCAGATGTCACTCATCAATTAAAGGGATTTTAAAATGGGTTTACCACGTAAGAAGGCTCGCAAAGCAGGGAAAGGGGATCACGCATTACGCGGTCGTCGCGCTGATTACATCATTGTCGATGATCTGGCAGACGTCCAGACCCCGCGCTCCAAGCGGGACAATACACCCATTGAAGCACGTAATGAGGCTCAGGGTCATTACCTGGCCAACATTCAAGCCAAGTCGCTAATCATCGCCACCGGCGAAGCCGGCTGCGGCAAAACGTTCCTGGCCACCGCGTATGCTGCGGACCGTCTGCTTGCGAAAGACGTCCAGCGCATTATTGTTACCCGCCCCGTACTGCAAGCTGAAGAAGATTTGGGCTTTCTTCCGGGTGATGTGGGTGAGAAGTTTGCCCCCTACTTCCGACCCGTCTATGACGTTCTCCAGAAGCGTCTGGGCGCGTCCTTCCTCGAATACTGTCTCAAGCCAGAAGTCGCCAAAGTAGAGATCGCCCCGTTCGCTTATATGCGTGGCCGGACGTTTGAGGACGCTGTGGTCATTCTGGATGAAGCGCAAAACGTTACACCGTCACAGATGAAAATGTTCCTGACCCGCATGGGCGAGAATGTCACCGTCATTGTGAACGGCGATGTGACACAGTGCGACCTTCCGTTGGAGATTGAGTCCGGTCTGGACGATGCTCTTCGCCGCTTCAAACCCAGCCGTGATGTGGGGATGGTCGAGTTCTCGTTAGAAGATTGCGTCCGCTCTGACCTCTGTAAAGTTGCACTAGATGCCTACCAGTAAGGAAACACAAATGTCCAGAGTGGTATTGCCGAAATATCAAAGCATTAAAGTTGTGGAGGCGGCCAAGATTGCGAGAATCCACGGTCAGGTAATGCTGTTATCCTTCTGCAATCATGTAACACGCTCTGAATTGGGCCACGTTACCAAAGTTGAAGTAGAACAGAATTACATCGACAAACATCAGCCGCAAGTTGGCGGATATTACGTTCGTTACGAAGATGGATATGAGTCCTACTCACCACAAGACCCATTTGAATCAGGTTATTTGCCGCTCGAAACCGCTATCCATGCCGCCAAAGTCGGTGCATCTTTTGGTATTGCGATCGAGATGCTGAAAGACGGCCATCGCGTCGCTCGCAAAGGCTGGAACGGCAAAGGTATGTTCTTGCGCATGGTGTCAGGCAAACAGTACGACGTCGCTTGCGGCATTGCTCGTGATCTGGAGCTGGCGCCCTGGATTGGGATGAAAACAGCGGACGATAAGTTTGTTCCCTGGCTGGCCAGCCAGAGCGATATGCTGGCTGAGGATTGGGTGATTGTGGAGGTCGCTAAATGAAAGACCAGCACACCAAAATCAAAGGCTATCGTGATCTGTCGGCTGAGGAAATCGCGCTGATGAACGAAGGCAAAGAGCTGGCCCAGAAAGTCGGCGAGTTCGTTGAGAAGCTGGAGCGTGCTGAGTTTGCCAAAACTGGCGATGAAGTACCGGACAAACGCTGGCTTGCCATCGGTAAAACCGACCTGCAAAAAGGCTTTATGTCTGTGATCCGCAGCATCGCAAAACCAACAACTTTCTGAGGCTGAGATGACTCCAGAACAATTTGCATATTGGTTACAAGGGTTCGTCGAGCTCAATGGCCAGCAACCGACTGACGCGCAGTGGGACAGCATTAAAGAGCACCTGCAAACCGTGTTTAAAAAGGTGACGTCGTCCGTGCCGCCTACAGGTCCAGTCCCTCGTGGTGGCCTGGAGCAGCTTCGTGGCTCGGCACTTGATCAAACTCTCTTATCATTATCTTGCTAGGAAAACGCATGAAAATTACCATCTACGGTAAAGAAGACTGTTCATACTGCAAACGTGCGGTTGAGCTCTCCAAACAGCTTATCGAACGTGGTTGCGCGGATTCGTACACCTACTTCAACATCGTCGAAGAGGGGTTCGACGCGGCGACACTCAGTATTATTTTGGGCCGACCGGTCCGAACCGTTCCGCAGATCCTTGTCGATGGGGTCGCCATCGGCGGGTATACGGAACTGGCCACACTCGCTACAACGCTTTAAGTCACAAAGGCCCGGTCTAACCGGGCCTTCTTCTCCCCGCACCGCCTTCCTCAATTTGTAGACACGAACGCAAAAAGAGATTAAATTAGCTCTAAATTTAGAGTTAATCGGAGGTTTTATGTTCACTGAAACGGTACTGGCCAAACGCACATCGTCTATTAGCGAGTTCAAGAAGAACCCGTCCGCCGCAATGAGTGAGTCGCATGGCGAGCCTGTCGCTGTCCTGAGCCACAACAAGCCGGCCTTTTACTGCGTCCCACCTGCTCTGTTTGCCCTCATGATGGACCAGATTGGCGACCAGCTCCTTCTGGATAAGGCTATGTCTCGACTGGATGATGATGAGGTGGAAGTCACCCTGGATCAGCTTTAATGGGCGACAATTTTACAACAAAGCTGACGTTCAAAAGGCTTGCTCTGGCCGAGTGGGAGTCGCTATCCACACCCATAAGGGATAAGTTCAAGAAGGTTTTGGCTAAGCGTCTGGAGTCACTGGATTCGCTGACGATGCCGAAAAATAGGCTCTCTCTTCAGCATAATTGCTACAAGATTAAGCTGAAGAACGACGGCTATCGTTTGGCCTATACGGTAAAAAATGACGAGTCCGGCACCGTCACCGTCGTAGTAACTGTCGTTGCGGTGGACCGCCGTGATGAAATTTACAATGAGTTGAAAAAGAGACTTAATGACGAATAGAGAACGGGAAAATAAACCCGCTCTGGGCATAAGGCAGAACATGACCACCGAAGAAATGCGCGACTTCCTTTTGCAAAACAACTTTATGCGCGTCAGACAGCTGGAGGATGGAAGTTGGATCGGCACGATGAAGTTGATGTTCACCACGTCAGTTTGCATGGACATCGATGAGCTTTCCCCCTTCCGCTATCGCTGGTGCTTCGCGGACCCGGAGGAAGCGAATCACTTCTTTGATACGGCAGTCGACTTTGACGAAGTTCCGACTCGTCGAACGTCACTGAAAGGACACCGGTATCGGGGAGAGCCTTTGCTGCGCGAAAAAGACGAATTTGGATTTGATAAATGGTAGGCGCAAGCCTGCCAGAATCCACCATAACCCACCTTCTTGATTCCATACTTATATAGTATGGAATCAAAGGTAAAATGAAGCTATATTTGGCATCATCCTGCCACCCATTTCCTATCAGGGAGCGTTATGAGCCTCGACCTCGATCACCAAAAAGCCATCGAAAACAGTTCAGTTGAGACAGTCGCCTATCTGGAACAGTGTCGGGCGATGTCCGGCAAGCAGCTGCTGGACGCCCCGGACGAAATGACATTTGAGATGGGCTTCCGCATTTTCACCAGGCTTTCACTTCTCGTCACCCGGCGCCGGCCGGAGATAGCGGTCCACTGTGTCCTGATTCACATCATGCCGATGTTGCAATCAAAACAAATTGCCGCCATAAAGCGATCCGACATTAACAAAATCATAAATGGCCTGGTGCTGGACGGCAAGATTGTCCAGAGCCGACGAGTCTTTTCTGTTATGAAACAGTTCCTTAGCTGGTGCGAGTTCCAGGGCCACATCGAGACGTCGCCCCTGGCGTCCATCTCGCTAAATAAGGTTGCCGGCGGCGTTCGCATGAAGCCGAGAGAGCGGATCTTGAGCGACGAAGAGATAAACCTGTTCTGGACGATGTGGGATTTGGCCGACGTTGACGACTGCACCAAGTGGGCCGCCCGCCTCATTCTCTGTTCAGCCAGAAGACCGGATGAGGTGCTAAGGGCCAGGCGCAGTGAGTTCGATCTTGATAGAGATGTATGGAATCAGGGTACGCGCAACAAGTCCGCAAGACGACACACACTCCCCATAAGTCCAATTATGAGGGAGTGTATTGAGTCATTGTTTTTGGCCGGAGGTAACAGCGAGTGGCTGGTTCCGTCAAAAAGAAGGGAGGGCAATCCGGTATCCAAAGTGCTGATTTCTCAGGCATCACGTCGGATACAGGGATTGTCCTACAGTGGATTTAATGAACCTTTTGAGATTCGAGACTTAAGGCGCACAGCCAGAAGTGCGTTTTCGCGCCTTAAGATCTCTCAAGAGGTAGCACGACAAATTATGAATCACTCGCCAGAAGGTCTGGATAACGTATACAACAAGCACGACTACTTGGATGAAATGGCCGAAGCTATGTTGAAATATTCAACCTTTTTAAGAAGTTGCATTAAAGGGTAGACTTCAGACGCTCTATCTCCGCCGTCAACTCTTCTTTGGATTTCTTCAGTAGTTCGTTTTCTTTACGGAGTGCGTCGAGGTCTGCCTCGAACTTCTTCACCATCTTCTCTTCACGGGTGGCGAAGTGGTTGAAAATGGCAGGCTCGCGTTCTTCCAGAACCATCATCATAAATTTGTGGCCGTTGATTCCAGTTGCATAGGCAAATGGAAGGACGCGGTCGAATGATAGATGTGTTTTCCCGGCCTTGATAATTGAGAGAGTGTTTACGTTGGGGAACCCCACTTCAGTCGCTATTTGACCTTGTGTTTTTCCAGAGTCGATTATAGCCGCATCCATGAGGGGGCGGTATTTGCCGATATCTACTGTCATTTAATTCACCTTTTCGATGATATTTGAAGTTTGCTGCTTGTTTGTTGTTCTATGAGAATATCTTAACTAAGTAAGTACATACAATATAGCACAGATAAATATACAGATACACAGCATAAAAACAAGTTAAGGTCATCGCCTCAATAACTACTTGTTTAGGTAGGTTTTTTTAACTTGACAACCATCAAGGCCAGTAACAATCTTTTACAAAATGGCAGAATTATGTCAAAAATGTGAATTTATTAACTTAAGAATATTCCTTTTATTGTAATTGCAGAGTATATTCACGCTTATATTTTTGATAGATGTGAGACTTACAGGGATAAGGTTTTTGAAATATGCAAGATACAATCAATTCGCTGGAAAATTTGAAGGTTATGACCTCCCTTATCCTTTCGCGGGAGGTGGCGGCAACACTAAGTGTTGATTATCAATTCACCCCTATCAACGAGCAATGTCAGGATCTTCTGGCCTCTGTTCTGACGTCCGGCGACAAGAAGTTCGCGGTCATGCAGCACCCCATCAACAGCACCCTGGCCATCATCTACCGCTTCGTTTAGTACGCCCCCTTACTTTGATCGTTGAGTGCCGCTGTAAGATGTTTATACTTAGTTTATAAGTAAACACTTACAGAGGCATTAGATATGGCAACCGCGCAGCAAGTATCCATTTTCCGTGACGCAATTAAGAAAGTAACAACCATCCTTGCTGGTAAAGACTTGCCTGTCATTGAGCGTGGGCGAAAAGCCTATGTTCGATATCACAACGACGAGCCCGTCGAAATCTGCATCCCATCCATACCGGATGACGCAAGCGAGAAGTTCATGGAGGCGATTCGTGGATTTGTCGATCATGAAGTCGCGCACATACTTTTCACCGACAACAAGGCCATCACGGCAGCCACTGGCGGGAAGAAGATTAAGGCGTTTTTCATCCTGAATGCGGTAGAGGACGTCTTCATTGAAAAGAAGATGTCGAAGCTGTTTGCCGGTTCCAACGCCAACCTCATCGCCACCCGTCGTCACGTCATTGAGGACGTTTTCACGCCTCGCTTACGCGATGCTCTGGCCCAGAGTGCAGATGAGGTCCAGCTGTTCCGTAACTTCTTCCTTGTGCCAGCGCTACGTTCGTGGGGCGGCCAGTTGGACTTCATCTCCTTCATGGAGGAGCACGGAAAGCATGTAGGCGAAGTCTGCGCTTTCCTTGAAGGCAAAGGTATTCGCGCTGATATTGAGAACCTGGATAAGAGTCTCGATTCGCTGGCGCTCGCCGGAAAAATCACCAAGTGGCTCAATGAGTTTTCGGATCTGAAAGAGAAAGACGAACCAGAAAAAGAGAAGTCCGAGGCGAAAGAAAAGCCTGAAGAATCGGAGGAAGAAGCCGAGGAAGATCAGCCAGACGAAGAAGTTGAAGATGCTGATGAGGGCGACGAAGAGGTTGGCGAAGACGAAGACGAAGATGAATCCGAAGCCGAAGATGCTGACGAAGACGCTGACGAAGCCGAAGACGCTGACGAAGCCGAAGAGGGTGACGAAGCCGAAGAGAGTGACGAAGCCGAAGAGAGTGACGAAGCCGAAGAGAGTGACGAAGCCGAAGACGCTGACGAAGCCGAAGAGGATGATCTGCCTTCTCTCATCGACGCTCTTATGAAAGCTGAAAGCAGCGATGGTGATGATCTGTCTATCGAAAAGGCGCTGAATGAAATCATGGGCATTGAGGAAGTGATGTCCACTGAAGACAAAAGCTACCGCCCTTTTGAGCGCACTAGCGACTATATGGGGCCTCTGGAAGACGCAGACGCCTTTATGCGAAAAGTATTTGGAGACCCAGAGAACAGCCGTCTGTACGTGGCTCCATATGGCGTTGAAGGCTATAAAATTGAGGACGACGAGAGATGTCTTCGTACCTTTTCTCGGATCGGCAAAAAAATGGACGCAGGTGATGATACCGCAGCGGCGATAGCCAAAGACCTGGAACGCGCCATCGCATCCAAAAACAGGACCATGTTTATCCCCGGCCAAAAGAAAGGGAAGGTTCATGGGCCGAGTCTGTATCGCCTCAACATGAATGATGACCGCGTGTTCCGCCAGAAGGACGAGAAGCGAGCGGTTAATGCGTGTGTGCAGCTGGCGATCGATATGTCGGGCTCAATGTCGGGCGAGCGCATCCATATGGCGGCAATGGCAGCATATACGATGGCAAAGGCGCTGGATGCCATCAAGGTTCCTTGCATCGTTACTGGCTTCACCACTGGCACAATGCCAAGAGGGAGTTGGCATAACGAGTCCACCAGCAGACCCTTCACACGATTTGAATCGCTTTTCCTTCCTATCCTGAAAGGATGGAATCGCAAGGCAGACTCTCTGGAAACTCGTCGTAATTTGGGCCACGTTATGAAAGGCGTACCACTGCTCAACAATGTCGACGGTGAAAGCATTCGCTCTCTTTCGCGTCACTTCAATGATCGCAAAGAGGACCGCAAGATAATGATTGTGCTCAGCGACGGTGAACCACATGCAGTTGGTCGCGGATTCGCCAACGACTTGAGGAAAGCGGTTGGCGACATTGAGCAAACTGGCATCGACCTGTATGGCGTGGGCATCCAGACCACTGCACCAAAAAGGTTCTACACAAAGTCGGTCGTTATCCACAATCTGCCAGACCTTGGCAAAGAATTAATCAGACTGATTGCGGGATCTCTGATCGAGTAACGTTCTTTTTTCCAACCTAAAAATATGTATGTACTTACTTGCTTACCTATATCGAGTAAGTACAATTCATATAACTAAACGACATTACTCAAATAACGACGGAGATACGCATGGATCAGGTTAAAGAAGTTGCTGCGGAAAACGAAGGTTCTGAGTGCATTCAGTGCTCGTGGTGTGGCGAGTATAGCCACCACATAGGCCAGCATCTTCTTAAAGGTCGCTGCAACAACATTCCTGCGGAGCTCGTTGGTCTGGAGCCAGCCGAACTGTTCAAAAAGTACAAGGCGATGCATCCAGACGCCCCAACCATGAGCCAGCTGGCGGCGGCGAAGATCCGCGAAGCATACAAGAAGGCAGATGGGAAAGTGTCGGCGAAGGATGAGGTTGTCAGCTACGCCATTGCCGAATTTAAAACAGAGCTAGTGCCAGCTCACGGGGTGTTTGGGTTAAAGCTGTCGGCACTCTCTCGCAGCAATGGCGAGCCGCTGATGGTCAACGTAAACGTCAATACGCCGTTCCCAGAACTGGTCCCGGAGATCCGCGAGGACTATGTCTTCGGTGATGTCGAGTTGCTGAAAGATGTCCTGATGATGCTGGAAACCGGTATCCCAGGCTACATCTTCGGCCACGCTGGTACTGGCAAAAGCACAATTATTTCGCAGGTTTGCGCTCGCCTTAATCGTCCGATGATCCGCGCCCAACATACAGCGTCGACTGAAGAGTCGCAAATCGTCGGCCAGATTCTGGCGAAAAACGGCAGCACTTACTTCGAGCCTGGTCTTCTGTCTCTGGCTATGCGCTTAGGTTGGGTTTATCTGGCGGATGAGTACGACTTTGCCTACCCACAAATCCTCGGAATCTATCAGCCGGTTCTTGAAGGCGAGGCGCTGACGTTGAAAGAGGCCACTCCAGAGTGGAGAACCGTTAAACCACACGCCAAGTTCGCTTTCATCGGTACTGGTAACACCAACGGATCAGGCGATGAAACCGGTCTGTATCAAGGTACGAACATTCAGAACGCCGCCAACTTCTCACGCTTTGGCATCGTGGCTGAATCCCAATACATGAAGGCGGCGCAGGAAATCGACATGCTGGTCAATATCGGCGTCGACTTCGATTCGGCTAAGAATCTGGTGAAGTTCGCGACGGAAGTTCGCTCCGCTTACATCTCAGGAAAGGTGTCGCAGCCAATCGGTCCGCGTGAGCTGAAGCTGGCAGCCATCGTCGGTCTGGCACGAGGCAATCTCTCTCTTGGCATCAACAAGGCATACGCCAACAAGATGCCGTCCGTCAGCGCCCAGGTCGTCCGTGAAATAGCCCAGCGCATCTTCGGTGTCTAATCCATGAATAAAGGCTGCTTCGGATCATACGTCGTGGCGTCTGAAGTGAATGAGGTTTGTCTGGCTTGCCCAGACAAGCCTCTTTGCCACGAAAAGGTAAAAGAGACGCTGAAAGAACATTTCGGGGATGTTGAAGGCTTCCCCATCGACAACATAGGAAAGCGCAGAAAAAGCGCTAAGGCTAAAAACACATGAAAACTTTACTCATTCGCACCGACTTTTCTTTGGGCGAATCGTCTCTTAAGGCGAACAGAGCGCCCATCGTTGCAGCGGAGAAAGGTTACACCTCGATCATTGTCGCAGATACCAACAATATCGCAGCCATTATCCCGGCCCAGCAGAATGCGCCTGAAGGATTCGATGTGATCGCCGGCGTTCGGGTGCTACTCGTTGACGACGTGGAGTATGAGCATCGCTTACGTGAAGAAGGGATCGCCAAGAAGGATGCGCCAGCGCCAGTGAGAAAGCGGATGTATAGCTTTACCATTCTCGTGAAGAACGACGCAGGGTATGGCGATGTGTGCGAGCTACTGACTATCGCCAATATGCGCGAAAACTTTTATATGGTTCCTCGACTGTCTATCGACCATTTGGCCGCCATCTATGCTCGCGGCAATGTGATCATCATGAACAGCGATCGCGACAGTGTTTTCCACCGCGACGACTTCGTTAAAATCATTTCTGCGTTGGTCCGTTCCGGCGGCGCAGAGAACTTCTACAGCGTCGTTTACCCGATCTCCACTCCATTGTATGACCAACTCAATTCACGCGCTCTGAAGGTCGCACAAGCGCTTAAATTGAATCCTGTGGCCATGTACCCCGCTTACTACGAAAGTGAGGAAGATGCTGACCTGAAAGACGTCGCGCACCTCGTCATCAACAACATCAAACTCGATCAGGATTATCGCTTCCGCTTCCCGTATCAGCGCGACAACGGCATTCAGGATCGCAAGCATTTACTGACCCGGCTGAAAGAGTTTTCTATCCGCATGGGCGTACCGGTTCATCCTGATATGGTCACGGTCAATCAGGACAAAATGACGGAAGCATGTGCGTGGCGGTGGAAGCCAATGCCAGTCACGCTGCCAAAGCTGGCAGACAACGAGGCGAAAGCGCTGACGGAGCTGGCCATCGCCGGCTTGCGTAAGCGTTTAACGACAATCCAGTTTGGCTACAAGCCGAATACAAAAGACTTCGGCATATACACCGCTCGCCTGAAGTACGAACTGGAAACGCTTATCAAGTTGGGTTTCTGCGGTTACTTCCTGATGGTGGAGAATCTGATCAGCTGGGCGCGGAGTAACGACATTCCGACCGGCCCAGGTCGTGGTTCTGCGGCGGGTTCGTTGGTGGCGTGGGCCATTGGTATTACTAACATCGATCCGATTCGCCACGGCTTGCTGTTTGAGCGATTCATCAACCCAGAGCGTCTCGACTTACCGGACGTCGATGCCGACTTCAGTCAGGTCCATCGCCCACGAGTTCTGGAGTATCTGGAATCCCATTACGGCGAAGAGTATGTGGCCGGCATCCCCAACTTCACCTATCTGGGGATGGCGTCGGCATTGCGCGATACAGGTCGTATCTTTGGCGTCAGCGCGGATGATTTGGCGGTATCGAAGCAACTCAAGCCGTTTGACGACGAAGGTCTGTCTCTGGAAGAAGCCAGGGAAGAGTTGTCGGCGCTCGACAAGTATGCAAAAGCGAATCCGAAGGCGTTCGAGTCCGCGACCAAAATTCAGTCATTGATGCGTGGGTTTGGTAAACACGCAGCGGGTGTGATCGTGTCTGGCGTTCCACTGACAGAAAGGACTCCCGTCGAAAGACGTGGTGATTCGCGCTGTATCGCGTTTGACAAGCGTTACTGCGAGGCAATGGGTCTTATCAAGCTGGACGTGTTGGGACTGGCTACGCTCGATTTGCTGGCTTTATCACGCCAGTACGTCAAAGAGCAGACAGGTCTGGAAGTGGACCTCGATGCAATCCCACTGGACGACAAGAAGGTGCTTGGGGAGATGGCGGAAGGTCACACCATTGGAATCTTCCAGTTGGACGGCGGAACCATGCGCAAATTGCTGAAGAGCATTGGCGGCGGCATCGAACCATTAACCTTCGAATCTACCGTCGCAGTAACCGCACTCCATCGACCTGGCCCAATGCAATCTGGCATGGAAGACACTTACGTCAAGGTGGCGATCGGTTATCAAAACCCAGAGTCGATTCACCCCATGATTGACCACGTTACGGAAAGCACAAACGGCGTACTGGTTTACCAGGAGCAGATCATGAAGTCCGCGCAGATTCTGGCCGGATTCACGTTCGCGGAGGCGGACAACATCAGGAAAGCGATTGGCAAAAAGGACGTCGAGAAGATGCACAAAATCGGTGGCGAGTTCGTGCAACGCGCGACTGAAGGGTGGATTGAGGTCGAGATGGACGACGGATCGGTTGTCCAGGTTCAGAAGACGTCGATGCATATGTGTTCCGACGGCAAGCGTCGGACCATTTACCAGGCCATTGACGAAGATGCCGATATTATGATGTTGGACGCCGCGCATTAAACAATACAATAAGTAAAGCTGTAAACAATGTAATTAGTAGCGCAGTAAACAAGGTGTTTGCTGCGTCACATGGAGAAAATACACATGAAAGTCGCAAAAATAGTGTCCGAAAGACCGGGCTTGTCAGAAGAGAAGGCCAAAGAGATCTGGGACGCATTCGAGAAGTTCGGCGGCTATGGGTTTAACAAATCTCACTCCGCCGCCTATGCCACCATCTCCTACCAAAGCATGTACATGAAGGTACACCATCCGGCAGAGTTCTTTGCGGCCGCGCTATCCATTCTCGGCGAAGACAAACACCAGGCGATAGTGAAGGACGCGGCAACTTATGGCGTTCGCGTCATGCCGCCGGACGTCAACATTTCAAGCGGACGCATCGAAATCGGAAAGCTGCCTTCTGGCCAGATAGCGTTATTCGCCCCCTTCTCTTCCGTTAAAGGTTGCTCGGACAACGGATGCGCTGCCATCGTGAATGCGCGGCAGAAGGTCGGTGGGAAGTTCGAAACCTATGAGCAGTTTGAGATGGCCGTGGAGAAACGAGCCTGTAATGCTCGCATACGTGAAGGACTGATGCGCGTCGGGGCGTTCGCTTCCATTCAGCCAGGCACATTGCCGGCAGACGCTGAAGACCGCAAGAAGGATCAGGCGGAGTTGATGGGTAGTCTCTTTACCGGCACCGTGAAGATCGGTCGCGTGTTCGAGTCGACGCCACGGAAGACGGCGGAGCTGTCCGTTCTGATGGAAGAGATGCGCAGCAAGCTGGGCCTGGGCGAGAGTATGGTGACGCCATACATCGGCCTGAAGCCAAAGGTCATGATCATCCTGAACAACGCCAATGGCAGTGATGCCAAGAGCGGCATATTCATGAATAAGGGGTATGAGGACTTCAAGGGGCGCATTGCCAACACTCTGGGTCTCCGTATGGGCGATCTTTACGTCACTGGCGTCATGAAGCGAGCAAAGGGGAAGGATGAGCAGTACACCAAGGATGAAGAGGAAGTGTTTATCGAAGGTATGCGTCGTGAAATCGAGATCATGAACCCAACATACATCCTTGCGTGTGGAGCTTACGCTTCAAGGCTGTTTAACGAGAAGGACAAGATGGGTGATTTGACTGGTCGCAAAGAGTATTTCGCGGACAAAGACTTCACCGTCTTCCATGCTTTCACACCGGGCGTCCTTCACTTCCGCCCGGAGGAAGGTGAAAAGCTGGATGAAATTTTGAAAGATCTCTGCGACGCGATTGAAGGCTAACGCAACTACCAAAATCCGCCTTAATTCAGCGCTTTACCCCCTTCCCCACTGAGATAAAATCTACCAAACAACGAAACTACTTGTTTGGTAGATAACTCGTAAGGCAGTCAAAATGAAAAAAACTCTGGTCGGTTTATTGCTTCTGGTTCCAGCGGCCGCGTTCGCTGAATGCACCACCGTGGGTGAATACACATCTTGCATGTACATCGACGGCAACCATGTTCGCCAGGTGACAACCGGACCTGGCGGCCAGCGTATCGAGCAAAATACGCGACTCAATTCTGACGGCAGCATCGACGGCTACACGACGGGCGACTTGGGTGATCACACCACCTCTATCCGCCGGCTTCCTGATGGCAACACCATGATCAAGACTGACGGCAAAACGCAGATCTGCAACGAGCTTAAATGCTACTGACCACAAGGGGTGAAAGCCCCTTTTTTTTGCGATAACATATATGTACACACTTACATATACAGACAGCACATGAACAAATCTCTCATTGAACAAATCCTGGAAGACCTCAACTTCGACAAAAACAATCTCGATGAGGTTTGGCGCGAACAACCACGCCTTCTGATGCAGTACGGATACAAGCTGGCCGAAGCAGAGCGATCGATGGCCGACGCCAAGCGAAAGCTGGACGTCACGGAGGCGAGAATCTATCGAGAAGCCCGTTCAAAGCTGGGTTTTGACGGCGTCAGGATCAGCGAAAGCACACTGGACTCTCGCGTAAAAAGCGACCCCTCCTACGTCACCGCTCGCGCTCTCTATGACGACAGCAAGTATCAGGTGGATGTTTATAAGCAGGCTGTATCAGCGTTTTCTCACCGCAGAGACATGATCGTCCAGGCGTCAAAGGCATTCATCATCGAGATGGAAAGGTTGGGCGATGGGCGTTTTTCTGGCCCCCGCAGTTAATCCTTCTTCCCGCATTTTGTATCTTGCTTATATGCAAATACATAACTAATATAGCTGTGTCGAATACGACCAGAACGCCACTAACGCTAATGCGCAGCCGGCCATATAAAAAAAGAAAATCGAGGATTTACACATGTCAGTTCAAGCACTGTTACGCCGCAGTAAGAAGGCTCTCGAAGAGGCACGTCCTAGTCGTGGGCAGGATTTGGAGAAGCTGAAAGCAGGTGAAAACTATCTGCGAATCTTCCCGAACAAAGCGGACCCGGAGAACGGCGACTTCTTCCACCCATACGGTTTGCACTATGCCAAGCAAACTGGACCGGATGGCAAAATTCAATATTCGGCGGTCCTGTGTCAGCACCATACCCACAACAAACATTGCGCCATCTGCGACATGGTTGAAGAGGCAAAAATCTACCATCGCGGCAACGAAGCGATGAAAGATATGATCAACGATGTGCGAGCCGGTTTGCGCTATGTCGTTATGGGTATGCTGTCGAACAATGAAAACTTCTCTGGCTGCGAAGGTCCGAAACTTATCGACCTGCCTCAGACGGTATTGGATGACATCATTGCTCTGATGGAACAGGACTACGAAGACGAAGTCGGTGAGCCACTGAGTCGTGAGCGTGGTTTTGCATATCTGATCAAGCGTACCGGCACCGGTCGCGACACCAAGTATGAAATTACGCCTAAACGTAAACTGAAGTCTCCGATCACCCAGGCTCAGCTTGACGCACAGCCTAACTATCTGGATTTCGTGAACCAGAACGATTCAGCGAAAATTCCGCTGACTACCCGCATGGTATCCGCAACTCTGGGTATCGCTCCACCAGCAGGTTTAGCGGACAGTGCCGGCGCTCTGCCAGGTATGTCCGTTGGCGCACTGCCGGGCATGTCCGAAGGCTCAACCTATCTTCCGAAAGAAGAGCCGGTTGGCAAAGGCATTGATAACGAAATCCTGAACGAAGAGCTGGAACGCGCTGAAGAGGCGGTCTATGAAGAAGTGAAGGAGTCGAAGGCAGCTGAAGCAGCTCCGGCGCAGGAAGACAGTTTCGAAGATGAGTTAGCGGCACTCGCTGCGCTCGGAATGTAACCCACCATTCCTGCAACTAACGGGCGTCTACGGACGCTCGTTTCATTTGGAGAGCAAGCCTATGAATTATCTCTTCGTCGACGGCAATGGGTTGGGTTACTACCACCATGAGTCTGACAAGCTGAGTAACGGTGACATGGAAGTTCAGGCCATCTTTGGCTTCCTGAAAAACGTTCGTCGCTATGCGTCCATCCTGAGAGCGCGACCGGTCATCCTGTGGGATGGTTTCTCAGATAAGCGCCGCGAATTTTACCCGGAGTACAAATCCAATCGCGATGAAGACGCGAAAATGAAGGCGATGAAGGAAGGCTTCGCCAAGCAGAAGCCTTTCATTAAAGACATTATGCGTGTGGCCGGCGTCAACCAAATTACCGCCGTGGATGGCGAGGCAGACGACCTGGCTGGCATGTTGGTGGCCAAATACCGCCACGACGACAACGTCGAAAACGTCTATCTGCTTACCGGCGACTCTGACTGGAAGCAGCTGGTTAACGAGAAGACGACGTGGGTCGCCTTACGTGAAGATGCCAAGCATAAGCGCATCAACATGGAAATGTTCGCAGAGCTGACCGGCTACCCAACGCCAAAAGCGTTTCTTGAAGGTAAAGCGCTGCAAGGTGATAAGTCGGACAACATTCAGCAGGTGGGCGGCATTGGCGAGAAAGGTGCGCAGGATCTGCTTCACGAGTATGGCTCAATCGTCTCTCTGGTTCGCGGCATCAACGATGGCTCAATCGTCATTGACTCCGGGCGTAATAAAACAGCCGTCAACAAGTTGGCTCGCAACGAGTTCAATGAGAAGACAGGCTGCAAGATGCTGGATGCTTTTCTGCGAAACATCAAACTGATGAACCTCATCCAGACGCAATTTGCCCCAACCAAGCTGGATATCGTTCGCGGCGAGCAGGACTTTAAGGGGCTGGAAGAGTTGTGTAATCGGCTGAATTTCCGGTCCATCGTAGAGGACTTTGAGGTGTTTGTGGTGCCATTTGGTCGCTACTGCGGGGCTTCCTCATGATTACGTCCATTGTACGTTTGGGAGAGACAACCACGGCGAACAAGCTGGCTATGGAAATGGCGCACCAGTTTGGCACGTACTCGATCAACGGGTTCAAAAGCATTCTCGAAACCAACGGGTTGAAGCTGACTTACCGCGAAAAATTGATGGTTGTCGATCATTTGATGACCGCATTAACCCGAATCACAAAACTATTTTCATCTGGCGGTCTGTCATTCGACGCAGAGAAGGCGAAGACATACATCGTCCATCAATTAAACACAGGGGTAGAACAAAATGGCTAAAAGTCCATTGGCGTTGGCGTTAGGCAAGAAGCTGGGTAAAAACGACGAAATCCAGAAGGTTGAGCAGTGGATTGATACCGGATACCCGCCGCTGAATGAAGTGGTATCAGGGGATCTGGAAGGCGGTTTCCCATGCGGGCGCATCGTTGAGGTGTTCGGTCCTCCGTCGGCTGGTAAGACGTTCCTTGCCACCAAAGCGATGATTGCCGCTCAGAAAGCGGGTGGCGTCTCAATGTTCCTCGACCACGAGAACAGCTTCGATGTTGGTATGGCTGTCGGTATGGGTCTGAATGCGGATGAAGACGAAGGTCAGTGGATCTACAAACAGCCAGACACTTTTGAAGACGCGATCGACTTAACAGGCCAGCTCCTTTCAGCGATCCGTAAAGGAGAGTTGATCCCAGCTGACGCGCCAATCGTCATCGTTTACGACTCGCTTGCCTCGATGGTTCCGCGCCAGAAGTTCGAGAAGTTCGAGAAGATGGCGGACGGCACGGCCAAAGAGAAAGACGAGCTGAATATGAACGACAACACGGCGCTGGCGCGAGCGACCTCAGCTAACCTGCCGACGCTGGCTAAGTGGGCGCAGAAATATAACGCCTGTCTCATCTTCCTGAACCAAGTTCGTACCAAAATGGGCGTAATGTTCGGCGATCCGACCACGTCACCGGGTGGCGACTCTCCGAAGTTCTACGCTTCCGTCCGAATCAAGTTGGGCGGTGGCCAGCTGAAAGACGGTGGTGATCGCGTTGGTCAGCGTGTTACCGCCGAAGCCGTGAAGAACAAGGTCGCGCCGCCATTCGGCAAATGTGAGTGGAACTTCTACTTCGATCCGTCCCGCAGCCTGGACGTTATGGAGTCGATGGTGGAATACATGCTGGAGAATGGCTATCTGCCTAAGAGCGCGACCGGGCGCATCGAGATCGACGGCAAGAAGTACACCAAGTCCCAGATTGTCGATTTGTACCGTAAGCAGGATTTGTCGACCGTCGTGAAAGCGATCAAGCGTATTCAGGCGAGTCGAGTGAAGGAAGAAGTCGAAGAGGCTGAGGAAGCGTAGTCGACCGACAAAACAATCAGGCGCCCAATGGGCGCCTTTTTTTTTGCTTGTTTGTATGTATTCATTTACATACTATATGTGTAAGAAAGCAACGAGGAGCTTATGAAAACGAATACTTATCTACGCCTATGCGTCTTCGCCATTGTTGGGTCGATGATGGTCGGAGTCCTAATCCCCTGGCTGGTGTCGCAAAAGGACGATTTTGCTGTAGCAGCCGGCGTCTGTTTATTGCTCACCGTTCCGTGGGCCTCATACAAATTTTTCAAAGCGTTATTCAAAGAGGGTGAAGAGTGAAAAAGAAAATTATCGCACTGGCTGTCGTTCTGTCGGCATTTGTAATGACCGGTTGTGACAACGTAGCGCCAGGTGAGCGCGGCATTTTGGTCAACAAGCTGGGGTCTGATAAAGGTGTAGGGGAAGTGGTTGGCGTAGGTCGCTACTGGACCGGCATGAACACCACGCTCTACACGTTCCCAACGTTCAAGCAGATGAAGACTTATGACGAGCCTTTCCTGTTCCAGATGAGCGACGGTACGACGATCGGCTACCACATCGGCATGAGCTATCTGGTTGAGCCGGATAAAGTCGCCACTATTTTCCAGACGTATCGCAAGGGCGTTGACGACATTACCGACACTGATATGCGTCAGAAGATCGCAGACTCGCTTAACCGTCTGGCATCTCGCATGACCACGGATAAGTTCATCGACGGCGGCAAGTCTGAAATGCTCGATGAAGCGCTTTCCGACATTAAAGAGCAGATGGCCCCCGTCGGTATTCAGGTTCTCAGTCTCTCCTATCAGGGTCGCCCAGAGTACCCGGCCAACGTCATTGCCAGCATTAACGCCAAAGTGACTGCCAACCAGACCACCCTTCAGCGTGAGCAGGAAGTTAAGCAGCGCGAAGCAGAAGCAAACATGGCTCGCGCACAAGCTGCGGGTGAAGCAGACGCCAAGCTGACGCTGGCGAAAGCTGAAGCGGACTCTATCACTATTCGTGGTAAGGCGCTGCGCGAAAACCCGGAGATCATGAATCTCGAAGCCATCAACAAATGGAACGGAACCCTGCCTCAGTACATGACGTCGGGCACTCAGACGCCGTTCATTGCCGTCAAGTAACTCACTTCAAATCAGGCGTCCATTGGACGCCTTTTCCAACTCCGTACAATAACAAATAAGCAAACAACTTGTTTAGAAAACAGGATTTACGAGTGGTACGCCTTTTAAAAATAAAATCAGCAAAAGAATCGTTTCTAGTGGACGCCAGAATGCGTGGTCGACTGGTGTATGTGCCTGGCGGCAATCTGAATGACAAAAGGTTTGTCAGCACACTGAGAAAGCAAAAGTCGTCACACGGGCCTCTTAACTTGATGAAAACGGGCCAGCTTTACTACAACGCTGGCGACAGGAAACCAGAGAACGGGCAAATGCTGGTGGACGTATGATTGATTGCAAAAACTGCGGTGAACAAATGGATGGCGACGGCTACAGTCGCGTCATTCATTGCCCAAACGCCAATGTTGAAAAATATGATTACCACGAACCGGACGCGGAGCCGGTTTTTTGTGACGAAGAGGTAGATGATGGCCAGAAATAAACAGAAGCCAAAAGTAGAAAAAGGTAAAAGCATATTCGGCAAGGACGTCGAGACTCATCCAGCATATGGATTGGTCCGTGTCGGTCGTGTCAGTACGTCAGGCGCTAACCTGTTCGATTCCGACATCGACCACCGAGAGTTCATTGAGTTAACGTTCCACTCAGCCGTCATCGAGCGCGACGGATACAGCAATCACATTTCCAGAGGCGAAGACCGCAAGCCTCTTCTGACAGTCCAATTAAGCGCCGCGCAATGGGCAGCGATGGTTTCCAGCTTCGGCATTGGCGACGGCGTTCCGTGTACGCTATCGACGATCCGCGACGGCAAGGTCGTTGCCCTGCCTGAAATTGATAAATCGGAAACCATGCACGAGCGCTTCAGTAATCAAATCGAGATGCGGGTTCGCAAGGACGTCGAGAAGATTTCGGCAATTGTCGATCAACTCGGTTCACTAATTGCCAGCGGAAAAATTGGCAAGCGTGATTTGCGCGACCTTTACGATTCACTCTCCAGTGCGGTCAACAACCTGCCAGGCAACATGGCATTCGGCACAGAGCTAACCCAAGAAGCGGTCGACAAAATCGTGGCGTCCGGGAAAGCGGAAGTCGAGGCGTACATTGCCGGCGCCGCGATGCGTCTGGGTCTTGAGCAAATGACCACATCCGGCCAAGAAATAGGGATCAACGAAAAGATTTTGCAGATGCTGGAGAGCAATGATGGCGAAAGCCGCTCACGCGAAGACGGTCATGTTTTGTATGAAACCGGTGACGCTGATGCGCCCGACTGCATAAAGGATCGCAATGGCGAGGTGGTATTGAGTCAGTGTCGTCTTTGTGGGAAAGGTGAAGTCCAGATTGACGGCAGCAAGTGTCAAGGCGCAAGGAGTAAGCCAAATGCGTAACAAGCACCCAGGCTGCTGCTACTGCTGCAAAAAGTGGGTAGCCCGTGGCGAAGGCCGCGTTGAGACATTTTGCGGCCGGAGTCGCGTTATCCACATCGAGTGTTCTCAGAATAAAAGTCAGGAAAGAGGCAGCGTTACGATTGCGCTAAAGCCATTTTTAAAGAGTGTATCGGTAGGGAATGTATGACTAAGCCTTTGCATGTTTTGTTTTGTGAGATGTACGAGCAAGAGATCGAGGCGACCAAGTTGCCTGAGCAGGTCTTGCTGCTTAAATATCTGAAGGAAGCCAAAGACGATCTGCCGGTTGAGACGGATGCTGATTGGTTCTTTTCCGCCTGGCGAAAAGTCGACGTCATTTACTCAAGATGTTTAGGCAGCAAGGACATGATTGTCTGGAACCTCTGTCACTTTGATGATGCCATTCATCGCGTGGCTGAAAAATTCCCTTGGCCGAAATCGGATGAGAAGCAATGAACAGCAGTAAGCACTTTGACAGCCAGATTCACGAACTCGGTCACTTTGCGAATGATTGCAGCAATGACGATATCAAAAACGAGCCTATGTTCTTCAACTGCGACCTTGATTTCGCATGGGATAACGGCGGCAACATAACACGCAGCTTCATTAGCAATCTGCCTTATGACTGGCAAGACGAAGGCATCGTATTTGATTCTCGCGTTCACATGCTTATGCCAGGCTGGTATCCCGCTATACCAGGCTTCCACCATGACGACGTGCCGCGCCCGGACATTCCGGTGGGTCAGCACTTCATCACCGCTGGTCAACCGGACTACGACAATCCGCGCTACCTTTCCGAGCACATCCTCGGTTTGGTTAACGCAGACATCTGCCCTACCAACTTCGCCATTGGAAAGTGCGAGATGCCGCAGATCCCAGACGGCGAGTTAATTTACCGGCGCTGGCATAGTGAAGTGGAGCGACTGATAGAGAGTGGCGAAATGGAGCGTGTGGCCATCAGGGACAGGACTTTGACTGCATTCGACTGGCAGACTTTCCATTCAGGAGAAAAAGCCATACAGCATGGCTGGCGCTGGTTTGGGCGTGTGTCCCGCAATACGGACAGAGTGAAGAAGATAACCAACGAGATCCGCGTCAATGCGCAGGTCTATCTTGAGTTCCCCATGCAGGGTTGGTGACAGATGAAAAAAGTTAAAATTTCAAAAGTATGCCCGTGTGGACGTGGCCTTAGAAGTCATGTTGACCTGCTATGCGCTCACTGTCGCGGAAAGGATGGAAAGCGCAAGAAGGAGGAATATTACAAGCGACTTGATGCCTTCCGGGCCCAACTACAGATGGATATGTTCGGCTTTATTGTTGACGATTTGAGCGAGCATCGAACGTTTTTCGTCAATGTTAGAAAATAAGGCAACAGCTTTACGCCTGATGATTGGCAATACCCAGCAAATAAAGAGCCGCACATGTTGCGGCTTTTTGTCTTTGTTACTTGATGATATGTATTCACATAGATAACATATAAGAATAGAGCCTTTCCATATTTGCGGCGCAGCTTAGACGCCGTGGCCAAAACCATATAATTAGCAAACAAGTTGTTTACTACGTTAGAGAAAATCATGAAAGACGTAATCCCCGAAGAGTTCCTTGAGAAGGCAGTTGGTGCAGTGGAGAAGTCCAGATATTGGGAGCTCCTCGACTGCCCTATCGTATTAAGTCTGGCAGAGACGCAAGCCAGACTCGCGGGAGAGCGCATCCCTCACGCCATCAGGACTTCAGCCAGACGTATGCTTACGCGCGTTAAGGAAGCGGAGGCAAGACGTCTCCTGATGGGTGTAGCCAATGCGATGGACCCAGCTGAGAAAATGAAGGAGTTCGAAAATTACCGCGCGAGAATGGTCTGGCTGGTGGCCTCGGAACTTCTCGAAGCGGCCCGTATTGGTAGCGTTGCGCAGTACCGGAAGCAACGACAGGAGATAGCGACCCGCTCTAAAGCCGTCGCCAGCGCCTTGGCCATTTAAGCGCGAATTATGCCGAAACAAGTTGGGACTGAATGAAAACAATATTAGTGACCGTCGAAATCGACGTACCGGACCACGCCTCACGCAAAGATATTGCCGACTTCGTTGATGTCGAATACGGCCAAGTTGGCGGCATGAAGCTTGATAATCCGTGCCGTGGCGATGCGACAGAGATCGTGAGTGCAACGTGGGAACCGGCCGAGAAAGAGAGAGGTTGAAAATGGGTAAAGAAGACGAGTCATTCCGTGCGGCCTTTGATGTCTGGCAGGATAAAACGGATTGGGTGCAGAAAGATCGGCGCTTTGACGTGCTAAATCCCTGGGGTATGCATCGCGCCGACGTGCTGAAGGCATTTATCGAGCATTTGGAAGGTCGCATTACGGAGCTGGAGCTTGATTGTGCCGAGTATCTCAAGTTTAAAGAAGTGATGGAAATGGCCTCACAGCATCTTGCGAACGACGAGCCGTTAGACCTTGAATCTTTGTTCAGGGGCGAATTGGCGTCGGCCATGTTCTCGATGATGTTTGCCGGCGAGTTTAAGCGCAGCGGCGCGACCAATTACCTTGAACTTAGTTATGACGTTCCTGAGTTTGGTGGCGTGATTGTCACCATCCAGAAGCAGGACGGCAAGACGCCAGGCCAGCGAATTGGGGAGCTGGAAGAAAGAATCGCCGAGCTGGAGTCCCGCACCGTCACCGTGAAGATGCCAAAGCCACACGCCCACTTAATCTGGATTCAGGCAGGTCATGCGCCAGATGATTACTGGGATGATGTAGCGGTATCTCATAGCGAGAAAGACCGTTGCTGTGATGGCTCAGAGCGCTATCCGGTTTATGCACGCTGGGAAATTGAAGAGATGCTTACCGCCGCTGGCATCAAGATGGAGGTTGAATAGATGGCATTCATATCTCAACTGGGAACAATACCAAAGCGTAGCGGAAGAGTGCCAGGTTCTAAGTTCGTTTCGTTTAGAAAGACAAAA